CTGCCACCGCCGCTGACGATGTCCAGGATGTCGACTACCAGGAAGCCCCGCCCGCGCGTGGCGCTCGTCCGGCGTCGTCGCGCCCGGCACCGGCAGCACGCCCCGCCGCCCCGGCTCGCGCCGCCCCTCCGGCCCGCCGTGCGCCAGCCCGCGCACCCGCCCAGGAGACCATCGACCCGGATGATCTGCCGGACGCTGGCGCCGAAGGCGAAGCACCGTGGCAGGACGACGCCCCCGCCGATCCGCCGCAGCGCACCGCCCGACAAGCGCCAGCCCGCCGCACGCCGGCACCTGCGCCGGAACCGGCCGCAGCTCGCCCGGCCAACCCGGCAGCGCGCCGCGCCAACCTGCGCCGGGGCGGTTAAGCAATGCGCCCCGCGATTCTGTCCGGGGCGATGGCAATCCCGCTGGAGCATGTCGATGTGCCCAGCATGACCAAGACCCTCACGGCGAAGCACATGCCGCTGGGGGCCGAGGTCGCAACCTTGGTTCAGGCGTACCAGATCGCCGAGGGCTACATCCGCGTGCCCCGGCAGTTTGGCCTGGACTATTGCCACCGCAAGAACATCCCTTTCGAGAACCACACCTCCGGTGGCTATGAGGTGGCGTTCCCGCGCATCGCCACGCCGCGAGACTATCAGGTCGCGCCGCTGGCCGAGATCGTGGAGAACTTCGACAACTTCTTCGACTTCATCTTCCGCGCCCACACCGGCTGGGGCAAGACCGCTGGTGCCCTCATTGTCGCCGGCCAGCTCGGCACAACCACGCTGGTGATCGTCGACCAGGACAACCTGAAAGAGCAATGGCTGGAAGCGCTCGACAAGCATTGCGGCATGACCCTGGCTAACGGCCATGTCGGCTTGGTGCAGGGCGACCGCTGTGACTACGAAGACAAGAGCGTGGTCATCGCCATGGTGCAGACGCTATCGCAGCGCCAGTACGAACAGGCCTTCTACGACTACTTCGGCTTCGTGATCTTCGACGAGGTTCATACGGTCGGCGCACCCACGTTTTCCGTGGTATTACTGGACTTCCCGGCGATGTACCGCCTCGGTGTATCCGCTACCCCCAAGCGCAAGGACGCGCTGCAAAAACTGCTGGATTACAGCCTTGGCAAAGTGCGGGTTGCCGCAGACAAGGAGCACGAATGGTCGGCCGTGTACGTGCGCACCCGCGAGACGGTCTACTCGTGGTACGGCAATGTCTCCAAGATGGTCGGTCGCATTGTCAACGAAGTGACCGAAGACCCGATCCATAATCTCGGCGTCGCCCAGGATGCCTTAGACCTGTACGAGACCGGTCGAGATGGGTTAATATTGTCGGACCGCATCGAGCAGTTGAAGCACCTGATTTCCTTGCTGTACTACCTCGGCGCAGACCCCGAACAGCTCGGCCTGTATGCGGGCTACAGTTTGAACTACCGCTATGCGAAAGACGCCAAACCGGCGCGCCGCCCGAACGACTTGGCTATCCATGACGAGACCGGGAAGGCTGAGTACACCCCTGTTAAATTGCAATTGATTTCAAAGCGGATGCCGACGAAAGAACTAGCGCGAATCAAGATCAGCGCCGGCATGCTCTTCGGCACCTATGGGAAGTGCGGCAAAGGCTTCGATGAACCCCGACTCCTGTTCGGCATCGACGCTTCGCCGCGCAGTGAAGTTGAACAAATTCATGGTCGTATTCTGCGAGACCGCACCGGCAAGATGCCGATCTGGGTGACGACCCGCTTTGTGAACAGCTACCGCTTGCTGCATGGTTTTGCCCAGCGCATCGCCGGCTACCTGAAGAGCAACGGGCGTATCTACGAATGGACCGAAGATGGAGAATTACTGGAATGCCACGAGAACGAGGTGATAGCCGACGCCCGCGCGCGCAGTCGCGAGCTGAGGGAGTGCCAGATCGAAACACGATCAGACGGGCTGTATATGCTTCAGACGAAGGCCAGCGCGAGACGCAGCGAGAGGCAGCGCGTGCTAGAAGCCGTCGAGAAAATCCACTCCCGCAATCGCGGTTGAGCCATGGCGTACTCGCGCGCGGAACTGAACGCGAGCTGGTAGCCCCTGGCCGGAGCCGAGCGCGTACCATGGAAAGCTATACAGTCCCGGAAGCCGCGCAGGCCCTGGGGCGGTCGCTTTCCAACTTCCGCCGATGGCTGGAGAACGAGATCATCCCGGCCCCGGTCCTGTCCGATACCGGGCGCTCGTACGCCTGCTATTGCGCCGGGGAGTTGGAGATCATCGCCGAAGAGCTGCGCGAGCATGAACGCAATTTCGTCAGCCTGTGCGCTTCGCACGTCGATACGATCTTGCGCATCAGCCAGCGCATCCACGGCTTCCGTGCTACCGAATTTGAACAAGGACACACGAGGACGAGATGAACGCACCCCGCCGCATGACCCCGCGCCCGACGACGCCGGCCGCCACCGCTGGACAGCCACCCCGCCGCGCCCAGCGCGTACCGCTCAGCACGCCCGCTGCCGCCCCTACCCAGGTAGTGAACGGCGAGCGTACGATCCGCACCGAGACCCGCCAGGGCCGCAACGTCGTCAGTGAGAGCAGTCGCACCCAGACGATCCCGCGCGAGTACCCTGCCGGCGCCCTCGGCGAAATCCGCGTGTCGCACGGTCGCACCATCAAGACCGGTGACTTTGAATCTGTGCGCGTCGATGTCTCGGTGACGCTGCCGTGCGACCCGAACGCCGTGCAAGAGACTATCGCTGAAGCGCACGATCATGTTGTCGATGCCTTCATCGCAGAAGAAGAGTACCTGATAGGGTACGCCAACCCCACCCCGGCACGCCGGGGAAGCCGTCGAGGATAAGAACCAATGAACGCACCTGCACGTAAAACCCGAGGGCGCCCGCCCGGCTCTGGCAAGAAAGGCGCCGCTGCCGCTACTACCACCGACGCTGCCGCCAGCGGCACAACCGAGATCGCGCAACTGCAAGCCGCCATGCAGAAGCGCTACGGTGCCTCCATCGTCACGCGCGGCTCCGACATCCCGCAGCCGTGGCGTATCCCGCTCAACATCTTCTCGTTCGACCTCGCCACCCTGGGCGGCATCTTCCACAACCGCGTCAACCAGTTCAGCGGCGTGAAGCATTCCGGCAAGACCACCGCCGCGCTGAAGGCGATCAAGGGCGCGCAGCAGTCCATGCCCGACCAGCAAGTGGCCATGGCTGACATAGAGGGCACCTTCGACGAGACCTGGGCCGGCAAGAACGGCGTCAACACGGCCGAACTCCTGGTGACCCAGCCCGAGACCGGTGAGCAAGCGGTCGACATCTGCGAGGCCCTGGTCCGTACGCGCGAGATCAGCCTTGTCGTGGTCGACTCGATTGCAGCCCTGACCCCGACCCAGTTCATCGAGAACTCGGCGGAAGACCCGACCCAGCCCGGCACGCAGGCGCGCCTGATGTCGAAGTTCATGCTGAAGATCAGTTCGGCCCTGATCGCCGAGCGCCGCCGTGGGCACTACGTCTCCCTCCTGGTCATCAACAACCTGACCAGCAAGATAGGCGGCTGGGCACCACCCGGCCAGGAAGCGGTACAGAACGCGGGCGGCAAGAAGCTGGGCTACACCAACTCGCTCGAAGTGAAGTTCAAGAACAAGGAGAACACTTCCAAGGTGGACGGCATGGAGCTGCTTTCGTTCAACGAGCACAGCTTCAAGATCGAGAAGAACAAGTGCAACGGCGGCCTGCGCGATGGCGAGTATCAGATGCTGCGCCAGGACTCCGACATCTACCCGTTGTACGAGACCGACATTGACGACGCCCCCGCCATGCTCGCGCACGCCAAGCGCCGAGGCTTCTATACCGGTGGCGGCAAGTCGTGGAAGCTGTCGATCCCCGAATTCGAGTACACCTTCCAGAACGCCGACGAAGCGATCATGTACCTGTACGAGAACCGCGAAATCTATTGGAAGCTCCGCTGCTACCTCATCGCCGACCACGCTGCGCGCCTGGGCATGAAGCAGGACTTCGTCGATTACATCATGTCGGGAGCCTACTGAAGTGAAATTGATTGCAACAGACTTGATCATCGCTGGCACCGGTCACCGGCCTCAGAAGCTGGGTGGGTTCACCCGCGCCGTCGAGGACCGCCTGTTCAATCTTGCTATGCACCACCTGGGCAATCTCGCGCCTACAACCGTTATTACGGGGATGGCCCTTGGCTGGGATACGGCTATCGCCGAAGCGGCGTACTGCCTCGACATTCCCTACCGCGCCTACATTCCCTTTGTCGGCCAGGAGTCGCGCTGGTCTGCCCCCGCGCAGAAGCTGTACCATAACATCCTGAAATATGCCGCAGAGGTAGTCGAGGTAGAGGAACCCGGCTACGCCGCCTGGAAGATGCTCAGCCGCGACCGACGTATGGTTGACGACAGCCATAAGATGCTGGCGCTCTGGGATGGCTCCGAGAGCAGCGGCACCGGCAAGACAGTAGAATACGCCCTATCAAGAAACAAGGAAGTAATCAATCTCTGGAGTGAATATGCCTGAACACAAACAGCAGGTTACCCCGGTCAAGGCCAGCTATACCTGCGACAAATGCGGTCTGGGCGAGATGCGACACAACCCGCCCAAGGTCAGCGTATGGCCGTGCGAGCCGGGTGCGCCGCACAAGTGCACCAACCCGGATTGCAATCAATTGCAAGACCTGCCAACCGTCTACCCGCACATCCGCTATGAGTGACAGTTCAAACCCGATGCTCCGGCGCCTGGAGCGAACCAAGAACCTGAGCGGGTCGCATCGCCGCGCCCCGAAGCAGGAACGCGAACTCGCCAAGTCGCTTCGTGGTTCCCTCACCCCGGCCAGCGGCGCGCGCGATACCAAGGGCGACGTGCGCATCAAGGGCATCGCCAGGATCGAGGCCAAGACCACCAAGAACAAGAGCTATTCGCTGACCGTCGAGACCGTGCACAAGATTGAGGAAGCCGCCACTAAGTCGGCCGAGGTGCCGGTCATCGTGATCGAGTTCAATGACGGCCAGGGCAAGAAGCTGCACGAGTTGGCGGTCATGCCGATGTACGCCCTGCAAACCTTAATCGACAACCAGAAATGAACGTACGCCGCAACCCACGCACCCCGGTGGTACGCAAGCTCGCCGCCGCCGTCCAGACCACGGCGCTGCCGCAAATTGCGATCAAAATTCCACGTAACGCCAAGGTTGAATGCCCGACAGACGAGCACCTGATCGGCGACATCCTGAAGGCAACTCCGCGCCTGCGCCGGCCGCCGCGCCGTGATGGCTACATGCACGTCTCCGACCTGATCGGTAAGGGCAAGTGCTCGCGCAAGATCGCCATTGCCGCCAAGTACGGCACCCCGGTGCGGCCGAGCCGGCTGTCGATCTTCGACCGCGTCGTCTACGCCATCGGCGACGCCATCCATGACACCATCAAGAAGATCGCCACCGAGGGCGCGCCTGATCGTGTCTGGGGTAAATGGAAATGCCAGTGCGGCCACCTCTACCACGAAGAGCCGTGCTTGCAATCCGAGATCGACCCAGAGGACATCTGCGAGCTGTGCCACACCGGTTCGGTGTACTACCAGGAAGTCTCCATCTTCAATGATGAATACAACATCGTGGGCAACCCCGACTTGTTGCTATACCTTTCCGAAGTCGACGCATTCCATGTGACTGAATTGAAATCAATTGCACATGAGGCCTGGGCCGAGTTGGTCCGCCCCTTACCCGAGCACGTCTTGCAAGTCATCTTCTATTGGTTCCTGATGGCAATGGCCGGCTACCGCCTGACCGACCGCATCTCGGTCGTGTATATCACCAAGGGCTACCAGTTCAAGGGCGACGCCCATAAGGAATTCATGCTCGACCCGACCAAGGAGCTGCACCGCCTCTTGCCGTACCTGGAAGACGCGCGCGCCGCCAAGCTCTCGGCCACTGAGGAACGCTACCCGGCCCGCAAGCTGTGCAGCAATGAGTTCTCGACCCTCGCCAAGAAGTGCGAAGTCTGCACAACCTGTTTCGCTCTCCCAGGATAAGCATGCGTGTTCTCCGCACCCCGCCGGCCCCGCGCCGGCCCGCCCGCATCATCCGCGCCGCGCCAGTCGCCCAGGTCCGCGTGCTCGGTATTGATGCAAGTCTAAGTTCGACCGGCTACGCCTACCGCTACCGTGGCGCCGTAGTCACAGGCTCGATCCCTACTAAGAAGATGTCGGGAATGGCGCGCCTGGAGCATGTCCGTTCTATGCTGGAGCAGATTGCCGACCGTTGCCAACCAACCTTTATTGTTTTGGAGGACTACGCCAAGGGTAAAGGCGGCCTGGGGCGCACGTTCGACATCGGCGAACTAGGCGGCATCATCAAACATTATTTCTTCCTGCGCGGAATTGATGTTATGCTTGTCTCACCGACGACGTTGAAGATGGCAATCACAGGGCGTGGCAATGCCGACGCCGCCCAGGCCGTCGCGGGCAGGAAGACCAAAGTAAAAGACAAAACCAAACCGGAGATGCGCGCCGCGCTGCGGAACACGTTCGGCATCGTCACCGACCAGGGCGACGAAGCGGACGCCGCTGGCCTCATGCTACTTGGCGAGATACGCCAGAGCGCCGGCACCGTTCCGCGCTCGGTTCAGTCCAAGCTGCGGCTTCACTCTTTACGCGATTGCGTTATTATTCAGTCGTCGCAACGAACTTTGAAATTGATTGCAGCGAGATAGATTCAACTGAGTTGCAGCAAAACGAGAAATTCAAGTAATATGCAGTCCTCGGCTAACGAATCACCTGGAACAACTTTTTAAACCTCTACTTGGGATACCACCATGGCAACCGCAAACAAAGCAGCCCCGAAAGCAGCAGCAAAGACCACCGCAACCAAGCCGGCCGCAAAAGCTGCACCGGCAGCAAAAACAGCTCCGGCAGCTAAAGCCGCCCCAGCCGCTAAGCCCGCAGCAAAAGCTGCTCCGGCCCCGGCAGCAAAGCCGGCCGCGAAGCCCGCCGCGAAAGCCGCACCGAAAGCCGCCGCCGAGCCGGCCGTGCCCGATACCCTGGACGTTGGCGTCGTCGTCCTCTTCAACGGCTACGATGCCGAGACCCCGGAGGCCGAGCGCCTGATCCCGGACGGCCACCGCGCCGAAATCCTCGAAGTGGTCCCGGACGAGAACCCGGAAAACACCAGCTACGTCATCCGCGTGCCGAACCCCGACTTCAACCCGGGAGTGGCCGAAGACGACGCCACCAACCCGGCCGAAATCGAAACCTCGGCATTCGGCTTCGAGCTGACCATCGACGGAGACCAGACCCCGGTCAACGCCGGCGCCGCCCCGGTCGAGACCCCGGCCGCTGAGCCGGTCAAGAACGGCCGCAAGAAAGTCGCCGCTGCCAAGACCACCGCAGTCGAGACGCAGGAACAGCCGGCCAGCGATGAACTGCCGGAACTGGCGCAGGAAGACGAAAACGTCCTCGCCCTCGTCGCCGAAGCCGAGCAAGTCGAAGGCGGTCTGGTCGGTATCGCCCAGGGCCTGGAACTGGACATCGAAACCAAGAACTTCCAGCTCGGCGGCGTCCTGTACCACATCAAGCGCGACGGCTCCTACAAGGAACTGGACGAGCGCTATGCGGAAGCCAAGGGCTTCGATGCCTTCGTCGCTGACCACTTCGGCTTCTCGTACCGCAAGGCGATGAACCTGATCGACATCTACGTCGCCTTCAACCAGCTCGGCATCGAAGACGCCGGCAACGTGGTCGCCGAGATCGGCTGGACCAAGGCCTCGAAGCTCGCCGTTGCGATGGACGACGAGAACGCCCTGGAACTGATCGAACTGGCCCGCAACAACACCGTCGAAGGCCTGACCGATGCGATCAAGTCGGCCAGCGTCGAAGTCGGCGGCACGCCGGGCGAGAAGAAAACCCGCGTCACCATGAAGTTCCGCTTCTGGGAAGACGAAGGCAAGGCCCTGGAAGACACCATCAAGGAAGTCCAGGAAGCCCAGGGCCTCAAGACCCCGGACGAAGCGTTCGCCTTCATCGTGACCGAGTTCAAGATGGCCCAGGGCGGCGAAGCCCCGGTCACCGAAGCCCCGGCCCAGGTCGCCCCGGCAACCCGCGCTGGCGCCGCCCGCCCGGCAGCGAAAGCAGCAGCGAAGCCGGCAGCGCGTCCGGCACGTCAAGCCGCGACCGCCGCCGCCTAATCGGCCAGTAGTGCAGTAACCAGGATGGGGGCGCTCTTCGCGGGGCGCTCCCATTTTTTACGTCTAGGAGATTTCCACATGGCAACCAGTGCCCGTACCCCACATACCACGCGCGCCCCGGCGCGCTCTGCAATCAATCGCAACGCTGCTGCCGCTGCGGTCGCATCGACCGTGACCCCGCCAGACTGGGCGCGCCGTCGCCTTGAAATCCAGTATCTCGCCATCGACGACATCGTGCCGTACGAATGGAACCCGCGCGACAATGCCGAAGCGGTCGCCGCCGTCGCCAACTCGATCCGCCTGACCGAAGGCTTTGGTATGCCTATCGTCGTGGACGCCGATAACGTCATCATCGCCGGCCATACCCGCGTCGAGGCCGCGAAAGTCCTGGGCCTCCTGGAAGTCCCGGTGGTCCGCCTTGACCACCTCAGCCCCGAAGCCGTCGCCGCCTTCCGTATCGTCGACAACAAGGTGGCCGAGCAAGCCCGGTGGGACTTCGACATGCTCGCGTCCGAACTCGGCAAGCTGCGCGATAGCGGCATCGAGTTCACCGATTACGGCTTCAGCCAAGGCGAGCTGGATTGCATGTCGCAGATCGTTGCCGAAGATTGCCTGTCCGTTACCCAGTTGACCCCGGTCGCTGAGGAAGCCACCGCCGCCCACGTCGCCGCCCAGGGCACGCGCGCCCCGACCCGTACCCGCATTGTGGTCGGTGAGATGGTGCAATTCGTCGACGCCCCGGTCTACCGGAGCTGGATGAACGGTATCCGTGAGCTGTGCAACTTCGACGAGGCCGCGATCAACGCCGAACTGCGCCGCCGCCTCGGCATTCCAGGGTAACTCGATGTTCCGCCTATTCGCCCTCTCGGTGCTGCGCTTGCCCTACCTCTTCCTGCTGTGCCCGATTATCTTCGCGCTCCGCAGGATCGGTGCCATGTGCATCACCGTCGAGGCCTGGGCGCACCGCACGCATGACAAGGTCCAGTCCCACGCCATGCGCTTCATCGACCGCGCCCAAGCTGATCTCAAACTCCTGAAGGAAAAGAGCAATGCGCACCGTACGCCGTAACCCGCGAGCCGCCGCGCCCGCTGCAACCGGTATCCAGATGGTGGATACCTACAGCCTCACCCCGGACAAGACCAACCCCCGAAAGCCGGACCCGGCCCGCCTGGGCTTGCTGCGTCTCTCGATTGCAAAGCTAGGCTTCTTAATGCCGGTATTTGCGGCGAAGTCGACCGGACTTCTGCTGTCAGGTCACCAGCGTCAGACCGTCTCGAAGGAATTGGAATTGCCGCAAATTCCGGTGATGTACGTGGACATCAAGGACGATGACATTGCCGGCGTCAACATCCTGTTCAACCGCACCACCAACGACTTCGGCGCGTTCGACACTGGCTCGGATGCCAAGAACAAACTCGACATCGAAGCGGTGATCGCAGCGGCTGAGGAATTGCCGGATGCGGACCCGGACAATCCTTTTGCAATCAATTGCAAGATGGAGACGATTGCACCGATCCTGGCCGCGAACAGCGATGCCTTCAACGACAAGGCCGCCAGCCAAGCCCAGGCGATCCTGCGGATGGGTATCAAGATTCCGGCCGTGGTCTCGAAGTCAGGCGTGATCGTCAACGGCGTCCACCGTTTGTTCGGCGCAGCCGGCGCCGGCATGACCGAGTGGCCTATCGTCCGCGTGCCGGATCAGATCGCCAGCGTCGCGACCAACTTCCTGAACTACCTGTCGATGGACTTCCACGTCGACGACGACTTCAAGGCGCTGATTCGTCACTCGGCCTACCGCCGCCCGCAGAACAACCGGGGATCGCTCGGTAAGTCGTATCGGTTCTGGGCGAATGGTGAGCGCACCCTGATGGACCGTGACAGCTACGGCCCCGAGTTCTTCGCCAAGTTCCGTGACATCCACGGCCAGACCATGCTCGACTTCGGCGGCGGCCTGTGCCAGTCGGCTCCGTACCTGCGTGAGAAGGGCTTCGACGCCTACGACTTCGAGCCATTCCGCATCGACCCGGATAGCGGCGTGGGCGTGCCATCGCCGGACTACTCCAAGCGCAAGGCCAGCGAGTTTTTGCAATCAATTGCAAGCCCGAAGCTGAAGTTTGATTCGATCTTCCTGTCCTCGGTCCTCAACAGCGTGCCGTTCGCGGAAGACCGCCTCGTCGTCCTCGCCATCGTCCACGCGCTGTGCGGCCGGAACACCACGGTGTATGGCACCTGCCGCGACATCTCCGACTTCAACTACGAATACGGTGGCATCCGCAAGGCCAACTACTTCACCTTCGATACGGAACCGGGCGTGCGCGTGGGCGACGTGATGCGCAACCCGAAGATTCAGAAGTTCCACACCAAGGAAGAGGCCAAGGAGATGTTCCACCGTTTCTGGAAAGAAATTGATTTCTGGGACGGCGGGAATGTATTCTACTGGCGCCTGCGCGCACCGATGGGATTCCGCCCTGACGTGGTAAGCAAGGCGCTGGAGCTGGAGTTCGACTTGCCGTACGCCGATGGCACCACGATGGGGCTGGTGGCGGAAGCCAAGAAGGCATTCGGCCGGCGCCTGGGCGTGACCTTGAAATAGGAGATGCAATGCCTGAGATGAACCCGTACAAAGAAGGCTACGACGCCTTCAAAGCTGGCAAGAAGCGTAACGACAACCCGCACCACATGGCGTCGAGTGCGCATGATGCGTGGCATGACGGCTACGACGACGCCGAACAGGAGGCAGCGGAAAGCAACACTAACTGAAATTGTGTCCACCAATTGTGGACGAGCAACGTTTCCTTGCGGTATTCTGTGGCCTGTCAATCCCCCATCGAATACTGCAAGGAGACTTCCATGCAAGACCAGCAAAATCAGCAGGCCGGCGCTACCGTAGTCCTCGCTGAAGGCGACCGCATTATCTCTGGCAATATCACCGCCAGCCAGATAGCGGCCCTATCCCTCCCTACCCTGCCCCCGATGTATCCCATCACTGGCGCACGTACCCTCTCCGAAGAGGAAGTCGCGCTGATGAACGAGATCAATCACATGGGAGATCAGGTGCACGCCCTCATCGAGAAAGTGCGCGGCCTGCACATGACCGACATCGCCCGCAGTCACGGCAACCTGGAAGACGGCAGCAAGATCAGGGAACTCGCCCGCCTCGTCGAGCAGGGCCAGCACTGGCGCATGCGCGCCGTCGACGATTTGCAAGCCGGCTTCATGAAGCTGAAGCGCGCCGTCGCGCGTCCGACCAATTTCTGATTGCAATCAATTTCAAATGCTAAAAATCTGCATATACACGGTTGACGGCACTGTAGAGGTTCGCGAAGTATGCGATGCCCAGCAGGTCATCGGTCTGCACATCATCGGCTACTTTCCGGTGCCAGGAGTTGTACCCGATACGCCTCAGAACCGTGAACTGATGCAAACCATTGATCGGCGCATCGCGTCGCGCAATCCACGTCTGAAAGCCTAAGATATGAACGCCCCTGTACACTTCCCGGCTAACCCGGACAAATTCGAGTTCGATGCTGAAGTCGCCAAGATTTTCCCGAACATGGCGAAGCGCTCGATCCCGAACTATGAGCAGTTCCACGAGCTGCACGCTGGCATCACCGCCCGCCTGTTCCCGAACGATGGCGCGCGCATGCTCGACGTTGGCGCATCCCATGGCGCGTTCTTCCAGCACCTGTTCCGCCAGTTCTGGCGTGGCAACGATGCAGTGCCGAAGTACGAGCTGACTGCCATCGACACCTCGCCGGCCATGTGCGCCACGCTGCGCACCTTCTTCCCGCAAGCAAAGGTGCTCGAAGGCGACATCACCGACGCCCGCGTCCAGGTCTTGCTGGCCGAAGCCGGCCCGTACGATGTCGTGAATGCCACCTACGTCATCCAGTTCATCCACCCCGATCTGCAAAAGCGCACCCTTCGCTTCCTGGCCAGCCTCGTGCGCGAGGGCGGTATCCTGATCCTGGGGCAGAAGGACAAGATCAGCACCTCGCCGCTGAGCGCCCTCGTGAACGAGCGCTATATCGACTGGCGCGTCGACAACGGCTATACCCGCAAGGAGATCGACGCCAAGACCCGCGCGCTCCAGAACGCCATGTGGCCGATGTACCACGATGTCCTGATGGAGACCCTGATGCACCTCTTCCGCGACGTGCAGCAGACCACCCGCACCTTCATGTTCAACACCCTGATCGCCTACAAGTAACATGCCGACCGACGACAATATCCAACCAGGGCCGCAGCGCATCCTGCGAGGCCGGCGCCGTGCGATGGGCGCGGGCAGCTCGACTCGCACCGAATCGCTGCGCACCAGTGCCGAGCCGGATGAGATCGACGATGTGATCGACCCGCATCAGGCCCATGATCGCATCGTGCGCGAGGTCCGTACCCGCCCGATCCCGACCAGCAACCCGCCGCAACTGCCGCCGCCGCAAGCCGCTGCGCGCCCGACCCAGCGCAATGCGCCACGCAACGAAGGCGACATCCGTGATCCGCGCGACCGCATGGAGCAGGTGGCGATGGCCGGCAGCGAAGCGTATTCGCGCGAGTACCGCCAGACCGTGATCGGCCGCATGCTGATGCGCGGCATCCCGCTGGATCAGATCGCCGTCGAGCTGGGTTGTTCGGTCTCGACCATCGAGAAGGACCGCGCCGCCTGGAAGCAGCGCTTGCGCGAGAGCGCCCGCCAACTGGACATCAACGAGATCATCGGCGGCCAGAGCGCGATGTACAGCGAGCTGTCCAGCATGGCGTTGCGCGTCGCCACCAACGGTGACACTCCGACCCCGATGCGCCTCGCCGCCATGCGCACCACCCTGGCCGCCGAGGCAGATCGTACCCGCTTCCTGAATACGGCCGGCGTCTTCGATGTCCTGCGCTACCGCAAGTCGGAAGACGGCACCGATGTGTCCGATGTCCAACTGCTGATGGGCCGCACCGACGAAATGATTCAACGCCTGTTGGTAGACGAAGCACCACCGGCCCGCCCGGCGCGCGTCAACCGCACCCCGCCCCGCCGCGCTGGCGGCTTCGCTCCGATGACGATGGACGACCGCGCCGCCAGCAGTGGCGATGCCGAGAACGTCGAGCTGTAAATTGAAATTGATTGCAACGACATGGAAACCTTAGAGAAGATCAAGAAGTGGGTCAACAAGAAGCTGACCCAGCGCCAGGAACGGTTCCTCGCCGAGGTGCGCGCCCAGGCCGATGAGCTGCAAAACAAGATGTTCGCCGATATGTACTATGCTTCGGTGGAGCAGCGCTTGCGCTACGGCGACGACACCCTGTTCCGCTTCATGAATGACCTGGAGCGCACCCCGGTCGACATCGAGACCTTCCTGGATTCGCCCGAGTTCCTGGGAGCGACCGACATCAGCATCTGGCCCGAGGTGCGCCAGACCCTGATCGACATCAACGGCAAGTGGTGGACCGGCATCGACCGCGAGCGCTCCGGCGCTGCCTACAACGGCGCTACCCTGATGGGCGCCACCGGTACTGCGAAGTCGACCATCTCCATGATCTCGACCATGTACCACTGCTACCTGTGCTCGTGCCTGAAGAACCCGCAAGCATGGTACGGCCTGCCGAAGAACACCTCCATCGTGTTCGCGATCATGGCAGCGAAACCGCACGTCATGAAGAAGGTTATCTACGTGCCGATGCGCAAGTACATTACGCAGATGCCGTACTTCCAGAAGCACATGATGCCGGACAAGCTGATCGAGTCCGAGATGTACTTCGTCGAGAAGAACATCCGCATCGTGCCGGCTGGCGGCGACGAAGACGCGATCCTGGGTGAAGCAATCATCGGCGGCATCGTCGATGAAATTAATTTCATGAACGTGGTCCTGCGCTCGAAGAAGGCCGAAGTGACCAGTGGCCGCGCCGGCATGTACGACCAAGCCGAGCAGGTGCACTCGACCATGACGCGACGTAAGCGTGGTCGTTTCACACGCCCCGGCCCGATGATCGGCATCGTGTTCGCTTCATCCTCCACCCGCTACAAGGGCGACTTCACCGACAAGCGCAAAGCCAAGGTGGACGATGGCACCCTGAAGTCCGAGTTCATCTACAACCGCCGTCAGTTCGACGTGGTGCCGCAAGAGCGCTTCAGCGGGGCCAAGTTCCGCTTCATGATCGCCAACGATGCCCAGCACGATAGCCGCGTCCTGCGCGACGACGAGACCAGCCCACCGGGCGCCTGGGTCATCGAAGTGCCACGCGAATACCTGGACGACTTCCTGACCAAGCCGTACGACGCCATGCGCGACGTGCTCGGCATCTCGAACAATGCGCTGTCGCCGTTCATCAAGACCCGCCACAAGGTCAGCGAGTGCGTGGAAGCCGGCGAAGCCTACGGCCTCGAATCGTTCCTGACCCGCGACCACGTCATCCTTGGCGAGCATGGCATGCCGCGCGTGAAGCAGGACCACTACTGCATGAATCCGTCGCGCCCGCGCTTCGTGCACATCGACTTGTCGCGCAACGGTGACCGCTGCGGTATCGCCATGGTGCGCTTCGAGGGCATGATCGAAGTGGCGCGCGGCGTCTCCGGCAAGAACGGCCAGCCGCTCCGCGAACTGCTGCCGGTCGGCGTGGTAGAGATGGCTTGCACCATCAGCCCCGATGCCAACAACGAGATCGACGTAGCCGAAGTGCGCGCCTTCGTGCGGCACCTGAAAGACAAGTATGGCTACCCGATCAAGGCCGTCACCTACGATAACGTGGACAGCCGCGAATCCATCCAGCAGTGGCGCAAGTCGGGCATGCGCGCCGGCCAGCTCTCGGTCGACCGTGGCAGCGCTCACTACAAGCAGTTCCGCGATGCCATGTATGACGTGCGCGTGTTGCTGCCGGATGACAGCCTGCTGATCACGGAAATCCTCGACCTCGAATACGACGAGGACAAGGACAAGGTCGACCACCCTGTCCATGGCACCAAGGACTGCGCCGACGCCGTGTGCGGCGCGTACTGCTCGATGCTTGAACGCAAGTCGACCTGGACCGCAGCCGCCAGCGATGACCAGCATTTCGTCGAGAACCAGCGCGCTGTCTTCGACGACCGTTTTGATGAACCCCGCCGTTAATAACTGAGAACAAGGATTTGACATGAACATCGAAGACCAATACCTGCAACTGGCGGAACGCATCCTGATCAGCGGGGAGGTGCGGCCGAACCGTACCTCGACTCCGGTCAAGGGCAGTTTCAGCGCGGTGCTCGAACACGACATGCGCCGTGGCTTCCCGCTGCTCACCACAAAATCCATCCGTTTCGAGAAGGTCATGGCCGAGCTGTGCGGATTCCTTGCCGGGGCCACCAGCTCTGCGGATTTCCGCGAATTTGGGACGAAAATCTGGGATGAAAACGCCAATGAGAACGAGGACTGGCTGAAGAATCCGCACCGCATCGGCACTGACCATCTCGGCCCGATCTATGGTCACCAGTGGCGCAAGCGCGACTCCATCAAGCTGATCCGCCACAGTGAGCCGAACTTCGCCGAGCGCATCGACGCTTACGTGGCGGTCGGCTACCATGTCGAAGGCTCGTACGTGGCCGACGAGAACTCGAAGCGTGGCGCAGGCGGCACCGTTGTGCTGTACAAGCAGATCGACCAGATGCAGGAACTGATCGACACCATCAGGCGCTCGCCGTTCGGTCGCCGGCATATCGTCGACGCCTGGAACCCGAGCGATCTGGCCGAGATGGCGTTGCCGCCATGCCACATGATGTTCCAGTGCTATGCACGCGGCGAGTTCCTGGACATGCAGATGTACCAGCGCAGCGCCGACCTGTTCCTGGGCGTGCCGTACAACATCGCCAGCTATGCGGCACTGCTCAGCGCGATCTGCATGGTCACCGGGCGCCGGCCGGGCCGCCTGATCCTGGTCCTCGGCGACGTGCACATCTACTCGAACCATGTGGCGCAGATGAAGACGCAGATCGACCGCCAGCCGCGCGCCCTGCCCGAACTGAAGATCAAGTTCGAGGACCACATCGACAAGCTGACCCCGGCGCACTTCATGGTGGAAGGCTACAAGCCATGCGGACCGCTGCCGGCGACGATGGCCAACAACTGAAATTGATTGCAACATGAACAGCCTGACGCGGGAACAGAAGGACCAGAACTTCGAGCAGTACCTTGCGGTTCTGGTCGATGACGATGAGTTCAACGACGATGAGATGGAGGCGATTGTCACTGACTTGCGCGCGCACCGCGAGCTGTTCCTATGCGAGGTAGCAGAGTTCTATCGGGGCGAGAAGCTGGTCGGCACCTTCCCGACCTACGGCCTGTTCTCGCGGGCCGCCCCGAGCTACCCCATAGAGGCCGACGACAGCATCGCCGAGCTGACCCTGGGCATGGACCGCATGGGAATCCAGATCAGCTACAACCTGTTCGACCGTCTGCAATCGTGGGCAGGTCGCGCGCGAAACTGATCGTGGGCACAGCGCCATGATAACTGTATAGGTGTTCAGTAAATTGTGTCCATGCCGCTGTTGCTCTGCCGCCTGATAGCTGGCATACTGACGCTGCTTTTGGACATCTGCTGAGTGGTTGTGGCTTCGGGGCCACAGTGCTGCCGCCTGCGGAACTTGTGCCCTGCCCTGGATTCAAGGTCAAGCTGATGTTTGACTGATGTCCTCGGCGGGGCATTTTTTTGATATGCGCATGCGCGCGCCTTCGCCATTAGCCGGACCCTTCCCAGAACTGTCGCACCGCGCCGCTCGTGTCGCCCTATCATGGATGCTCTTGCAATCAATTTCACCTCGAAAGGGAAAATCGTGTACTCCACCAAGACTCTTGGCTTTCGCCTCTCCACTGATGGTCTCAGCGCTGTCATTGCGGATGACGACCTGAGCGATGTCGGCGAACTGCGCGGTACTGTGCCGGAAAATGTACTCGCGCTGTCGGAAGAAATCCGCTCACGCTACAATGCCCCTCTGATCGTCCTCGGACGCCTGGAAGAATTCCGGGGCACTTCGCCGCTGTGGGCCACCATCTACGAGGGCGAGCACCAGAAGCACACCCTGGATGAGATCACCGACCTGACCCATTCGCTGCAATTCAAGGGGTAACACCATGGCACTGAACAAACGTGAAAAGAAAGCCTTCATCCGCGAGCTGATGGGCAACATGCAGAAGAGCCTGCTCGCCGAAGTCGAGCGCATGCCACCCGAGTGGGATGGCATCGAGCTGCGCCAGCTCATCGCCGACCGTGCCAACGCCGCCAACTACCTGAGCCACCACCTGCGCGGCCAGACCCTGCGCGGCAAGGCGTACAAGCGCGCGAAGATCGAGCGGAGGCTGTAATGACTGTCAAACACATGGCCGCGCCGTGCGGCTCCTGCCCCTTCACCCGCGCCTCGAAGCCGGGCGAACTCGGCGGCTCCCCAGTGGACATCTACATCGGCCAAGCCTACGGCCCGTTCGTGTTGCCGTGCCACTGTGCCTGCAACTTCGATGACCCGAACTGGAAGGACAAGTCGCTCGACACCCCGCAGTGCGCCGGGGCCGCGATCTTCCGTGCCAACATCGGGGTAGCACCGAACCTGCCGGATGCGATCCATGCCCTGCCGGCCGACCGCGAGCGCGTGTTCTCGAACGAAGAAGAATTAGTGGCGCACCATGTCGGCATTTCCTACGGGCGTGCCGCCGCCCTCCTTACCCAGACTCCACCTGCGACCCTGTTGCGCCGGGAACTGCGCAAATTCCAGGAAATGCAAGCTGAGAATCCGAACCCTAACCGTATCAAACCTGTCTGAAGGAACTACCATGGAAGTCACTGACACCCAAGCTGTTCAGCCCGAGCCGAAGCAAGCGTTCTTCGTCCTGCGCGCCACCCTGCAACAGACCTCGATCATCAACGGCGTCATCGAACTGAAGCTGCTGACGTTCGCGCGCCGCGTCGGCCCGAACGCTGACGATCCCGAGCCGATGAAGGCCGCCCTGACCAAGGAGCTGTCCACCAAGTACCCAGGATACGTGGTCTCCAACCTCTCGGCCGTCTCCGTGACCGAGAGCACCTACCACACCGCCCGCCTGATGCAAGGCGCGAAGCCCGCGATCACCCTGGCGCAGCACGTCACTATGGACGAAGCGCGCAACCTGCATGCTGAGTATAAGATCGTGCCATCGCCGCTGTCGCCGAACTTCTTCCGCGTCGTGGCGCCGGACGGCAGCGAGTCGGCGCTGTACAGCAAGGCAGAGTGCGAAGAGATCGTGCGCCTTGCCAAGGACGGCGCCCTGCTCGGCAGCTTTGGTACTGGCGCAGAAGGTAGTACACTGCCAGAGTAAGATGGTTGCAATCAATTGCAACGACTCGGAGACACCTGATATGAAAACCCTGATATTGACCGCGCACTCGATCACCGTACACGCCTCGGCGTTCGGCTGCATCCACGCCATCACCATGTTTCAGCCGGGCGTCGGCACCCAGGAAACCATCAACAACCTGGAGCGCGATGAAGTGTTCGACCGCGTTGAGCTGCGCGATGCTTTCGACGGCGGCAGTGCCTACGGCATCGACGAGCATGTGTCGGAGAAGTCGCACCGCTTTCTGCGCCGCTTCATCGGCGATCAGCGCAAGACGCACACGGTCACCCTGATCTTCGAGGTTCTGTAATGGCCGCGCCGCTGCCAGTACCCAAGCACGTTACCCGCCCGCTGGGCGCGCGCCAGATCACTGCCTCTCACCCTATCCTGGACTTCAGCGCCTGGATCGACCACCGAGGCAAGGAAGTGCTCGTGCTCAAGGGCCAAGTTGTGGAGGACATGGGTGAGCCGCCACGCAATTCTGTTTTCGGCCTTCGGCGCGTCGCCAACTTGCGCCTGATCGCCTTCCTGAAATGCTTCTACAAGATCGACCTCACACCTGGGAAGAAATGAACGAGCACAAACCCTACGCTGGCGTGCGCACCAAGCAAGCCGCCGACGTCCGTGTCGAGCGCACCGGCTCCAGCCTGCAATTGCGCGCAGTCGCCGCCGCCCTCTACGGCATCGCCGGCTGTGACGCCACTAACGAGCAACTGGAGAAGTCGCGCTTGGCGGTGGAATACTACCGCAAGGGCAAGCCGGTCTCGCTGATCCGCTTGCTGCTGCGCATCCCCTCGAAAGGCAAGATGGCGGACCGCCTGCCATGCGAACGCCAGCACGATGTGCCGGCTGAGGAACCGGAATACATATCGCTGGAGAAGATGTAGCCACACTGGGGCGCTTTGCAATCAATCGCAAGGCGCCCTGTTCGTTTAGAATGGAATCCTCTCAATGACACCTCGAAAGGGTTCCACATGAATACCACTGTCACCAAAGGCGCGGACGGCTGGCAAGCCCAGACTGACTTCGACCTCGACACCGTGCAGGGCAAGAAGCGTATCGTGCGCCTCTCTACCCACAAGTCGAACGGCAAGCTTCTGACCGCCGCCACCCTGTTCCACGTCAACCCAGACGGCCACATCAGCCGCGACCTGACCGGCGATTTCTATGCCGTGATGATGCGCTCGCCCACGCGCTGCACCCAGAAGTCGGTCGAGCACCAGCACAGCCTGTACACCTGCAAGGAAGCAGAGATCAAAGCGCTGGCCCTGGAGTTCTACGCTAAGAAGAAGGCGGCCTGATCATGTGGCGCGGATGCCCCACCTTTCTGGCCATTGCCTACGGCATTGGTCATATCCACGGCAAGACCACTGGCAACGACACCGAGATCACCATCCAGTGGACCGATGCTGACGGCAAGGAACAGATCAAGCCTGCGCGCACCCAGCTTGGCGCTAAGCGCATGCTGACCAAGATCGGCGCCGAGGTCGAAGAGGCCCTGATGAACCGCGTGTTCCACCTGGGCTTCGAGGTGAAGAAGGACGACGAATCGGACTACTACCGCTACAGCGCCCGCAACTGGGTGGAAGACAGCCCGGCAACGTTCGAGACGCCACTGGCCGCCGCCCGCGCATGCGTGGCGCAACACGGCCAAGACTGAAGCAGTATCATAGCTACTCCTACCAACCCACCACCTCGAAGGGGAACACATGAACACCACTGCTACCACCACCGCTGCTCGCCGCGTCGGCGCTACCTCCCGCACCACTGCCGCCACCTCCGGCAAGCCGGCCGCTGCGCCGCAAGACCTGGGCGATCTCGGCAAGAACCTGAACGCCACCATCGAAGGCAACGAGCTGATCATCCGCATCAACCTGGATGAGCGCCTGGGTGAGTCGTCCACCGGCAAGTCGATCACCGTGGCGACCACCTCCGGCAACCAGAAGGTGGGCGATACCGAAGTCGTGATCGGCATCAACGCCTACGTGAAGAAGAAGTAAGCGATGATCTGGGACTGGGGAATACTCATCTCCGGCGTCGCATGGCTGACCCTGTACATCTTCGCGCCAGCAGCAACGGCGCACGGTGTACCAGGGTACGCCCTGACGCTATGGCTCGCCGGCATGTTCCTTGCGATCCGCCTCGTGTACACCTTCGTCGGCCTCGACTGCATGGTGAACTTCTTCCCCGAGGGGAAGCGCTGGTGACATTTGCCGGTACAGTTGTTGTCGCTGGCGTTCTTCGCCTTCGTCGTGTTGCGCCATCCGTTTCATTGACTGGCCGGGGCCGCGCGCCCCTGTCATGCTATCCTATAGGCTCATAACGTTACCTTGAAAGGAACCCCACCGTGAGCGAAAACAAAGGCTTTCTGTTCGACGTGAAACTGAACGGTGCCGTGCGCATCAATGCCCCGAACGCCGAAGCTGCCGCGCAGTGGCTGAAGGACAACGTCGATTGCGTGCGTGCCCGGCTCGGCATCGAGAGCACCGGCCGTGAAGTCGACATGGAGATCAGCCTGGACGACACCACCAACGCCGTGACCCTCGCCATGGACGACGCCGAGACCCGCGTCAACTGCCTGGACGAGTTCACGCGGCACTACCTCATCGCCGCCCTGTTCTTCGAGCGCGACGAGGACTACGGTGAAGACGACGTGCAGCTCTCTGCCAACTACTACTTGACCGACATCTCCGAGAGCTTGATCGAAAGTGCCATGGCCGACTGTCGCCAGTTCCAGCGCGACCACGCCAAGCTGCTCGAAGCGGCGTATGCCTTCTACAACGAGAGCGGCAGGGCCAACCACCCCGATGCTGGCTCGCCCGAGGCCTGCGCCGGCCATGACTTCTGGCTGACCCGCAACCACCATGGCGTCGGCTTCTGGGATCGTGGTATGGGCCGCGTGGGCGATGCGCTCACCCAGGCATGCAATGGCTACCGCGAGATCGACCTGTACGCCCGCGAGGGTATGGTGTACGCCGACTGATGAGAACCCTTGTAACCCTCGTTAAACTCGCAGCGGTCGGCGCCCTGGTATTCATGCTGTTCCGCTGCGACACGCACCTGAAAGAGAAGTATGAGCCACCCCGATACCACGTTCCCCAATCCTGAATGGCCGCTCCTGCCGGACTACGAGACGCGCTTCTACGCCAACGTGGACAACCGCGTGGAGCGCCACTACCCGAACGGCCGTGTGAAGCACGTCCCGATCCAAGTGCCGACCGCGATGTTTACCTTCCTGAAGGATGTCCTGCACGTCGACCCGAGCGAAGAGGTGACGATGTACGTGGTCCAGGACGGCAAGTATTACATCTTCGGCCTCGCCTGGGGATCGGCAGACACCAACGTCGCCGACCTCTGGTTCTACAGCCCAGCCTCGCTGCCAGCGATCTTCAAATAGGACTGACCATGATCCATAGCCATATCCACAACAAGGAAGGTTCCTTCGTGCTGATCCACAAGCGCGACTTCAAGTTCGCCTGCATGGAGCGCATCGCGCGCGGCCAGGGATATACCACCTTCGGCACCGTGGTCCGCCACCTGTACGACGCGGATGACGGCCGCCCGCTGTATGAAATCATCTGGCGCACCGTAGTCGGAGGTGGATCGACTCGTGAGGTAGAAGACGCTGAACGCATCGAGCGGACGCACATATCAGTGGGTCAGGGCGGTTGAAATCAATTGCAAGCTGAGGGTAGCCGGGCGCCAGTGCTCGGCTATCATAGCTACTCCATCAACGTTACCTCGAAAGGAACGCCCATGCTGCACTACTACGAAAACGACCCGAACAGTGAACCGATCCTGCTCATCCACCTAGAGAGTGCGTAAGCTATAATACGGTCTTGCAATCAATTTCAACTACCTCGACTGGAGCAAAGCATGACTGCTGTAATCGTCGCCGCCGGCATCGCCAACCACCTGCGCGGCAAGCGTGAATTCTCCCGCATGTCCGACATCGCGAGCGCACACAAGACCGGCCTGGACTTCCTGCTTACCCACTTCATGCCGGGCGGCAAGCAGTACGGCCACGTCTGGCTGGATGAACTGAACTCGACCCCGTACGAGCTGATCTTTAACGTCGGCTACAACCTCATGAATACAGATCGCGAGATCGTGGATTCGGTGTCGCTCCGCGTGATCGCACGTCCGACTTTCGGCGGCTGGATCGACATCGAGATTCCAGGCAGCTCCCTGCCGGCCGGCACCTTCGACCGCACCCGCGTGCGCGACGCCTTCCACATTGCGCTGTGCACCCCGGTCGAATGGAACGGCTCGCTGCACAACTACAAGCGCATTCAGTGATAGCAAGGCTCCGCCGTGGGGTAGGGAAATGCAACTAACCAACCTGCGGGGCGCGCCCCGCATCGCCCTAGTACCCGCGCGCTGTCCGCTTCGCTCCCAGACTGCGCGGGTACAATGGCAACTCGGACCAACACCACCTAGAAAGGGGATACCGTGAGTCTCGGAAACGGCAACCTGTATTACATGGACGCGGACAAGTGCCGCGCCACCCTCGCACGCAGCGCCCTGCTCGAACGCGAGTACGCCAACCTGTACCAGATCATGTGCCAGGGCCTGGAGCGCTGGAATGGCAAGGACATCACTGCGCGCATCCGCAACGATCTGCACGGCAAGCTGCCACCAGGGATGAGCATCAACCTGACCGGCCGCACCCTGACCCTGTGGCGCCAGGGCGGCGACGTGGAACCCTCGTACGAGCATCGCTTCCGCGTCGAGCTGGAGCAGAACTCGGACACGCTGAAGTTCGACTACGCCGCCACCCTGGGGAGCCACGGCATGCAGCACTACGCCGGCAGTGCCGCGCGCCTGACCGAAGCCGCCTTGCTGGCCGAGGGCATCGACGCCAAGGTCGCGCGCTACAACGCTGCCCTCAAGGAGCTGAAGGAGTCCTACGACGCCCTGGGCTACTTCCGCCACGACATCATCGACCAGAAGAACCGCAGCACCTGGAGCGGACTGTGAGTAGGGCCAGCAGGGAAGCGCAGCGTGCGCGCGGGATCGAACCGAACTACACCAAGCGCGCCCGCAGCTACTACAACTGGGTGATCGCTGGCACCCGCATGATCGTGCACATGACCCGCTACGTCACTGACGACTTCGGCAACGCCGTGCGCTGTGACGACAGGCAGATCGAATGGAGCCAGCGGCAGGCGCACGACTGCTCCAGCTTCGCCCCTCCTGGCGCGGTACGATAGCATCTCTCCCATGTTACCTAGAAAGGAACGCCATGAACCTGTTTCAATCCAACCGCGTGCGCATCGCCGACGCCGTCCTCGCCGAGCTCGCCGTGAAGGAGCCAGCATGAACCGCATCCTGCGCAGTGACACCCGCGAACAGGTCGCGGTCGGCGATACCCTGGTCGTCGGTAACGGCTGGGAGTACAAGATCGAGCGCCTGCCGTACCGCCCCGGCTACGGATTGCTGGGCTACCGCAATGAAGAAGGGCAGTACCGTGAGATCGCCCTGGACAAGGTCGGCCTCGAATTCGAGCACCCGCACCGCGTCCACCTCAGCGAGTACGGTGGCAGCGTCCTGGTCTACGAAGGACTCACCGTGCAAGTGCAGTTCATGGATGACGATGACAGCACGCCGCCGTGGAAGCGCGGCGACGGCTACGGCATCATCTCCGACTACACCGACCGTGCCAAGCGCCCCGGCGAGCGTGTCCTGGTCGAAGAAGAACGTGGTTCGCGCAAGCGCTACTACGACTGGGCCGGCAGCATCCAGCGCGCCAAGGATGAAGGCTGGGACGCGCCGCCGTACCGGACTGGTACCAAGGGCCAGCAAGCCGTGCGCGCGGTCGAGTCCGACTTCGCCTACCTCCAGGGATGGTGCAAGGACGAGTGGCGCTTCGTCACGATCCGCGTCGAGTGTGAAGGCGAGGAAGACGATTGCGGCGGCTACGAGACCTACAAGGACTACCACGTCGAAGCGGCCTGGGAGATGATCGAGGCCATCGTGGAGAAGGTGAAGGAAAAGCAAGCGGCCGCCGCCGCAGCCGAGGCCGCTGCCGCGCAGGAACGCGCCGCACTGCAAGAAATCGCCAATAACCTGTGGGTGGAAATCAGCAGCTACTGCGGTGGAACAGCCGACCCGCAGGATAACCGTGAACGCTCGCGCGCCGATTTCAACCGCATCCTGGAGAAGGCCGGTTTGCAACCGATTGCAAAGTAATGCAGTGGGGCGCCGCGCGCGCCCTGTTGCGCTATCATGGCTTTTCTTCCAACCGCGCTACCTCGAAAGGAGCTGAACATGGCAACTGATTACATCCACGGCCTCGGTGTCTACATGCCCAAGATGCAGGGCCTGCACGTACAGGATGACTTCGGCAATCTGGTCTACCTGTCGCCCGGTCCTGGCGGCATCATGAACCAATGGGCCTGCTCCCTCGTGGAGTACGGCGGCGTCGGCATCGACTGGAGCAAGATGCCCTAAATACCTGGGGCGCCACGCGCGCCCTGTTCGACTACAATAGAACCTCTTCCACCCACGCTACCTAGAAAGGAGCACTGCAATGCTTACCGTAACTGTGCCGCAAGGCGAGGCAGTCCTGGTCACCCTGGCCGAGACCGATGGCCAATTCACCATCTCCTACGGCGCCCCGCACCTGGGCGTTGATACCCTGCTGATCCACGCCGACATGCCCGACAGCACCGGCCGTGAAGGCATCATCTACGAAGAGAAGTACAACCTGCCGAATCACGGCGACGACGTGGCCGAGTGGGTGTTCGACGAAGCCGACAACACCCACTCGCGTGTCGAGCATGTCGGCCCTAACATGAAGATTCTGCACAGTGAGACTAGCCCGCGCTTCGCCGGCAAGCCGTGGCCAGAGGACACCATCGTGCCAGTTCCCATGGTCGCTGCCGGCCAACTGACCCCGGAGGCCAAGCGCTTGCTGGAGCAGGCCATCGCAGGGCGTAGCCGCGCGCCGCTGGTCCTGGTCGCGGGCGATCAAACCGACTACCGCGCCATGGCCGAGGAACTGTGGGATATGCTGGATGAGGTTCGTAGCATTCTCCCGCGCGGCGACACCGAGCGGAACGTCTGCGAACTGCTCGACCGCCACGAAGCCACCCTGAAGGACAAGTGATCATGCCAGTCGTCGAACCCACCCGCGTCTTCACCAGGGAAGACCCCTGCACCAAGGTGCATATCTGGAACTGCTTCATCGGCCCGAAGGGGCTGGCGACGAGCGTGCCCGTAGTCACCTCGCGCAGCAAGATCGGCCTGAACACCCCGAAGTACCTGCTCCGCGAGGGCTACATCGACCGCTTCACCGAAGCCGGCGTGGAGTACTACATTGTCACGCCCAGCGGCGAAGAGTGGCTGCGCAAGGGCCTGAAACGGCACCTGGAACTGCACCCGGACGAGCGCGCCGAGGTCGTGCAAATCGCGCAATTGGAGGGATCGCCGAAGCCCGCGCGTGTCGTCCGCGCTACGCGCCGCGCCGCCACCTGAACGCCTGGATAATCCTATGCTGAGCAAGGCAGAATACGCCCGCGTGATGTTGCGCACTACCAAGTCCGGCGAATGCCTGATGTGGGAGGGCGCGACCAGGGAAGGATACCCTGTGTACAGCCCGCGCGCCGGAAGCTACGCAGGTACTACTGTGCAGCTTACCAGACTGATCCTGGAGCACAAGTTAGGTCGCGAACTGGCCCACGGTATGCAGGCATGCCATACCTGCGACAACCCGACTTGCTGCCGGCCATCGCATCTGTTTGAGGGTTCGCATCAGGCCAACATGGACGACATGAAGGCCAAGGGGCGTGCAAACAAGCGCGCAGGCAGTGCACATGGGATGGCTATCTTCACCGAAGTAACAGCGCGCGAAGCTCTGGATAAGTGGCAATCCGGGCAGTTTCGCAAAGTAGATTTGTGTCGAGAATACGGGGTAACAATGGGCGCCCTGGATGCGCTAATATCCAGTATAACTTGGAAGAATGTTTAAGCCTAAAGGCAATATACCCTGAAACCCCTGCCGACCTACCAAAACCTGCAAGAAATCGGCATGTTTGCAACCAATTGCAAAGGAACTGAAATGAACAATCGTACCGAAAACGGCCAAGTCCTGGCCGGCACCGAAGTCGTCGCCGCTGACGCTATCGCCCGCATGGCTGGCGTCGATCTGAAGTCCGTCTCGAAAGTCCTCCTGGCCATCGAAGCACTGCGCGTCGCCACCGGCCGCGAGACCCCGGAGCTGTGCAACGTCGACGCCGTACCTACCAGCGCCATGAGCTGCGCCCGCTTCGCGCGCTCGGTGGAATTCGTCGAGGGCGTCGTCCACGCCCTGCAAAAGAGCAAGCCGGGCCTGTCGCTGCTCGACCAGCTCGCGGTGCACCGCCGCTTCGGCAAGCAGCGCCGCAACGTGATCCGCAGCACCCACACGGCGCTGGGCGCGCCGCTGGCCCTCGTCGGCTGAAGTAGCACCGCAGCACAGTGGGGCGCCGCGCACGCCCCTGTCGTCGTACCATGAGCATTCCTTAACGCTACCTCGAATGGAGCACTGATGATCTACCGCGATTTCGTCTGGACCTACCCCACCACTGAGCCGAACGGACGCCCTGGCTTCCGCCCGCGCCACATGCTGAACTTCGACCCGAGCTATGAAGCGTTCGCGGCCGTGCATGACATCCTCGAACACATCTCCGACCGTGACGAAAGCGTCGAAGCCGAGTTCCTGGCGTTCGGCAGTATGCTCTACTGGCGCGCCGAGACAGATTACTGGGGCATGATCTCCGCGCGCACGTCGTACCCCGGCGACGTTATGTGGAACGACGTGTTCCGCTTCGTGCTCGACTCCGAAGGAGATGGCGGCATCGCCGACCCAGGCCGCACCCACCGCCTGAACGACGAGCTGGAGGACATCATCACCGACATCCGCGCCAACACCATCCGTGAGGCCCACGACTACACTGTAGACAACATGACCTACTTCACGCGCAACCTCGACCGGGCCATCGGCTGGATGCGCAAGGGCTACCGCAAGAACGTGCGGCGCTGGGGCAAGCTCGACCTGATCGAACGCCTGGACTTCTTCTACTCGATGGAGCTGGCCATCGGTCCCATGCTCAACCGCGAGCCGGAGTACACCGAAATGCTGCGGGTTGAAATTGATCGCAAGGAGCTGAAGTTCCGCATCTACATCACCGACGACCCCGACGCCGTGGCCGCCATGCGCACCCACTGATCACCCCGCCCGGCATCGTGACCGGGCTTTCTTTTTTTCACCGTAAATTGCGCTAAAGCAAGCCTGAATGGATGAGCGGCGTAACATCCGGCAACAAATGTGGTACAATCGGGGCATATAACGAAATTGTGGTAAATAAATACCACACACATAACGCGCAGTGCCCCGATTCTGCGCGATTCCAACCGAGAGATGTAGTTCGATACAGGGAGCGCCGCTGAAACCGGCGTAAAATTGTCCTGTAACCACCGTCACTTACAAGGAGCCAAAAGCATGAGCACCAACCACAACACTGTAGAGCTACCCCTGACCCTGGCTGACATCGCGCGCGTGCAGCGCTGGTATCGCAGCTACGCCCTCAAGAATGCCACCATCGACGCGCATGACGTGGTCCTGAACGCGCACCTGGACACCGTGCGTGTCGCCATGGAAGACCGTCTCGTGGTCCGCGCCGATGCCATCCGTCACCGCAGCGACAGCGTGCGCTTCCAGCACACCGGAGCTGAGCGCCGTTCGCGCCTGACCGTGCCCGGCATCGCCCATAGCGTGCGCCCGCAGCGCATCATCCGACCAGCGCTTGCCGTTACCCACTGAGTTGCAATCAATTGCAACTGAAGGGGTAGACTATGCTTTTAGGGGCCTCGCGCCCCTGCATAGGGGATTGGAATGCCACGCATCAAACGCACAAGTTACCTGGAGTTCTGGCCAAAGCCGGCCGAACCCGCGCCGCCAGAGCCGGCCGCTGAGCCGTCGATAGCAATCCTGGTCGACTCGCTGAGCCAGCTTGAGACGCAACCGCTGACCGCCGAGGACATGGAGAGGTGGGCGCGCCAGTTCGGCGGCATCACTGGCCTCGTGACCGGCCGCATGTCGTCGGGCCGCAGGAACCAAGAGCAGCCTGAGATTCAGCGCATTCCGATCAACGAGCTGCGCGGCGCGATTGCGGCCAACCCGCGTGCGGACGATCCCATGTTTCGCGCCATGCGGCACGGCCTGCTCTACGGTGTCTTGCCCCCGCTGCGCGTTAGCCTAGAACGGGATCAAGCCCGCGAGGCCGACGACATCCGTGCACGGATCAACGGCCAGATGCGACGGTATGTGGAGATGGACCTGGAAGCCGCCGACCTGCGCTGGCTTGGCAACCTGCACGATACCGCAATGTACGAAGCTGTACTGCTAGAAGATGCGCCTGTACCGACGCAAGAAGCTGAACCCGAACAGCCGCGCACTGACCCGAAGCAGAGGCGCTATAACTATTACGAAGAGCGCCAACGGCACGGACGTGCACCGCCGCAGCCCTCATCGCTCTTGTCCAAACTGACGAGGCGTATCAATGGTTGATCGCAATATCCCGGCGCACAAGCTGGACCTCTGGCTGCACTCAGCCACCTCCCCTGCACAGCGTAAGGCACGCATGCGCTGGATTATTGCGTACTGCCACGGCGCGTCGTACCAGACCATGACTGCGATGGCGGCCTGCCCCACCACCCCGGCCGTGGCCGAAGAACAGATCACCACCAACTTTGACCGAAGGAGACTGCATGGAACCCACTGAACGCATCTACATACACGCTGTCCGACTCCAGGCTGTAGCAGAGCCGGCCCGCGCCCACAACCCACGCAAGCCTGGACATGCCCGCATCCAGAAGAAGTGGAACAAACGCTTCGGCTACAAGAAGGTGCAGCGCGTCGCCCAGCCCGCAGACGGCAGCAGCCCGATCATGACCATGAGCATGAGCCGGCGCACGCTGCAAAAGCTGGAGACCGCCGCGCGCATCGCTAACGCGCCGACCCCCGAGCAGGCCCACGCCGCCTGGGAAGACGGGCTGGTCAAGCTGTGCGACGAGATGATCGAGCAGACTGACCACCACGGCCACGACAACTGTGAGTTCCGCTGCGCGGATCAGACCGAGGTGGATTACATCAAGTACTACATGGGCGAACGCCGGCCAAAACTGCGCTTGTGGTTTCTGGTCAACGGTCAGCCGGTATAGCTGTAGGCCCCGGCCCGCGCTGGGGCGCTATAGTTGCAATCAATTTCAACCGTACCTCGAAAGGACGACAACATGACCACCGTGGCCAACATCGACAGCTTCATCGGCACCCTGGAAGCGCGCGAAGAAGTCGCCGGCATCACCGCCCGCGACCTGAAGGACCAGATCAGCTACTTGCGTGACAAGAAGCATGCGCACCTCGCCGCCGCTCTGGAGCGCGCCGCCTTCCACAACGACCGCGAGCTGGAGTTGATCCAAGCGATCCTGGCTGACGCCCGCAAGCTGCTCCGCGACTGATCCGTACCCGTCCCGCGTGAGGCCCTATCATGGGGCTTCACCAACTCGTACCTAGAAAGGACGCCTGCCATGCCCTACTTCCAGCTCCTGAATTGCTTCATCAACGCCGTGGCCTACGCCTACCACGCAGCGCACGGCCGCCCACTGGTCGATGAAGACCTCTCGATGGCATTCGACGCTGCGGACGTAGCGGCGCGCGGCAACCCTGGCGCGTCCATCCAGCAGATGCACGACCTCGGTGACGCCTACTTCGCGCGCGTCTACCACGACTGATTGAAATCAATTGCAACGACCATGCCCAAGCAACCTGTAAAGAACCCCAAGCTGCCGATCACTACCGCGTACTTCAAGCGTGACGGCAGCACCTTCCGCACCTACAGCAGCAACGCGGTGCGCGCCCTCATGCTGGCCACTGGCCACATGACCATGGATCACTACACGGCCGATACCGTGCACATCTATGATTCGCACAATGCTGACCTCTACTTCGAGCTGGCCCGCGCGCCGGGCGGCGTCGAAATCCTGGACAAGTGCGACCTCAGTAAGCTGGACGATCCGTTGCGCAAGCGCCGCAAGTCGGTCGACTACCTGATGGCCGGGATATGATGAGTGAGATAGACCTGAGCCGGCACATAAAATCGGACGGCACCGTTACCGGCATCAACTACGTGCGCCCGCGTGGCTTCAACACCAGGAACCGTGGCGCTGTCATCCGCGTCCAGGGCCTGGGCGGCAAGGAGACCATGCTGGGCTTCGGCACCACTCCTGCCGAGTTCGACGCCAACTACGCCCTGGCCGTCGACCGCTGGGCGGAAATGCGCGGTATCGCCCTCAGCGAGGAACAGCGAGCGGCCCTGCTCGTCACCCGCTTTGCCCTGATCTATAAGAATAAGATCAGCACCAAAACCATAACTGTTTTCGACTTCTACCAATCATGAAATACATCGTTCTTGCTGTTCCAATTGGTGGCATGCAGCGCATGATGCCGATCATTTTCCCTAACCTGCTCGCGCACGCTAGTGTAGCCGAGACCATGTTAGCTTCGCCGGAGTTCAAGGGCGCCACGGTGCGCTCCGCTGGCCACTTCAGCAGCATGGACCTGGAAGACGTGCAAATCGCAGATGAGGGTAGCACCTCGCTCGGCGTCGGCCCGCACCCTGACGATAGCCTGTTGATCCGCCTGCACGACTATCGACATGGCATCGAATAGCATGCGCCCCAAGTTCCGCCTGCTCTACGCCAGCAAGCCGCGTGGCCGCCACCACCACTGGGCCAACAGCGAGTTCACCAAGTTCAGCTATCCCTGCGTGATGGATGACTTCGGGAATAGCGTGCCGGTCGCAGGGCCGCGCGGTGGCATAAGCCGGTATCACCAGCGCCCGTACTATATCTACTGGCGCACCTGACCATTTCAACCTGGAGACACCATGCAACTTGAAGTTCGCAGCACCAAGCTGTTCTATGACGGCAATGAAGGTGAGGCCCCTGCGGGCAGCACGCGCACGGTCAACCTGCTGGAAAATGCCGAGTTCCTGGCCAAGTACGGGCATTGCCCGATCAACCGCCTGCCCGAGTACGCCGCCGAGATGGTCGCGCGCTGGAACCGCCTTCAGCCCAAGAATTGGCGCTACGAGCTGATCCTGACCGATGTAACGCCGGGCCGTGTCATCACGCTCCCGCTCACCGTGCACGACTTGCTGCCCGGCTTCCGCTACACCTACCACTACCTCCACCAGGACAGGATCGTGTACAGCTCTGTAACCATCCTCAGCATTGGTGACGGCGTCGTCCGCTACCGGCCGAACCTCGAAGGACGCGAGAACGAAGTCCTGCGCATGGACACCGACAAGTTCCTGAGCATCATCGACCTGCATACGATGCCGACCCACGAAGGCGCCCCTGAATAACGTTGCAATCAATTTCAACCTGGAGGATATATGCAAGTTCTCAGCGCAACCGCCGCGCACCACGCCGGCATTAAGCTGGTCATCATCAAGAGCCTTGAGACTCGTGGGATCATCGTCGTCACCGACCCACGCACCGGCACCGACTATTCGCTGTACCTCAGCAAGGTCACAACGGTAAAGCTGTATCGGTTCGCGGAGCGCCAGGGCTACACCAAAGACCACCAACTTGTGGGGGCCGAGCTGACCACGGAACCTCTGCATACGGCAGGTGGTAAAGCGATAGGCACGTATTTCTGGGAGCCGCGCCTGCCCGCCTAATTCGTGCACCCTGCCTACTTCACCATAAAGGAATAAATATATGCGACTGTCTGATCTACTCGCGCACCTGGAGAATGTCAGGGAACAGCACGGTGACCCCGAAGTCATGACGGCTGACTGGGAGCACATGCGGTTGCAGCCGGTAGAGAACGCTGCCATCGTGATGCACCATGACCGTGAAGTCTTGGTGATCACCGACATTGATCCAACCGAAGTTGGCTGGGGATAATTCGCGCGCCCTGCCTACTCACATATAGGAATATCCATGAGACAGAAAATACTCCTGGCCCTCTTCACCCTGTTCTACACCCTGGCCTGGATCAGCGGCGGAATGTTCCTGCATGCGTCCCTGTTTTGCGCGCCCGCTAACCACCATATATCCCACAAATAGAGAGGACTGAATTATGAAAGCCAGTATCACCGCCCGCGCTGTATTCGCCATCCCGCAATTCACTTCGGAACAGATTGCCATGCTGATCAAGCTCTCGGAGTTGCACTACGATGCAACCTGCCGCGCCGCCAGCCGCGAAGCAGTACCACGCGGGTTCCTGCGTATCTGGGAGAAGCTGTCGGATCGCACCGAACACTTCTTCATCGAGACCCCGATCCTGGCGGAATGGAGCGAGCTGGATTTGTCCCTGAAGATGATGGAGGGTCGCTTCGGTTTGTCCGAGGAAGAACTGAAGCTGAAGGATACGCTGTCGCTGGATTTCAGTATCCTCCTGCTTAACGCGCGCCGCGCCATTGACCTGTGGAAGGTAGAAGTGGACACCGACAAATAATTCGCGCGCCATGTCTACCCCTGTATAAAGGACATTCCTGTATATGCTGAAACTCCCTTACGTCACCTACGAAGAAAACGGTAAATGGTATGTCGGTGTCGAGCGCGATACCGGCCCTGGCCACGAGCAGCACGCCGGCCCGTACGGCACCGAGGATGAAGCAGACGAGCACCGCTACGAACTGGACTACGCCCAGGAACATCCTGACCAATAATCGCGCCCGGTAGCACCTATATACTGCACAAATAGAAGGGAATAATTAATCTGCGGGCCGTCCCTGTAAATTCGCGCGCCCCGTAATAACCATATACAAATAATCCATATAATTAATCATATAAATAGACTGTCCTACTCCTACTCTTGTGTTTCCAATTCTTTCATCTGACAGCACATTTTTTGCCGCTGAACAGAATTTGAAATCAATTTCAGGATTATTGTGTCTATACGGGTAGGCTTGTGTCTATCTATAGGGGGAATATGTGTAGTGCCGGGGCGCCGAACGCGCGGATCGCCCTACTTCCATGTGTGGTACGCTGGAGGCGTACCCAGTGAAATCGCCTGCAACGAATTAATTAATTAAATCCCTTATATATAGGAATAATTAATTAAATTAATTCTGGGGCGCACAAATTCCCTCGTGATCCCCTACCCTATCCCTTTGCAATCAATTTCAAGGAGCCTTTGTGTTCATCGACGACGACATCTACCTGCATGAGATGCACCGCTATTTCATCGACGCGGCCCGCTATGACTATGTGCAGTTCTTCCGCGCAGGCGTGCACGCTGGCGAGTTCATTCGCTTGTACTGCTGCATTTGAATCCTGGGCACTGCGCCTTCATAATCTCCCGCCTGACTCCCATCGTGGTGCTGTCATGATCCTGGCTGCTGCCTGGGCATGGTGCGCTCATAACTATCCTGCTGCTGTCGATGCTGCTGCTGCCAGATCGTGGGCTGGTGTCACGCAATACTGGTGCTGGTGGTGGTGCTGCTGGTGCTGTCATGCGTGGCTCATGAAACATCGTGGTGCTGCTGGTGACCGGGTCACAACTGGAGCGCACGCACATTCGTGATGAGTCACAATGCAATCAATTTCAACGACCGGAGGATATTGTGGCTAATGTGATGGTAGTCGTGACGGAGACCCGCGAGGTGGCGCACACCTGCACCAGCGTGGAGAGCGCTGAATCTTTCATCGCTGGTATTGTGTTCGCCGCCAAGCTCAGCGGTGATACCGATCTGGTGGCGTTCGTCGAGGCAGGGGGCTATGAGATCGACGCGCCGGAGGAACTGGTCAACCCGACCAAGCGCTGAGCGCCGACAATACTCATTCCTCAACCAGACCTCGAAAGGCTGAACATGAACCTGTTTGAAACGCTGCAAAAGGCCAACGCCGACCTGACCAACGATGTGAACGAACTGCGCGCCAGCACGAATAACCCGAATCCGTGCTATCCCTGCGACGACAAAGCTGCGACAATTTTCGAGGACGTGCGCGACAATTGCATCTACCTGATGATCGGGCACCACCACATCACCGTGATGGCCGATGGCACCATCCTGCACAACGCGCCGGAACTGAACGGCCCGCAGCGCGTGGACCCGTTCAACTGATTGCAATCAATTGCAGGGTGCTCGCGGCAAATCGTGGGCACCCTAATACTATACTGCTGATCCTCCCTCCAACGTGGTGCTGCTGCCGGCGTGCTGCTGCGCCGTGACGCCCTGGTGCTGCTGCTGGTGGGGATTGCAACTGATTGCAAACTGGTCGGCGCGCGCCCTTGTGCACCCCCATAATGGAATCTCTTTCACCGCTACCTAGATTGGAGCTGAACATGGCAAATGCTGCATTTGACGCTGGATACGACGCCTGCTACGACGGCGTGCGCGCCACCCAAAATCCCCACACTGTTTCGCAAGCCGCCTACTGGGACTGGCAGCGCGGCTGGGACACCGCCAACGGTGAGATGCTGACCGAGCGTGATTGCGCTGAAGTGGACGACGAGGAATACGCTGCCACCTATTACTGACCCAACTGGGGCGCATTGCGCAGCGCGTGCCGCCCCATAATGGAACCTTACCAACCGACCTTGAAAGGCGACCCTGTGAAAACCACCACCCACCTGCAATTCTCCTACACCAGTGACACCCTGAACTTGATGGTCCGCGCCGTGTCGTTCACCGAGCGTGCCGGCGGCGTCCCTGACCTCCACCGCGTCCGTGTCATCAAGGACGAGAGTGATTACTTCCTGTCGTTCAACGAGCCGGCTGACGCTGTGGCGGAGGCGAACAAGGTGGCGCGCGATTTCGCGACCCTGATGCTGGACGACATGCACGCCAAGCTCTGATCTTGCAACTGATTGCAACGCCGGGGCCGTGAGGCCCCATACTAACAACTCATCAACGACACCTAGAAAGGGTACTGACATGGCAACTGCAATTGGCTTCTACGCGGGTGAAGGCAGCAACCCGGCCGAACTGGCGGAACCGGGTAACAAGGAACTGATCGTCATCCGCGTTCCGGAATGGACTGCGCCGGCCGTGGTGCGCGAGAACCTGACCGAACAATTCCTGGCGCAGCGCTTCCCCACGACGCCGAGTGCGATCATCGACTACCTGGACGACATCGTGCTCGTGAGCGTGATCGACGACGATGGCACCGTGCGCAGCGGCGAGCAGTACGACCGTGATTCCGCCGAATAACTGTTGCACACCGGGGCGCGCTGGCGCCCCATAATGAAGTCTCTACCAACCGCTACCTCGAAGGAGCACTGCAATGTCCGAAGCCCTGAAGAAAATCCTGACCGCCGCCGTGCGCGCTATCCATACCGATTCGTGCGAGTGCGGTATGCAAACCGTGCACCTGACCAAAGTCGCCCAGTTCGGTGACGAGGATCGCGGTGCCGGCGTGTACCGTGACAGCGACTGGAACGAGTACCGCGTGCTGACGGTCGGCGATGGTGTACACCTGAAGGGCGCTGATTATCATACGGGTGACAAACAGGACGCCCTCGACACCGCTGAACTGATCACCAAGCCGAACCAGCGGGAAGAGCCGGTGGCGGCTGAGACCGAGGAAGCGCGCCCCCTGCCTACTCGCCCTCGTGGCTTCTACGCGCAGCCGTCCAGCCTGTTGGATAAACTCCTGGGGCGCCTGGACCCGCCGAAGCGTGAGACGTACGCCGACGTCCTGTTGCGCGGCGCTGACTAATCCCCTCCCTGGTTAATCCGGTTGCCGTGTACTACGTTGAATCGTGGGCACGGCTTTTTTATAACCGGAGCGCTGCTGTCCTACTCGTGGTGCTGCGGCCCTGGTGAGTGGCCCCTGGCTGCTGCCTGACTGCTGCTGGTGCTGCTGCCTGGGTGGACTGGCTGCTGGCTGGCTGGTGCTGGACCGTGGGCACTGCCTGATAACTACTGGTGCTGCCAGCCTAGTGGTCCTGGCCGTGCCACCAAACCTGGACCAGCCAGGATGTCTGGAGCGGGCGCACGCGCCCAGCGCATCCGCGCAAATAGCGCAAGATTCCAGAAGCCGTCAAGCGGAATGTAGAAAGTCACGTAAAAACAACATCGAAAAATATTTTGTCTTTTTTGCGCTCGATTCGTTTAACTCGACAAAATAGCTTTATAATTCGTCTCAGGTTGCAGCGAAACGCGCAGCCCCGGCCAGATGGCCCTAACCTAAACTACCTAGAACGGAGTCTTAAATGAAAAACGCAATCGCTCAAATCGTCGCTCAAAATGATGTCGCTCAGAACATCGCCGCAGAAGACAAGAAAGCCGCCGCAGCAAAGCCGGCCCGCACCCAGCGCCCCGCAGTCAAGAAAGAAGAGAAAGCCGCCCAGACCACCGCGCCGGCCGCATCGGTAGCAGCCGCCGCCGTCGCAGTCTTCCCGGTCTCCTTCATGCTCAACCCTTCGATTCGTCCGGGTTCGGGCGCGCCCCTCTTCAGCCATACCGAAGCCGCCTTGCAAGTTCTCGGAATGTACGAGGGCAAAGCGTATGCGTATGAGGTTCTCGCCGCCATCATGGGCGATACCGCCATCAAGTATCACACCAAGATGAAGCGCTTCACGGAAGGCAAGAAAGGCTTGTCCCTCACCTCGGACGGCAAAGCGCATTTCCAGAAACGCGGCATCGCAGGCAACAAAGAGCGTTTCGTTGCGCAGGATGTCGAATCGTACAAAGAGATTTTCAAGGCCGGAAAAGCCGATGGCCGCATGGTCAAGAATCAAGCCATGATTAAGCCGTTCGCACCGAACGCGGTTAAGTAATCCGCAAGGGGGCGCGCGCCGCCCCCTCTCATCCGCCCTTGCAATCAATTTCAACATCGGAGTAAATCATGACCCGCAACACTCGCGCCGCCGCTTACGTTATCGCCCTCGCCTTGATCGTTCTCGCGTTCGCCATCCTCAACAGCCGCCCGCAATGGCCCGACTTCGTATTATTCGCGATCACCGCAGCGACAGCGGGCGCATGTTTCGCCTTTATCCGTAGCGACGATAAACGCGCCCTCAGCAACATTGACGCATGGCGCGCCCGCGCATCCTATCAAGCCATGTTAGTTGATTGCGGCGCAGAGTACGCCAGCGTCCGCGTCATTAACTACACGTCGCGCGACAGCCGCGCCCACCTCCGCGCCTATATCAACGCACGTCATCCAGGCTTGAGCAAAGATGAGCGCGCCACCCTCCAGCGCGACGCCATCGCCTACGCTATGCAATGGCTCATCGTTGATACCGCTACCGAACTCAAGGATGTCAACGCGCGCCCGCTCCAGGCGCATGAGCCAGTTGCGGATTACATCGACCGCATGCAGCGCGCCGCCCGTCTCGCCTAAACCCAGGAGCGAACATCATGCGCCTACAAGTACCGAATGCAATCGCACGTCGCTTCCCTCCGTTCCTCATGCTCAAGATGTTGAATCGGATTGGTTTGTATCAGGTCGCGCGCCCAGAAGGCTAAACGGTGCGATACAGGGTAGGAATTAATCCCTCCTACCCTACCCATAAAAATCGTTAATAGCTTCTGACATTTTCCCGAACGACCGTGGCGCTGCATATTTCTCCTACATACAAGTTTTGAATTATACCTACTCATCTTTTTCGTACCATCATCAGGCCCAGGGAGGCTCATGATCTAGTCATGGAAAGAACATGAGAGAGGTCATGAGAGAGATCACAGATGAGATCATGAGGGAGATAGCAAGGGAGATCACAATGGAGAACATGAGGGAGAACACAAGGGAGAACACAACATCTTGCAATCAATTGCAAAGATCATGCAGAAAAAGGGGGTTTTCACAGGTTTTTCATAGGAAAACGGGCGAGAAATGACGTTTTCATGCAGAAATCGGCGGATATATGGGAAATTTTTGAAGATATATTGTGTCTAAAACAGGGAAATCAGACCTAAAAACAGGCCTAGATTGGCTCATGAGAGAGTCACAGAGAGGTCGGTGATGGAGATCATGATGGAGATCACAGGGAACACACATACGCGAACATGCGGAGAACACAAACGCGATCACAAAAAAAGGGTGGGCTTCGCCTACAGGGCACACCAGGGGTCGGGGCAGGAGGGTTCACAGGGGAGTCGTGGGGGTATCGTGCGAGGGGTCACAGATGGTCACGAGAAAAAAGGGGGGAGCAATGCCAAGGCACTCGCGCGAAAAAGGGGTTGGCGCGGCGCGCCATTGATAGCAGTGGGAGTAGCGCCGGCCGCCCTGGTCGTCTACCATAGCGATAGCCTCATCCATCCGCACCTACCACCACAGAAAAGGATAACACCATGAGTGACACCGTTCGCTCCATCGGCTACATAGCCATCCTGGCCGCACCGCTCACCGATGTCGATGCGCTCGAAGCCATCCAGGAATCGCTGTACGACATCAGAAGCATCATTGGCGTCAACGACGAAGGCACGCTGGTCTACAGCGACGTGAACCGCGCCAAGAAACTGAGCGAGCGCACCGAGCTGTATGGCTTGCACCTGGGGCGCGACAGCACCATTGGCACGCGCAACGACTTTGCGACCCTGGTTCGCACACTCGGCCTTACCGTGGTCGAAAATAGCATCGAGCCGTATAGCTGCATCTGGTACAACGGCACGGATAGCGACATGGCGACGCTGACCATCGAAGAATTCCGCGCGCGGGTCCAAGCATGAGCACGTCTATCCACCTCGGCGACAACATCCTGTTGCGCGTCAAGTACGTGGCCAAGCGTGCGTACGCCTTCGTCACCCAGAATGGCAAGGGCGTCGCCCGTATCACCCCGATCAACTGGGCGGCGCTGCATGACCCGGATCGCACCCCGTACGATGATCGCGTCGGCTATCACATCATCCGCCAGACCATCACCAAGGAATACCGTGACAGCCCGGTGCACACGGAAAGCCGGTTGATCCTGGCCCGGTTCGATGGCGAGAAGTTCTTCTACGTCAGCCCGAATCAGGTAGGACGTGAGAGCGGCGCCACCGTCGACTTCGACAGGGCCAACACCAAGTATGAGCGCCCGATCCTGCCGGCCGGCATCAAGCGCTTCCTGCTCAGCTATCCGAACGAGCCGGAGCACCAGCGCATCCTGGCGACCCTCAAACTGGATGAGAACCTGACCATGCGCCTGCTCGGCGTCAGCCATGACTTCACGGTCACCATCGACGATGTGCGTGGCCAGGGTCATCGCCCGATGCACTGCAAGATCACGAAATGGCATCCGCTCTATCCACAGCCGGCGCTCGATGGCGTCTACCTCGTGCGCATTCACCACGATGGTTCCACCACCTACACCACGGTGCGCTTCGCGGGCGGCACCTACGAATGGCCGGAGCAAATACCGGCGCTGCAATGGCCGGGGGCGCTGATCAAATGGGCTGGAATCACGGAGGAATGCAGCAAGTTGCTGAGCGACATTGTCGCTTGATAGTACAACATAATGGAGTTATAATAGCCGTACCCTTTGATATTTCCTCGCGGCCTTCGGGCCGCTGATTGGATTGATATGAAACATTTCCTGCACAGTATCACCCTAGACCCATGGACGGGGCTCACCATCCTCTACGCCGCCGTCCTGGTCGGCTGGGCCGGACCCGAATGGTTCGCCATCCCGTGCGATACCGCCGCACCCCTTTCCGCCGCTCTGTCCTGCACGGCCGGCATCAACGCCATGCTGGCGCTGTACTTTCAATTCAATAACGGAATCTCGAAATGATCCTGCCCCTCTGGAACCAGGACTGCATCGTCACGCTCGACGGCGACGATCAGCAAATCCTCGGTCACGCCCGCGCGCCGTACGTCGACATTAACGGCCGTTACCGCATCAACGTGTACTCGTCCCGCTGGGGCTATGAGCGCCTGTTCGCGCCGAGCGAGATCACCCTGTTGCCGGTCACGTTGCCGGGCGGTGTCCTGTATGACGCCCACATCGCTTTCAACAAGCGCTACACCCAAGAGCAAGCCGACGCCTTCCTGGCCGCCGAGCAGGAGCCGGTGAAGACCCAGGTACTGCCAGCCGCACCGAAGTCGCCGATGCAGCGCGCCCGCCCGCTGGTCAAGCCGATGCGGTTCGAGACCGAAAGCGAGGCATTGCAATCAATTGCAAAGACGGTTCAACCAGTAGCAGCAGTGAGGCGGCGGCGGGTCGTGCGGAAGCCGAATGGTTAGCCGGCCGACGCCGGAGCGCCGCTTCGTCCTGTTGCCGGGTCCAGTGCTAAGCGCGCATGACGGACAGGCGCATATCATCGACGCCTCTCGGCTTGGCATGCTGTACCGTCTCCGGCCGAACGAGTATTACATCCTGAATCCGGTCGATTACAGGCGCGCCACCGCCACCCAGGTCGGCGACCACCAGCTAAGGATGAGCGGGTTCCTGCTTCAGGGCATCATGCCGCTGAGGCCGCGCGAGACCGGCGACTACGATGCCTACCGCCAATGGGTCGAAACAAACTGGCGCGAGGCGATCCGCCGTGAGATGGAGCAGTTCGACATCGAGATGAGCCGGCCGCCATCGGCCGAACAGAGAATCAACAACCAGAGAGAACAACGACGTGAACAAGACGCACACAACTGGCGCGGAGTACGAAACTTCGGCGGCCTCCCCCTCGACGCCCGCATCCGCATCCCACGACCGCGCGTGCAGCCCAGCGACAACGGCTACGGCTTCCGCTTCCAGCTCGACGCGACCGAGTGGGAACAGCTCGTCAACGACGAAGGCGGGCAAGGTCTCAGCCGGGAAGAAGTCGCGCGGCGGCTCGACGAAAGTGGGCGCGCCCGCCCAAGCAACCGGCAAGACGAGTGGGAACAGGCCATTGCCTTTCTACTCGCTGGAGGCGCCGACACCGACCAGTTCACGCCGGGCGTCGTCGAAAGCGTCCGCCGCCTCGACGCTGAAGAACTCAGCGCCCTCGCGCGAAGTGACAGTGATCAAGGGCAACCGGGCGGGCCTGCGCAGCAAGATGCTGGCAGCGTTCCACCAGGACACGATCAGCGCAGTGCAGAGAGCGCAGCAGATGATCGCGCAGCACGACTTCTGGCCGGTCGCGCTCCCCGGCGGCTCAAGCGGTAAATGGACGGTGTATCAGGCCACGGTGTCGCCGGAGAAAGCCATGATGGACAGCCTCAAGCACTGCATGGCGGGCTTCCCAGAGATGAGCGTCAGCCCTGGCACCTACACGGTCCTGGCGCGCGCCACCACGCACGGCCCCGAGGTGATGATGTCCAACACCCAGTTCGAGTACCGCACCAACATCGAGTTCGTCGGGCGCGCCCACGGCCAAGTCTTGGTGAACGGGCTGGGCATCGGCATGCTGCTCCGGCCGCTCGCGGCGCGCGCCGAGGTCGAGCGAATCACCGTGGTCGAGAAGGACCGCGACATCTTGCAATTGATTGCACCGCACTACCAGGACTTGATCGACGCCGGGAAATTGCGCATCATCCATGGCGACGCCTTTAAGTACGTGCCGGATCAATACTACGATTGCATCATGCACGACATCTGGCCGACCACCAGCACCTACAACCTGACCGAGATGATCGCGCTCAAGCGCCGCTACCAGCACCTGATGGCGGGCCGCATCATCTCCCAGCATTGCTGGGCTGAAGAAATTTGCTGGCGCATGGCCGGCACCGTCACCACCTTGAAGCAACTGAAACGGAGTATGAAGAATGACTGATCCCTGCTACACCCAGAGCCTGTACCACATGGGCGGCGCTGGCGGCCTCGAAGTGCGCGCCGGCTCGCGCTGGTCGCCAAGCCAGACGAAGCTGGGCGAGATGATCGCGGACCCGAAAGGGTTCTACGTCAACAATCTGGTCCTGCGCGAGGCCAACCGCCGCATCCTCGACTTGCACGCCGCCAAGGGGCCGATGGTCGAGCGCATCCGCGAGCTGGAAGAGGAAGTAAAGCGCTTGCAGAACATCGTCGCGACGCAGCCGGTCATGGCCCGCGCCGTCCTGGAGCGCCTGAAGGCCGACCCGCACGCTGCCGAGTTGTTCGGCTTCGTCCGCCAGCTCGCCACCCTCTTGAGCGTGGAGACCGCGTGAGCGATTACGGATGCCACAACCGCGAGCCGTTCACCACGCGCGTGCTCGTCCAGGACGGCGTGGAAGAGCCGCCGGTAGACGAGGGCTGGGGCTGGTACTCGGCGAAGCCGCGCTACCGCTTCATCGAGCTGCGCACTGACCACTTCGATTGCTGCTACACCCGTAGCGAGAAGACCAACGGCGACCCGCAATGCGAGGGTTGCAAGTGGAAATCAACTAACCCCGACCTGGAGTATTAAGATGGAATGGAAAGAATGGTATCTGGCGATTGTCATCCTATGCATCTTCGGCTATCTCGTCGAGGAATGGCTGAAGGCCAAGTACAAGAAGACGCGGCGCCCGCGCTATGTTCACGTCAAGAGCCAGGACCGCTATGAAGTCCTGGAGGTCGGCCGACGCGAGGCGGATTGCAGCATGGTCGTCATCTATCGTAGCCTGGAAACCCGCGCAGTATGGGTTCGGGATTACAATGAATTCTTCGATGGGCGTTTCGTCCTCGATACCCCCAAGAACGAAAGGAAGTAAGACATGGCCGACGCCGCATCCGTGAAATTTGCGCAGGCGTATAAAGCACTCCGTAAGGCGGCTGACGCCAACCCGGAATATTTCGATCTCGCCCGCGAAGTGTTGCGCCGCCATGATGACGGCTCGGTCTTGCTCATGCACGCATTGATGATGGGTCTGCAACAGGCGTACGACGCCGGGCGCGCCGGCAAGCCGGTGCCGCTGCCGACCTTGGTTCAGACCAGCGCCGAATTGAAATCAATTGCAAACCGTGGCGACGAAGCAGAAGAGGAACCGGCCGCAGCGCCGGCCCGCCCGCAGCGCGTCTCCCGGACTCCCCAGAAACCCGTAACCCCTACCTTGAAAAGAATTGTGCGGAGGGCACCGAAATGAATACCACTGTCATACCCAAGTCCGTCTTCATGTACCACGTCGCACGCGGCGACCAGCGCGAAGTCTTCGAGCACGAAGAGCTGGGCCTGTTCGATGTCACCGCGATGCGCGAGCGCGCCAAGTTCCGTGGCGAAGCGGTCGAGATCGCCATTGATCAGGTCGAGCCGTTCGTGCGCGCCAACCGCGTGTTCGAGCAGGATCGCGTCGACCAGCTCGACAGCTACTCATGGCAGTTCGATCCGGTCCTGTATGTGCTCCTGGATGAAGGCCCGCCACACGGCACCAGCTACTTGCTGATCGACGGCGCGCACCGCGTCATCCGCCGCCACCAGGAAGGCCGCGATACCGCCCTGGCCGTGATCCTGACCGAAGCCGACATCCTCCGGCCCGACCTCAGCAAATGGGGCAGGGTCCAGGAAACGCTCGGCCTCGACTGGGGCGCCCCGCTCAGCAGCCTGAAGGAGAAGCAAGGATGAACGGCCGGCTCCCGAACACGCCGGCCGGCTGGCATGCCTTCATCGACGCCTGGGCACAGTACCATAACGTCCAGATGAGCGAGCAGGCGCGCGGCGCGCTGTGCAACGCCTTCGGCAACCTCACCGAGGCCGAGATGGACGCAATCCAGGCGCACCCGAACTACGAGCGCATCACCGTCGAACTGCCGGCGCACGGCACCGTCCTGGCGTCTACGGTCACCTACCGCCCGCAGCCAGCCGCCGAGCCGTTGCAATCAACTGCAAAGCCGGTCGCCGCCCGACCGACCAGGACGCCGCCACGCACCGCGCCGAGCGTTCCCGCCCCTACGGGAACCCGGCCACCTGCTCGCATCGTCCGTCGCACTGTCCCGATAAAATAAGCGTAATCGCACACTTGATACCCGAGGATAACAATAATGGCTCGCCTCACTTATGACGCTTTGCTCTTGCTCGCAAACGTCGCCGCCAATGAAGAGCACAGCATCACCCGGATCGCCTATGACGTGTTCAATGGCTACAACCCGGCCACGCCCGGCGTCCCGACCCCGGTCTCACTCGCCAGGGCCAAGCGCGCTGCCCTCAGCTTGGTCGCTGCCAAGCGCGCCGGCTGTAAGCCGAACCGGAAAGACATTCAAGTCATCTGGTTCCACGACATGACGAATGGTTCAGTCCAGGCGCAGTACCTGATGAACCTCATGGTACGGGGCGGGGCGGAGCGACGCGCGGATGACCGCCGCCAGCACGACGAGCCGCACGTAGGTGAGCGCCGCGAAGGCCCGCGCCGTACCGAGACCGAAGTATTTCAACGCCCCAAACGGATCGTGCGCCCGGTCGTCCGGCCGGCGCCCCAAGAAAAACCCACCAGCGCATTCTGGCCTTGCATGGGTCAGCGCACTTCCAGCCTATTCGATAAAGAGGACAAATCATGATGAACCAACGTGTAGCCAGGACTTCCCCCGCCCAGCGCCGGATCAACGCGGCTTTCCAGCAAATTGCGACCCGCCTGCGGGGAGAAACGCACACCGACGCCAGCCTGTTCGGCATGATCGCGCACATCATCCCGCAGCAGCCGGAGTTCGCCGCCGCGCTCTGCGCCAACATCGGCCACGTCATGGAAGAGCAGACCGGCGAAATCGACTATGTCGAAATCCACGTCGAGGCATGGCGCCGGACCCTGTTCGCCCCGCAGTCTGAGCACGGCGGCCCGACCATCGACCTGTTCGCGGGCGACCCCGAGAAGGCCGAGCAGTTCGCTGCCAACCTCGCCCTGGTCCATGGCTCGATGAACATCGGCGTGACCAGCACCTGGATGAACTAGCATGATCGACCCGAGCACCGTCCGGCTCAGTAAGCACTTCTTGCTGTCGGATTTCATGAGCAATCATAGCGTGCAGACGCGCGGTTACCGGAACCTGTTTCCCGAGCCGCGCGACAGCGGGTACGGCATCAGGATCGCTAACGGCATCGCCCTTTGTGAGAACGCCCTGGAGCCGATCCTGGCGCAGCACGGCCCGCTCTCCATCAGCTACGGCTACATCTCGCCAGAACTCTCGCGTGAGATCGTGCACTACCAAGACCCCGACAAACCCTCACACCACCGCTGGGACTTGGGCGCTGCCGCCGACATTTGCGTCCACAGCTGGGTGAACGGAGACCCCGACGATGATACTCTCACAACAGCGCCAATCGCACTGGCACATCAACTGGATGGGGAAGGTATCCCGTATTCCCGCCTCATCTCCTACAGTGAATCGCCCTATCTCTGTCTCGCCGTCAGCGCTAAGGAGCTGGCAAACGCGCGCCCGCGTAAGGCGTTCTACGAGAACCGCTTTGCTGGCCAAAGTAAAACGAAGCCAAGCTATTTCTCTCGTTCGACTGAAGCAGCGCGTGCGCGCTCGTTGGCTGACCTCCAGGCAGGCGCGCTAACCCACGGATGGCGCGGCGCAGGCTACCCGACCTACCACGGCGGCGGTCGCCGGCAGGCGCAGCATATCCGCATCTCGAAGTACACCATGCTCTGTGATTGGCTCATCGACTTGCAATCAATTGCAACGGGCGCAAAGAACATTCCGAACCTGAGCGATCAGCGCCTCGTCGACACCTTCTATGCAGTCGGCGACGCCTACGATGACATCATCGACCTCTGCAAGGTGCCGCGCATGTCGATCATCGCCGGCTACGTCAGCCCAGCCAGCCCGTACTTCACCAGGGCCAATGACTGGCGTAGCGGCAAGGCCACCTTCAGCCTTGTTCCGCCCGAGGGCCTGACGGCAGATGACGTGCGCATGGAGATGCTGTTCCAGCGAAATGATAAAATAACGGGGTTCGGTAGTGACCCCAACATCCTCGATATTACGGTAGAGTTATGACTGATAAGCCCCGCGAGCAACGCCGCAAGACCCGCGCGCCAACCGTCTCGGATAAGCCGGTGGAAGTGCAGCGCGCCCCGCACGTCGAAGCCGAACTAAAGAAACGCCAGCAGGAGCAGGAGGCCGCCCGCCTTGCCAAGGAGCGCCGCGACCAACTGGAGCACGAGCGTAAGCAGAAGGTCCAGGAAGAGCAGCGCAAGCGCGCCGAGGCCGCCGCTGCCCAGATGCAGCAGACCAGCAACACCCTAGCCCAGACCTTCGGCGCTGTCGCGCGCAGCATGGCCCCACTCAGCCGCGCGATCTCCGACGCTGCCCGCGCCCTGGCCCCGCGCAGCGCCGGCACTACCCTATCACCGGAATCCGTCGCTGCCATCCGTATCCAGGAGCTGTCGTCGGAGCCTACCGACTTCGCGAACGTGCGCCTGGACAACCAGGACCGGATTAACGCTGCCCCGCAGGTCGACAATCGCAGTATGGCGAGCGGCCTGAACCTGCAACAGATTCCGCGCCAGCGCTTCCACGATGGCGGCTTCGTCAGCGACGGCCGACCGGTGCTTCTAGGGATGGATTTCTCCAATGGTGAGAGCACCACCATCGTGACACACGTCGAGCCGAACCGCGAGCAGGCCGCTGTCCTCGGCGCCGTCAGGGACGTGTTCCGCCCCGGTCAACTCGCCGAATGGGGCGGGGTGCGCGTGAACTACAACATGATCCAGGGCAACTCCGGCATGCGCATGGTCAACGTCCCGCTGATAAGTCAGCAAAGCAATGTCGGCGATGACCGCACACCGATGATAGAGTGGAGCGCCAGTTACGAGATGGTGCACGATACCCACCTCGATGAATTGGCCGGGCGCACCCATGGCATCGTGGCGCAGCGCTACAGCGACTTCCTGGGCGAGGTGACCAACATCAGCGTCTACCAGGGGCCGTGCCGCGTCGAGCATATCCCCGACATCCGCACGCGCTCGGTGAACTTCGTCGCTACCCTCCCGCTTCAGCATGTCATCGTTACCGGCTTCGGCGGGCCGCAGAAGATTCTGAATCGCGCCGTGCACATGAAGCAGTTCTCGATCCGCACCGCTGTCACCGACTTGGTGAACCGCGAGATGCCGATGGGTGGCGTAATTCAGTGCGTCGAGTCGGTCACCACCAGCAGCGAGATCGCGTATCTGGTCAAGGTCAGCGCGGGCATGTCAGAGGCCGGCGCGTGGGTCGTCGTGCAGGAAGTCAACGGCGAGTTGCGCATTACCAACAGGGAGACGTATAGCGGCGAAAATCAATCAGCGCGGCGCGCCCTGGGTGAGATAATGGAACGATTACTTGAGCGAGCGGAGTAGCGCAATTTGCGGTGATTCCCGTATAATCCAGTCATCCAATTGACGAGGTCGACTATGATTACTGGGGAAAGAAAGAAGTTCGGTTTGCGCCCGGCGCGCAAGCCCGCCCTGATCGAGGGTCTGAGCAATACCGTCATCGTCTATGTGGATGGCTGCGCCTACGAATGCTACATCTCGTTCTCGCCGGACTTCCCCGCTGCGGTCGGCGCGCAGTTGCCGCAGGGTCTGGCGCGCGATGACGTGACGTTCTTGCAGGTGGCCTTCGACGCGGGCAAATGGATAGTGAGTGTCTGCACGCTCTCGACCTGGGAGCCGCGCACATTCTGGGAGTCGGCCGAGCGGCCGGCATGGCTAAAAGAACTTAAACCAATCAGGCACACCAATGACACCACCGAAGCGCATCGTGCGTTCCGCTCTTCGCGCCGCACCGTCCAGCTCGCCGCCTAGCACGCCGGCACCAACCCCGGCCCCGGCCGCCAAGGCATCGCCACCGCGTCCTGCACGCCGCGTGATCCCGATCAAGGCCCAGGCCCCGGCGAAGCCCGCCGCAGCCCCGGTCGAGGTCAAGGAGAAGCTGGAGGGCGGCAACGCGGTCAACTACAAGGCCGTGGTCGAGCGGTACAAGGGCAAGATCACCAACCGCGCCAGCGCCATCCGCGCCCACTGCATCGAATGTTGCTGCGGGGTCGTTTCCGAAGTTCGCGCGTGCACCGTTAAGAAGTGCGCGCTGTTCCCATTCCGTATGGGCGACGACCCGTACCGAAAAAAGCGCAACGACGGTTTCGTCGGTGCCAACAAAAACGAAGAGTCCAACGAGGGAGACGAATAAATGCTGGGAGGGATCACAGGCCTGAAATTGCAAGTGATTGCAAAATGCCAGCGGCACTAGACCTCCGTGGCCAGCGCTTTTCTAGACTGGTGGCGCAATCCATTGCCTCATCTGGTAGAGAGGGCATTGTCTGGGTCTGCCGCTGCGATTGTGGTAATACAACCCAGGCTGCGGCCAAGAGCTTGCGAAGTGGAAATACTAAGTCGTGCGGATGCCTTGATCGCGAATTGGTAGTACAGCGTAACCAGAGCAGGACTAAGCATGGCATGTCGAATACGGATACATATCGTATCTGGCAGTCCATGATCGCGAGGTGTGAGAACCAGAAAAGCCGTGCGTACCCAAACTATGGTGGTCACGGCATTACCGTATGCGCACGTTGGCATAGGTTCGAGAACTTCCTGGAAGACATGGGGGAGAAGCCCGAAGGGCTCAGCCTGGAGCTAGAGAATAACGAGCAAGGCTACTGCAAATCAAATTGCAAATGGGCTACAGCTACAGAACAGAGCAATAATCGAAGAAGCAATGTCTTGCTAGAGCATGAAGGCCAGAAGCTCACAATTGCCGAGTGGGCGCGAATTACTGGAATCCCGGCTAAGACGCTGGGTTACAGAATCAGGCAGGGATGGGCCGTATGCGATGCACTATCGCTCGGTGCTGAAGGAAATAACCACTATAAGAGGAAAAAATGTTAGTTGCTTTGACAGGATTAAAGGGAGTAGGCAAGGATGAAGCGGTGAACCATCTGGTATCGCTCGGCTTCACCAAACTCGCGTTCGGGGACGCGATTTACAAGGAACTTGCAATCAATTTCAAGGTGCCGGAAGAATTCCTGCGCATGCGCGAGGTCAAGGAGACGCCGCACCCCCGGCTCGCCTTGGCCTACTGCCAAGACCATGAATTCGTGCGCTATATTGTCGCCAGCGCCATGACACTGCCGGCCGGCTGCGACCACGGCATCCGCGCGCTGTCACGCGACGAGCTGACCAAACCGCGCACCAGTACCTGGCTCACCCAGCAATGGGCTACCCAGTACCGCCGCCGGCACTTCAGCGACGACTACTGGACCCGCATCGTGGTCGACCAGATCAGGGCGCTGCCGCGCGGCACCAACGTCGTCTTGAGCGACTTGCGCCACTTCCCGGTTGAAATGGCAGCGTTCGACGCTTACCGCGACACCCACACGCACCGCGCCGGTAGCCTGACCATCGCGCCGGCCATGGGCATCCTGGAGCTGACCCGCGACGGCAGCATCAATACCGGGCATGACTCGGATCGCGGCCTGCCGCGCGATCTCATCGACAAGACGTACGTCAACAACGGCACCCTGACCCAGCTCTACGCTGCCCTCGAACTGTTCATCACCCTGGAGATCAAGTAATGTCCAAAGTAGCACTCTGCATCAAGACCGTCGACGCCCCCGCCTCCGTGCGCTGCATCATCACCGGCACCCACCTGATCGAACTCACCGAAGAGTTCTTCTACACCCCGGCCCAACTGGAGCCGCGCGCCACCTGCGAGACCGACAACAAGCTGCTCCAACTACTGCCGTACATCGTCGTCCAGGATGAGCATGACCGCGTGTTCCGCTATTTCCGTGGCGCGGCCGGCACCGAGAACCGCCTGCACGGCGCGATCAGCATCGGTCTCGGCGGCCACGTCGAAACCATGCCAGGACAGCAGCAGCCGGGCGCAGCCTACTCGGCCGATTCGCTGTTCGCCCACTTGAAGGAAGACGCGGTGCGCGAGATCGACGAAGAGATCGGCATCAAGGTCGACCCGAAGAGCATCGAGTTCGTGCATCTGGTCTACAACCCGACCGGCGTCAATGAAGTGCACCTCGGCATCCTCGGCATCGCCCGCGTCAACATGGGCGGCCGGACGGAGCTGGCCCAGGAAGAGGGCGTCATCACCCAGGGCGGGTTCATCAACCCCGAGACCGAGCTGTACGATCACCCGGAGCTGTACGCACGTTGCGAGGAATGGACCAAGGCCGCGCTCTGGTATCTGACCAATCAAGCAGCCCGCAAACGAGTCCAGACCGCGCGTGCCACCGCATAACCTGGATTGCAATTGATTGCAACAAGCCGCCTTCGGGCGGCTTTTTTTATTGCCCCCTGGAATCTCGCTGCGGTATGATCCTGCCCATCATTACGGGAGAACGGGAACATGGAACAACGCACCGAATTTCGCGCGGAAGTGCGCGATGTCTACTCAGGGGATGACCTCATCATCTGGGTTGACCTGGGCGTCGATAGCCTGTGGAAGAAAGTACGCTTCCGCTTGCATGGCGTCGACACACCGAAGGCCGTAGGTTGTGGGCCGGATACCGAGGCCGGGAGGATTCGCAGCGAAGTCTACGAGCTGGTACGCCGGCATCCGCTGCGCATCGAAGTCGTGGGCCGCCCTGGGACGACCTGGACCGGCAACGTCACTATCGAGCGCCCGGTCGGCGATCTCAACCTGAACCAATATCTGATCGACAAGGGTTATCCATTCAATCGCAACAAGGGGCTTTCATGACAACTAGCAATCGGCCGACGCGTATTCGCCGGGCCGCACAACAGCGTGGAGTAGCCGTGCAACAGCAGCTCGCCGCGCATACGACCGTCATCCAGGTCGAGCGTGCCAGCGCCAGTGCCAGCCGCCAGATCGAGTACCTGGATGAATTCCAGCTCGGCGGCGGCTTCGGCCAACTCATCATTCCGCCACCGTACAACGTCGAGGGCCTGTTCCGGTATATCTCCGAATCGAACATGCTCAAGCAGTGCATCCGCTCGTACGTGGTCAACACGGCCGGCACCGGCTGGGAAGTGGTCCCGCTCAACAAGAAGGTTACGGTAGACGAGGACGAGCGCGACGAGCTGGAAGCCATCTGCGATCTGGCCAACTCCGAAGAGAGCCTGTCTACCGTGGTCAAGAAGGCCATCGCTCACCGCGAAGCAGTCGGCTTCGGCTTCATCGAAGTCATCCGTGACATCAGCGGCCGTCCGACCCTGCTGCGCCACGCATCCTCGCTCCACATGCGCCTCGGCCACAAGAGCCAGACCGAAGTCCTGGTCAAGTTCGATCTGCCGCGCGGCGCCCGCTCCGCTACCGTGAAGGAGTTCCGCAAGTTCCGCCGCTTCTTGCAATTGATTGCAGGCCGCATGCGCTACTTCAAGGAGTTCGGCGACCCGCGCGACCTCAACGCCGATACCGGCCTGTTCGAGGATGAGCAGGGCTACCAGCCGGGCAACTCGGCGACCGAGATCATCCACCTGAAGCGCGACTCCAACGAGCCGTATGGCGAACCGCAGTGGATCAACCAACTGCCGAACATCATCGGTTCGCGCGAGGCCGAAGAAGTGAACATGCGCTACTTCGAGGACAACACGGTGCCGGCCGGTATGCTGACGGTAGCCGGTGGCCGCCTGACGGCGCAGTCGCACCAGAACCTGACCAACCTCCTTGCGGGCGGCATCGGCAACAAGAACCAGTCGAAGATCGTCCTGATCGAAGCGGTCGGTGAGCAGGATAGCCTGGACGCCAAGGGCACCCCGATCCAGATGAAGGTCGAGCGTCTGGCCGACCAGCGCCCCAGCGACGGCCTGTTCAAAGATTACGACGAAGCCAATCAGGCCAAGGTCCGTTCCAGCTTCCGCCTGCCGTCGGTCGCGGTCGGCATGGCGAACGAGCACAACTTCGCCACCGCCAACGTCGCCATGTTTGCTGCCGAGTCGCAGGTATTCGCCCCCGAGCGCAACGAGACCGATGAGCTGCTGAACAACACCCTGGTACGGTCTCGCGCCGGCATGCGAATGCGCACGGTGAAGCTGGCCAGCCGCACGCCGCCGATCACCTCGCCCGAAGGCCAGATCAAGACCATGACCGCGCTGAACGTGATGGGCGCCCTGACCCCGCGTAAGGCCCAGAAGCTGGCCAACACCCTGCTGCAAATCGAGATCGAGGAATACCCGAAGAAGGGCGAGGCAGACTACGAGGACTGGATGGACAAGCCGATGGCGCTGAACATGAGCAAAGGCGCTGCCGCCGACGAAGGCGTCGACGCCGGCAACCCACCCCCGGCCGATGGTAGCGCGCCTGCAACGCACGCTGGGCAGTCCGTGAAAGACCCTGCGACCAAGGCGCTCGAAGCCAGCGGCAATATCAACACTCAACCGAAGCATGGGACGGAATAATGAGCACTGCTACCAAGTTCGTGCGCCGCGCTGACCAGGGCTGGGAACAGATCGTCATGGGTGAGGTCTTGATCCCGGATACCCCGAACGTGTACGGCGACATCTACACCAAGGGCAGCATCCGCCAGTTCGCTACCGAGTTCATGAAGACCGGCCTGAACTCCGAAGTGATCCTCGACATCGCCCACGATAACGTCGACATCACCGGGCAGGCCTACGTGGTGGAATCGTTCATTGCCCGCGACGGCGACCAGGACTTCATCCCCGGCTCGTGGGTGATCGCGGTCTGGATCGTCGACCCCACCATCTGGCAGATGGTCCTGGACGGCAAGATCAACGGTTTCAGCTACGAGGCCCTGGTCGGCATGCAGCCAGTCATGATCGAAAACTTGCAGTCAGGAATCGTTACGGGTATAACAGCGCCTGACCCGCTGGACGGCCACACGCACACCTATGCGGTCGTGGTGAATCAGTTGAACGTGCCCATCAGTGGCGAGACCGGGGTGACTGACGGCCACAGTCACACCATCTCGTACCACACCAAGACTGACAAGACCAACGGCCACACCCACCGCTTTGACGTAATCAACCAAGGAGAAAACTGAAATGACCTTTGACCAAACCAAACACGTTCGCGTGCGCCGAAGCGCCGGTCAAGCCGCTGCCGGCAATCTGGTGACCATCGGCACCCCGAAGGCACTGACCCTGTGCGACGTGCCGGCCAACCAGCGCCCGTTCCCGGTGATCCGTAGCGATGAAGGTGCGCCGGCCGCCAAGCCGCCTCGCATCGTCCGCGCCAAGCGTAGCGTGAACCCGGTCCTGGGCCTGACTTTCCCGGCCGGCACCACCGAAGACGACGCCGTCGCCCTACTGGCCACCTTCGAGATGTCCGACTACACCCTGATGGTCGACGAGCAAGGCGCCTACACCGCTATCCGCTCCGACTTGCAATCAATTGCAACCGAGACCACCGACATCAAGATCAACAAGGAAGGTGTCGTGGCCCGCGTCGATGCCAGCCAGTACAAGATCACCCGCGCCGACTCGACCGACAACCTGCGGCTGGTTGCGCTCGAATTCGATGCCAAACGTTTCGACGCCGACGCAATTTCTTCGTGGATTGCTGAAAATAAAGTTGACAGCGCGCAAGATGCTGTCGAAAATGCGGACAGCTCATCGCTGACGGTCAAACGTCACGATGTCGCAGAAGGAACCGAGGTACGAAAGGTGCAGTTGGAAGACGGCGTGACCGCAGTCATCGCCCGTTCCGATGTCGCAGATGTTCCGGCCGGCTTCGCCGTTGCCGTGAACGAAACGATGTACGGCAACTGGGGCTGGGGCCATCTGGACTTCAACGCCAGTATGGCCGATGTCGAGTTCTGCCGCGTAATGGACGACGCTAACTATCGTCTGATGCGCGTGCTGAACAGCATCATGCTGGATAGCCAACTGCCCTTGGAGCAGCGCAAGGCCCTGGTGGACCGCGCACTGTCCCAGTACGGTGACTTTGTGAAAAACGTAATCGACGCACTTCCGCGTCAAGTGACACTGCTGGTGACCCGCGCCGCAGTCAACAAGGAGAATGAAACGATGGCAGGTAAAGACGAAAACGGCGGCGCGCAAGTTCAACAGCCGCTGACCCGCGAAGACGTGGCCCAGATTGTGCAAGACGGTATCACCGCCGCCTTCGCCGCCCGTTCCGAAGCCCAAGCCGCCGCGCCGGCCGCTGCTGCCGCTACCACGGCTGCTACCACCGAAGCCGCCCGCGACGACGCTGCTTCATCCGCTGCTACCGCCGCTGCTCCGGCCGCGACCGAGACCGTGACCCGCGCCGACATCGGTGCCGCCGTCGCGGAAGCCCTGAAGCCGTTCGGCGAGCAACTGGCTGCTATCCAGAACACCGTGGTCGTGCGCAGCGATTCCGGCGACCGCACCGTGGCTGTGACCGAACAGAAGGAAGTGAAGCGCGGCGATACCGCAGTCTTCGGCGGCCTGCTGGCTGGCGCCCGCGCCATGCGCAGCGGCGGCGTCCAGTAACACAGCCGTACCCCAGATTTATTGCAATCAATTTCAATAGCAGCAAACCCTTAACACTGGAGAGTAAATGACTACCGCAAACGAAAACCTGCGCCGTGCCGACGTTACCCTGGCCCAGCTCGCCTCCAACGGCGGCCTGCTGTCGCCGGAACAAACCAGCACCTTCTTCGATCTGGTCGTCGACGAGCCGACCATCCTGAACCAGATTCGCCGCGTCGACATGGCGACCTCGGAACAGCGCATCAACAAGATCGGCCTGGGCGGTCGCCTGCTTCACGGCGCTACCCAGTCGGGCGGCCAGGAAGACAACGGCACCAACGGCCGTTATCTGGCGAAGAACAAGCGCGCTGCGCCGACCACCTCGCAGATCACCATGAACACCCGCGAGGTGATCGCTGAGATGCGCATCCCGTACGAAGTTCTGGAAGACAACATCGAAGGCCAGAACTACGAGCAGCACATGATGCGCCTGATGGCCCAGCGTGGTGCACTCGACCTGGAAGAGCTGTGCCTGTTTGGCGACAAGACCATCGACCCGGCCGTGGACGATTTCCTGTGCCTGCAAGACGGCTTCATCAAGCGCGCTACCGCCCACCAAGTCGACAACGCCGCTGCCGGCCCGGACGACGACATGATCACCCAGGCTCTGCTGGCAATGCCGCAACAGTACCTGCGCTACCTGCCGCAGATGCGCGCCTGGATTTCGCAAGCGAACAAGATCAAGTTCCAGGCTTCGCGTATCTCGCGCAATACCGCGCTGGGTGACGCTTCGGTCGTGGGCAACCTGTCGCTGGTGTCGCAAGGCCTCCAGATCGAACCGGCGCCGTCGATGGCTGCTGACGGTACGGGCGCCAAGGGCCTGATCACCTTCCCGCAGAACCTGATCATCGGCTTCCAGCGCCAGATCACCCTGGAATACGACAAAGACATCCGCAGCCGTGAATACATCATCGTCCTGACGATGCGTATCGCGCTCCAGGTCGAAGACAGCAACGCCCTGGTCCTGCTGAAGAACATCTAAGCAGCGGCCACACCGTAGCGCCCAAGAAGAGGGGTAGGGGCGACCTTATCCCTCTTTTCACATTGCAATCAATTTCAAAATAACTTAGGAAGCATCATGGCAAAAATTCTGATCGTCGCAGCACTGGCAACCTTCTCTCGTCGCGGCCTGACCACCGCTGCCGGCGTCCCGGCCATCATCAAGAAGGGCGAAGCCTTCAAGGTCTCCGATGAACTGGGCGACGAGCTGACCAGCGGCGACTACTGCAACTACGACGCGGACGGCAACCCGATCCCGCACTTCAAGGAAGCCGACGAAGGCACCAAGCTGGCCTACGACTTCACCGCCGACAAGGTCGTGAACCCGCCCGCCGACCGCCCGACCACCACCGTCGAGAAAAGCCTGGAAGGCCTGGACGAAGTGACCATCGCCGAGAAGGTGCAGGCCGCTACCCCGAAGGCAGTTCGCAGCCAGCGCGTCCGCGCCAAGTAATCACCTGAAAGGAGCATCGCATGACTATTCTCCGTAACCCGGAGGAAGTCGCCCAGCGGATCGGTCTGAACGCAAATGGTAGAAGTCCTGCCCCGAGCGAACCGAAGTTCCGTGCGATGCTCGAAAACGCCACGACCCGGATTTGCAATAGCCTGAGCACCCCGCTTGAGCTGGCAAACCGGGTCGACTTTTTCGAGCTGGGCGAAGACCTTCGTCGCAATAACGAAACTTTCCGACTGGGCGCCGGCTTCGTGCAGCGGGACAGCGTGGTAGTCACCGATCCGCGCGGCAATCCCGTAAATAGCGACCGTTACCGAGTGAATTACGAGCTTGGCAGCGTCACCGTTACCCGACCTTGCCGTGGCGAGTGGAAAGTGGCCTACACTTCGGGCTTCGCCGCCAGTACCGACGACCCTGCGGTGTACCAGGACGTACCGGGCTGGGTAGTGGAGCTGCTGGATACGGTCTCGCTGGGCTGGGCGCGCATCATGTTCGCCGACAAGCTGCCGGACTCGGTCTCCTACAACGCCCTGATGAACGCAATCTATCGCGACATCGCCGGCCGCGTGTACAGCCGTTACGACCGCCCCCGCTCTCCCGCGCACTTCCCGGTGCATAGCGAGACGGTCTAATGGTAGCCGATACCCGCTTCGTGAACGGGGCGCAGAAACTGGCGCAGCGTATCCGCACCATCCGTGGCCGCCTTCAAATTGGTCCGTTGACCGAAGAGATCGGCGAGCTGCTGTTGGCGCGGACGCTGCGCCGGTTCGATGCCGAGATCGACCCCGATGGCAAGCGCTGGCCGGAGCTGTCCCACGGTCACCAGGAACGGCGTGCCCGCGACGGCCATAGCGGCAAGATGCTGAACGTGTCCGGCGCCCTGCGCGGCTCCATCCAACTCATCCGGGGTGCAGTGGACTTCGGCACGGTCTACACCAATACCGGTGCCGGCGTCCGTATCGGCGTCGAGCCGGGTGAGCAAGCAATGAAGGCCTACGTGCACAACTATGGCTGGAAGCGCAAACCCGGTGGCCCCATCCAGCAGCGCCGCTTCCTCGGTATCGGCCAGCTTGACGTGAAATCGGTCGACTCCTTCCTGCGCCGCCGCGCTCAATCAGTGGTAGACGAATCATGATGCTCAACCAAGACCCAGATCAGATCACGCGCATGGAAGATGACCTGCGCGACAAGATTCAAGTTGCAATCAATTTCAAACCCGAACTGAATGCCGGCGTGTACGGCGTCTTCAGCATCGACGACCTCGAATCCAAGATGCAAGACGATCTCGGCGGTGGCATCGGTGTCGGCGTCCAGTTCGTCTACACCCAGGCGGCCGACCTCCAGGCCCGCCCCGGCGCACAGAATGCCCGCTACCTGCAATTCATGTTCCAGGTCATCCTCGCGGTGCCGTGTGGCATGGAGGCGGTCGAACGCGGGCTGGCAACCAAGCTGCTCGGCGTCACGCGCCAAGCCATCTTCGGCGAACCACTGAAGGACGACAAGGTGAACCGGGCATGGGACTTCGTGCGTGAGCAAGCAGAACCTAGTGCGTCAACCGCGACGATGCTGTACTATTCGCAACTCTGGCAAGTTGCCCTGCCGCAAGTAGCGCAGCGCGCCTAATTTTTCAACCTGAAGGAGTTAAACATGCGTGAAGTAATCAATGAATACTACTCGGGCCAGGGCCGCATCCTGATTGGCAAGCGTGACAACGCCACCGGCCGGGCTTACGGCTTCCGCCATGTCGGCAACTGCTCGGCCCTCTCGGTCGACATCGCCGTGGAGAAGTTCGCCCACAAGGAATCGACCTCGGGCCTGCGCGCCCAAGACCTGTCGGTGGTCAAGTCGCAGACCGCGACCATGAAGACCACCTGCGAGTCGCTGTCGAACGAAAACCTGGCCCTGGGCCTGTACGGCAAGTCGACCAAGGTGGCTGGCGCCGCTGTCGTCGACGAGTTCCACCCGTTCGATACCGTCGATGCCGGCGTCATCGCGCTGGACTTCCCGAACGTGTCGCTGGTCACGGTGAAGACCGGCGCCGACAAGGCCACCGCCACCGCCGTCGCCAACGTGCAGAACGCGGCGTACGAGGTGGACCCGACCTTCGGCACCATCTACGTCAAGGACAAGACCAAGTTCACTGGCGCCAACGTCTATGTGTCGTACACCTACGGCGCGTCGACCAAGCTGGACGTGTTCACCAACCCGGTGCCGGCTGAAGTGGCGGTGCGCTTCGAGGGCCTGAACACCATCAACGGTGAAGCCGTCCTGATCACCATCCCGCGCGTCACCTTCGACCCGCTGACCGGCCTGCAATTCATCAACGACGAGCTGTCGAACGCCGAGTTCACCGGCAACGTGCTGCTCGACCCGAAGATCGACGCCAGCACCGGCTCGCAGTTCATGTCGAAGTTCACCATCCCGGCCTCGGCCGTGGTGTAAGCCGTCCACCCGGACATCCCTGCAAAGCCCGCTTCGGCGGGCTTTTTTTATTGCAATTGATTTCAATAAGGTATTGCTTCCCGGAATTAAGCTGGTGTAGAGTACGTTCCGTGGCGCCGAACACCGGCAACAGCAGCGCAGATGGTCATACCCTAACTCGCCTCGTGCACCCTGGGACCGGATGCTGCTACGCAAGGATCGGCGCCACACCCTTATCTGGCGTAGGCACAACTTCGAGAACATCATGGACCAACCAAACAACATCATTGCTTCGATTGACGCCCTGTTCGGCGGAAGCTCCAGTAGCTTCACCCTGCGCAGTGGCGCCAACGTCGAATTCCAGAAGGTGAACCTGCCGCGCATCGCGGTCGTGACCACCATGCTCGACAAGCTGGCGACGACGCCGCTGGCCGACAAGTTCCGCGCATTCTTGCAATCAATTGCAAAGGAACAGGGTGCACTGCTGGCCGGCGGCCAGTCGCCCGATGCAATTGATTTCAACAAGGGCGTGGCCCTGGAGAAGGCCTTCGCGAATCACTCGCTGCTACTCCAGGTGTTCAGCACCGTCGCCGAGACCATCCCCGAATTCGTCGCTGCCCTGTCGACCATCGGCGTGAAGGACTACGAAGCGCTGGAGCTGGATGAACAACTGATACTGGCCGCTGGCGTCGTCGCGGTGAACTACGCTTTTTTTACCCAGAGCTTGCCCCCCATTATCGCGACCGTGATGAAAAACGTCGGCGCCAAGAAACAGGCAAGCCTGGGAAGCACGGCAAAGAATCAAAGCAAAACCTAGCGCAGTGGATCGAGGATAGCGTCCAGAAGCTGCTGCAACATGGGCACCGACTGAGCGCGATCCGCGACTACAACCTGGACCAGCTTTTGATTTTTCTTGATGCCGTAGAGAGGCAGGAAGCGGTATCAAGAATGTGCTTCGTTACTGACATGGGCGTGGTAGTTGGCTCTGTGTTCAGTAAAGAGAATCCCCTTGGTGCCCATCTCGACTCTCTGCGGAAAACTGCAAATGGAGAGTAACCTGTGGCGGATTCCACTCTTGGCGTAAATGTAATCGGGCGTGACGATCTCACGCCCCTCCTGAACAACCTCGAATCCCGCATCATTCGCTTTGTGGGATTCGTTTCTTCCGCAATCGCCGGGGTCAAGGTCGCGGCCTTCCCGGTCTCCGCTACGGCCGACTTCCAGCGCGAGCTGGCGAACGTCCAGAAAACCACCAACTTCCTCGACGACCAGATGCGCGGCCTCGCCGGCAGTCTGAAAGAGCTGTCGTTGCGCATGAACGTGTCGGTGGTCGACCTCACCAAGATCGCTGCCGCTGCCGGCCAACAGGGTCTGGGTGGCGCTGGCGTGGCGGGCGTCGTCAAGTTCACCGAGTCCGTCGCCCGTATGGCCTCGGTCCTGGACATCAGCGCCGAAGACGCCGGCACCAACATCGGCAAGCTGCTGAACATCTTCCACCTCAGCGTGAACGAGACCGAGAAGATTTCGTCGGCCTTCAACGAGGTCTCCAACAACTCGACCGCGAGCGGTGCGCAACTGCTGGACATCGTGCGCCGCATCGGCGACGCCGCAGGTACGATCAACCTCCAGAAATCGCTGGGCCTCGCTGCTACCGGTATCGACCTCGGCCTGTCGCCTGAAGTGGTCGGCACCTCGTTCCAGTCGATCTTCATCCAGATGCGCTCGAAGGCGTCGCAGTTCTCCAAGCTGCTCGGGGTCGACGTTAAGACCTGGATGGACACGCTGAAGAACGATGGCATCACGGCGCTGACCCAGTACCTGTCGGCGCTGCGCAAGCTGGATAGTCAGAGCCAAGCCGAGACCATCAACAAGCTGTCGGGCCAGGGCCGTATCGCCGGCCTGATGAACAAGCTGATACAGGATACGACCAACTCGGTCCTGAACAAGAACCTGGGCAACGCCGATGCCGGCTTCGGCTCAGGCACCTCGGCACTGAAGGAGCAGCAGCGCGTGCTGGGCACCTTCAACGAGCAGGCCAAGATTCTGAAGAACTCCATCTTCACCCTGGCCACCGAGACCGGCGATCAACTGGTGCCGCAGCTCACCGCCTACACCGCGAAGCTCTCCGAAGCCCTGCAAGCGCCGGGCCTGAAGTCGTTCATGCAGGCCATCGGCCAGTCCTTCCTCGACCTTGTGAAATCAATTGCAAGCGTCACGAGCTGGGTAGCGGGACTGAACATCAACTGGGAAAACTTCATCGGCACCGCCAAGGTTCTCGTGAGCCTGCGTCTGGTCGAGATGTTCGGCGGCCTCGCCACGCGCCTGCCCGGCGTCTCCGCGTTATTCGCCACCATGGCGACCTCGGCCAATGCCGCCGCTGGCGCGATGGGTCAAGCCGCTACCGCCCAGGTCAACGGTCTGACCCGCATGACCACGGCCGTGCGCGAGTACGCCGCTGCTCGCGCCCAGCAAGCTGCCGCTGACGATGCCGCCGCGCGTGCACAACGGGTCGCGCAGTCGCGGGAAGCCGACTATTTGCGACAAGCCCGCGTGGATGTCGCTGCCAACCGCCTCGCCCAAACGGCCGGGGCCAACACCGCCGCCGCTGCCACAAATAACGCGAATGTCCGCGCCCAGGCCGCCGCCGCTGAAGCCAACGTGGTCAACACCCTGGCCCAGCGCCGCGCCCAGGCCGAAGCAGCCAGCCAAGCGCAGATCACGCAGATTCAGGCGAACTACCGTGGCCAGCGCCGGGTAGCACAGATCGCCGCGCGCGACGCTGAGATCGCCCAGGAAGAAGCCGCGCTGCGCCGCCGCCTCGCCGGCTACGATGGCTACTACAACCGGCTCCTGGCCCAGACCCAGGCCAGCAACTTGCAATTGATTGCAGCGGCCGAAGCGAACGAACTGCGCCTGACCCAGGTTCAGCAGACCGCAGAGCAACAGCGCCTCGCCTCCGCGCGCGGGGCCAGTGTGCGCCGCATCCAGATGGAAGAGTCGGATGGTGCCGTTCGCGCCGCTCAGGCCCGCGCACGCGCCGCCGCAGCCGCTACGGAAGAGGCACGCGCCCGCGTGTTCAACCTCGGGGCCGTCCTCGGTGCGGTTGCCGCTGGTCTCGGCCGCCTGCTCAGCCTCGCGTCGGGCGTAGTCCTGTGGGGCACCCTGATCTACACCGCCCTGGATGCGCTCGGCATCGTCGACAAGCTCGGCCCGATGTTCCAGAACTTCACCGACAAGCTGGGCCTGACCTCGGCCAAGTCTCGAGAAGCCGCTGAGAAGACCAAGCTGCTCAACGAAGAGCTGGAGAAGCAGAAGAATCACGTTGCCGCCCTCGCCGCAGAATATGACAAGCTGAAGGACAAGCAGACCGGTGGCCTGTCGACGGCCGGCGTCAAGGCACTCCAGGGCAACCTGACCAGCCAGAACTTCGAGCAACGCCAGCGCGCCGTGGGTGACCTCGGTGGCGCCCTGGTCGCGTCCGACAACGAAGTGGCGACGGCGAAGAAGCCGATCCCCTCGGCGCAGTTCACCAAGCTGAAGAAAGACCTGGACGAGGCCACCGCCTCCTACAAGAAGCTGAACGACGCCTTCCGCGATAATCAGACCATCGAAGGCAAGCGCGTCTACAGCGGCGAGGTGCGCGCGGCTAAGGACAAGGTAGACGAGCTGACCAAGGCCTACGCCCAGGCCCAGCAGACCGCCGAGAACTTCAGCAAGACGACTGCCGCCAGCGGTGCCGTGGTCGCGGAGCAGGCCGCCCAGCGTCAGAAGGAACTCGCCGAACAAGTTGCCGGCCTGTTCACTGACAAGTCGGCTGACCTCTTCCAGCAATTCGTGGTGCCGATCAGCAACGCGCAGAAGGCAGTCGACGTGCTGAACAAGTCGCGCTCCGATCTGATGCAGAAGCAGATCACGCTGACCGACCCGGCTGACATCAAGAAGTCAAACGCAACCCTCGATCAGCTCAACCTGGACATCGCGGCGGCGCAGAAGAACCTGACCGACCTCCAGAACAAGTTTAAAGAGACTCAGGCTACTCTGCTCGGCGATAAGAACCTGCCGCAAGCCGATACCAATGCAATCTTTGGACTGAATTCATTCAGCGGCCAGACCAACGAGTTTATCACTGCATTCCAGAAGACCCTGGCGCAGCAGCGCGCGGCCGGCGCCAAGCTGACCGGCTCCCTCAACGCCAAGGTGGACGACACCAAGCCGGACGGTGACGGCAAGTTCGAGACCAACACCGAGAGCGAAGCGCGCAAGATGGCGAAGGTCCAGTACGAGCTGGCCAAAGCCAAGAACGACGCCCTGGCACAACTGGAGCGTGAGAAGAACGACCAGATTCAGCGCATCAACCAGGAGGCGTACGACCGTGGCATGCTCGACATGCGCACCTTCTACGAAGAGCGCAAGCGCTTGCAACTGAAGAGCAACGCCGACGAGATCAAGGCGCTGCAAGCCGATGCCGGCGAAGCCCGCCGCCAGCGCGACGCCCGCAAAGCCGATGGTGCCAAGCCCTCGGAACTGGCCGGCTTCGACGTGAACATCGCCCGCCTGAATGGTCAGATCGCCGTCCTGAAAGAAAAGCAGAAGGGTATCCGCGCCGACGCGGAGCGTGACCTGAGCAACGCCCAGAAAGCATTCGAGGCGTCGATCAGCAGCGCCCAGCTCAACCTCGCAAGCACCCTGGGCGTGGAGAACTTCGACGAATTCTTCGGCCAGACCCTGGAAGCGGCGCACCAGCAGAACGCGGACTTCTGGGCCAAGATCGTGCAGGAGGGCGGCGAAGGTAGCAGTGAGCTGGTCAACAAGCTGCAACAGGCTGCTAAGCTGGAAGCCCTGGCCAAGGTGTTCGACAAGATCGGCGAGTCGATCCAGCGCTCCTACTCGTCGCTCGATCTGTGGATTGGCCGCCTGGGAACCCTGCAAGAGCGTGGCGAGATCACCACGGCTCAGTACGAGAAGCAGGCCCAGCGCTACCGTGCAAAAGCTGCTGAGATGATCGCGTCTGACATCGCGGTACAGCAAGCCCAGCTCCAGGCCCTGACCGATGCCGGCGATCAGCAGACGCAGAAGTACAAAGACCTCAACCTGCAACTTGACCAGAACAAGCTGCGGCTGGAGCAGTTGCGCGCCCAGGGCAACCAAGTAGCGCGCGAGATCAACCAGAGCATCCAGCAGGGCATCCAGGCCGCGCTGAATTCGCTCCTGGACGGCCGGCAGGCACAGCAGCTCTCCAGCATTCAGCAGCAGGTTCTGGAAGACAATGCCTCCAGCGTGCGCCGCCTGGAAGACAACCTCGCGTTCCTCCAGCGCGCCCGCGATGGCGTCATCGGTGGCTACTCTGCGGACAACGCCAACATCGACGCCCAGATCGCTAAGACCAAGGGCCAGATCGAGGATATGCGCAAGCAGTCCGCTGCGATCCGCAACGAGACCACCGAATCGTTCCTGGATATGATCCTGCGCACGACGAAGACGCTGGCGATCTCGGTGGCGACCACCATCCGCGACGCGGCCACGAAGAACCTGTCGGAGATGGCCTTGAAGTCGGTCAGCGGTATGTTCGGTGGCGGCCAGGGTATCGGCGGCATGATCGCCAATGCACTCGGCGGCGGTGGCCAGCTCGGTAGCAGCGTGATGAATCCGATGTGGATCAAGGATGCAGACGCAGCGGCCGGCGACGCCAAGGACGCCGTGAAGAGCACGCTGGGCGATACCTTCGACGCGGCCAAGGAAAAGCTGAGCAGCTTGTTCGACGACATCACCGGCAGCATGGGCGACATGCTGGGCAGTCTCAGCGATAACCTGGGCGGCATCCTGGATAGCCTCGGCAGCTCGCTGAGCGATGTCTTCAGCAGCATCTTCAGCAGCGGTGGCGGCGGGGGTGGCTGGGGCGCAGCGATTGCCAGCTTCTTCCACTCGGGCGGCGTGGTCGGCTCCACCTATGACATGCGCCCAGTCAATGGCATGTTCGCGCACGCCACGCGCTACCACACTGGCGGCATCGCTGGTCTGGCTCCGAACGAAGTCCCGGCCATCTTGCAGAAGGGCGAAGAAGTCCTGACCAAGAGCGATCCGCGCCACAAGGATAACGGTGGCACGAGCGACGGCGGCAATATCAACGTCGAGGTCAACGTCAACATGGAGACCGGTAACGCCACGGTCACGTCGAATGCGCAAGATGCGCGCGAGTTCGGCCGCCGCGTGTCGCTGGCCGTCCAGCAAGAAATCATCACCCAAAAACGTCCTGGAGGTTTGTTAAACAATGGCTAAGATCATTTTCCCTGGCATGGTAGTGGCGGGCGCGCCGTTCACCTGGACCATCAACGATGCCGCGCTCGGCACCACCTGGAATGCTGCCTACTCGAAGCAGGACGGTACGGCGCTCGGCAGCACGAATGGCGTAGTGGGCGCCAGCGAGTCGCACCAGACTGAGCAGCAGATCGCGGCCGGGGCCTACTCGGTCCTGGTCACGCTCAGCGACGGCACGGCGGTGCGCTTCCCTTTGCAATCAATTGCAGAGTACACGTTCGTGTGGCAACCGGACTTCGAGGCCGCGCGCGCCAAGACCCTGAAGATCAAGGCGGCCCAGTTCGGCGACGGCTACGCCCAGCGCTCGCCGGACGGACTCAACGCGAACGTGGATGGCTGGGACTTGAACTTCGCGAATATCACCGATGTCGAGGCCGATCAGATCATGCTGTTCCTCGACGCCATGGGCGGGGTGAAGAGCTTCAAATGGAAGAACCCGGATGGCGTCCTGCGCCGCTACATCTGCACGGACTACGGCCGGACCTACGGCAAGAACGAAAACAACACGGTGCGCGCCAAGTTCGTGCAGTCGTTTAACTAAGGAGCGACGATGGAATACTTCATGGGCCAGGGCAAGGTGTTCGCAGCGGTGCGCAGCCCGAACGGCATCCTAGGTGCCTACCGCATGCTGGGCAACGTCAGCACGCTCGACCTCACCCTCGGCGCTGGCGCGGCCCGCTACGCGGAGAAGGGTACGTTCCGCCAGAGCGGTAACAAGCCGACTTTCAACCTCAACCTGGAATCGCTGTACCCGGAAAACCTCGCGCTCCTGCTGTACGGCACCTCGTCGACGGATGCAGGCAGCGCGCGCACGGCAGCGGTCAAGGTGGCACGCGGCACCATGGCGCCCCTCCCCGACATCAACCTGGATTCGGTCACTTCGGTAAAGGTCGGCGGCACCACGCACCCGCTCAACGCCATCAGCGTCGATCTGGGTACGGGAGCGGTGGAATTGCCCGTAAATAGCCCGATTGCGGACAACAGCACGGTAACGGTGGGGTACGTCTGCAAGGGCTACACCAAGGTGGAGGCATACCAGCAAATTGCCCAGGAAATCTCGCTGCGCTATGACGGCATCAACACCATGGACCAGACCCCGGTTGTGCTGGACCTGTTCCGCACCAAGTTCGATCCTGTGGACGGCCTCAGCTTGCTCGGCGATAATCTTTCCACACTGAAAGTAACGGGGGAAATCATGTTCGACAACCTGCGCGCCGTCGCTGGGGCCAGCGGATTCCTCCGTATTCGCCAAGTCTAACCGGAGGAACTGATGACGATTGCAACTGAAGTACAGCTCCTGGCGCCCACGGCGCTATTGGAGTTGTTCGAGCTGGACCTGACCACGCTGGGCGGTGGCATGCGCTACTTCCATGCCGGCGCTAACTCGCTGAATGACGATGTGGTCTGGCAGGGCAACACCTACACGCAAATCCCGATCTCGGCCGATGGCTTCGAGACGCGCGCGAACGGCGCCCTGCCGCGTCCGACCCTGCGCATCTCGAACATCGACGGTGCAATCGCCGCAGAGGCACGCGAGTTCGGCTACTTCCTCGGAGCCAAGCTGACGCGCCACCGCACCTTCGCCCGCTTCCTGGACGCCGTCAACTTCCCCGGAGGTAACCCGGAGGCAGACCCGACCCAGGCATTGCTGGATGAAGTCTGGTACGTCGACCGTAAATCTACCGAGAACCCGACTGTGATCGAGTTCGAGCTGGCATCGGCCCTGGACATGATCGGGGTCATGCTGCCGCGCCGGCAGATCATCCAGAACACCTGCACCTGGGGCTACCGCGACGGCAACTGCAACTATCTCGGCGGCCCGGTAGCGGATGCGCAGAACCAGCCTACCACTGACCCGGCCAAGGACCGCTGCTCGAAGACCCTGAGCGGATGCAAGCTGCGCTTCGGCGACGGCCGTATCCCGTTCGGCGGCTTCCCCGGCGTCGGCCTCGTCCGCTAACAGGAGAACATATTGAAATCAATTGCAACGCCTGAAGACATCCCGGTCGAGCTGATCGAGACCATCCGCGCGCACGCCGCCCAGGCCGCGCCGAACGAATGCTGCGGCCTCGTGGTACGCGCAGAAGTCGGCTTGTGCTACCTCCCCTGCACCAACCATTCGCGCAACGGCAAGGACACCTTCGTGATCGGGCCGGAGGACTATGCGCGCGCGGAAGACCTCGGCGAGGTGGTCCTGGTCGTGCACAGCCACCCGTTCGCATCACCGGCACCGTCAGAAGTCGACCGCCTCGTCTGCGCCCAGGGCGACACCCCCTGGCTGATCGTCAATCACCCGGTCGGCCACTTCCACCTGATGCAACCGGAGCCGTACGAACTACCACTACTTGGACGCCCATTCCACCATGGCGTCACCGACTGCTACGCCCTGGTGCGTGACTACTATAGGCGCGAATGCTTGATTGCGCTCCCGCACTATGATCGCGCGGACCAATGGTGGATGCGTGGCGACAATCTGTACATTGATAACTTCCAGCAGGCCGGCTTCGTCCGGGTCGACGATGCCCCGCGTCGGCACGACGCCTTCCTGATGCAGGTCCGTGCCCCGGTGCCGAACCACGCCGCTATCTACCTCGGTGACGAAATCATCCTACACCACCTGTGGGGGCGGCTGTCCTCGCGCGAGGTCTACGGCGACTTCTGGCGCCGCCTGACCATGGTCCACCTCCGTCATGAAAGCCTCCTGTAATGCAGACTATCCGACTGTATGGCCACCTGGGTAAGACCTTTGGCCGCGAATTCAAGTTCGACGTGCGCACGCCGGCCGAGGCGATTGCGGCGCTGCGCGCCAACCTGGAAGGCTTCACCGCCTACCTCGCCCGCTTCAGCAAACCCGGCTTCCACATCCTGGTCGAGAAGCGGTCCATCGGCGAAGCCGAGCTGGCCATGCCGCAGGGCCGTGGCACCATCAAGATCATCCCGGCCGTGGCCGGCGCAAAGAATGGCGGCGTCCTCCAGACCGTGGCAGGTATCGCCCTGATCGTGGCCGGCGTCATCTTCGAGAACCCTTACATGATCTCGTCCGGTATCGCGATGACGGCTGGCGGCGTGATCGCCATGCTCACCCGCGTGCCGAACGGCAGCAGCGGCGAGAAGGTCGAGAACATGCCCTCGTACAACTTCAACGGCGCGGTGAACACCACGGCCCAGGGCAACCCGGTGCCGATCTGCTACGGCGAGATGATCGTCGGCTCCCAGGTAGTTTCGTTCGGCCTGTCCATCGAAGACATCTATGCGCCGGTCTATGGCCCAGGCGGCGGGGGCGATGGCGGCGGCAGCTACTATCCAGGCGGTGACTACGGTGGCACGGACATCAACAATATGTTCGACGGCGGTGGCAGCGGCTTCGAGTCGCCTAGCGACTGGGGCGGCGGTGGCGGTGCGATCTGGACCGACCAGTTCGAGATGGTCAACCAGGAATAAGCGTTGCAATCAATTTCAAAACAAGGATAAACATGGACATGAAGATTCACGGCGCGAAGTCCGGCGGCGACCAGCATAAGCCGGTTGAGGCCCCGGACAACCTGCGCTCGAAACAGGTTGCGCGCTATGTCGACGTGATCTCCGAGGGCGAGATCATCGGCCTGAAGGACGGCCTCAAATCGGTGTTCATGAACGAGACGCCGATCATGAACAAGGACGGCAGTTTCAACTTCAAGGATGTCTCGCTGTACCAGCGCCTCGGCACCGTCAACCAGGACGCCGTGCCGGACATGAGCACGACCGAATTCGAGGTCGCGGTCGGCGCTGAGGTCAAGCACGACACCCCGCTCGTACGCAGCATCACCCAGGCCAACGTCAAGGCGGTGCGCGTCACTCTCGGCTTCCCGCAGCTCACCGAGCAGAACATGGAGAACGGTGACCTGAACGGCAGCAGCGTGTCGATCAGCATCCAGGTCCAGACCAACGGCGGCGGCTACGTCGACGCGGCGAACGACATCATCACCGGCAAGACCACCAGCCGTTACCAGCGCGCCTACATGATCCAACTGGCCGGAGACGGTCCGTGGGACATCCGCGTGGTCCGCACCAGCCCCGATTCGACTTCGAGCGCGATCAGCAACAAGACGTTCTGGGACACCATGACCGGGATCATCCCGACCGCCCTGGCCTACCCGAACAGCGCCCTGGTCGCGATGCGCATCGACGCCGCCAACTTCAGCAGCATCCCGAACCGCGCCTTCCTGATTCGCGGTCTGGTCGTGCGCGTGCCGAGCAACTACGACCCGGATGCGCGCACCTATAGCGGCCTGTGGGATGGCACCTTCAAGCTGGCCTGGACCAACAACCCGGCATGGTGCTTCTACGACCTCCTGACCAACCCGCGCTATGGCCTCGGCCAGTGGGTCAAGCCGGAGCTGGTCGACAAGTGGAACCTGTACAGCATCGCCAAGTATTGCGACACCCTGGTGCCGAACGGCAAGGGTGGGATGGAGCCGCGCTTCACCTGCAACCTGTACCTGCAAGCGCGCGCCGACGCCTACCAAGTTATCCAGAACATGGCGTCGATCTTCCGCGCCATCACCTTCTGGGCCAACGGTACGATCTTCTCCGTTCAGGACCGTCCTTCGGACGCGGTTGCGCAGTTCAATCAAGCCAACGTGGTCGATGGCGTCTTCACCTACGCCGGCACCAGCCTGAAGGCGCGCCACACCGTCGCCCTCGTGAGCTGGAACGACCCGGACGACTTCTACCGGCAGAAGGTCGAGTACGTGCAGGACGACGATCTGGTCAACCAGTACGGCATCATCGAATCGCCGATCACTGCATTCGGTTGCTCGTCGCAGGCCCAGGCGCACCGCCTCGGCAAATGGATGCTGGCCACCGAGCGCTTCACCGATGAAACCATCTCGTTCCGTACCGGCTTCGACGGCCTCGTGGTCTACCCTGGCGCCGTCTTCCAGGTCACCGACCCGAACCGCGCCGGCCAGCGCATGGGCGGCCGTATCCTGGCACACGACAGCCAGTATGTCGTGCTCGATAGCGTCCTGCCACTGAATAGCGGCCACGCCTACCGGATCACCGTCACCGCCGCCGATGGCACCCTGCAAACCAAGGGCGTCATGAGCTGGGAGCTGAACGACGATGGCACCAGCACGGTCCTGCGCCTGAGCGAATCCCTCACCGCTGTCACGGTCGAGAATGCGGTCTACATCATGACCGACCTCAACACCCTGGTGCCGGAGCTGTGGCGCGTCACCACCATGTCCGACGATGGCAGCGGCATCGCCACCATCAGCGGCACCAAGTACGTGCCGGACATCTATGACAACGTGGAAACCGGGATCATCATCGACCCGCGCCCGACCACCACGATCAACACCAAGCCGGCGACCCCGACCAATCTGGCGGCAACCGTCTCGATGTACCGTGTCGACGGCCAGCCCGCTGGCCTGCGCGTCCTCCTGTCCTGGACCTCGAACGCCGGCCGCTTCCGCGTGAGCTGGCGCCGGCAGGGCACGAGCTGGAAGAGCCTGGAGGTGTACGAGGCCACCCACGAGCTGGAGAACGTCGACGCCGCCAGCTACGATTTCATGGTCGTGGCTATCAGCACCACCGGGCGCGAATCGAATGCGGCCACCCTCAGTGTCGACGTAGGCACCAAGGTAGGCGACGTGCCTAGCTCGATGTCGGCCCCGCAGAACCTGCGCCTGCTTTCCCCGTACATCCGCTCGGACGCCATCTTCGGCTGGGACAAGGTGCCGGAGGCCACCGGCTATGAGGTCGAGCTGAGCAAGGCCGCCGACCAGTTCGTTGCATTCCGCACCGAGAAGATCGGCGACGTGCTGAAGTTCATCTACTCGCCTGACGACATGAAGGCAGACGGCGGCCCGTTCCGTAGTCTGACCATCCGCGTGCGCGCCCTCGGCTCCTACGACAGCCACGGCGACTGGGCTACCCTCACCGTGGGCAACCCGCAGATCGGCATGCTCCAGGGGATCGAGCTGAATTCCGGTATCGGTACGATCTTCTTCGACTGCGCCGAGCCGGCCGATCCTGACTTTTCCGGCGTCATGATCTGGGTCGACACCGATCCTGACTTCAGCCCGACCGATGCGAACCTGGCCTATACCGGCTTCGGCACCTACGCCGTCATCAATGCGCTGCCGGGGGCGAAGCCGATTGCAGCCGACACCCCGTACTTCCTGCGCGCGGCCGGCTTCGACTCCATCGGTAAGGACAACCTGAATATCTCCGGCTCCATTGCCCTGACCGTCTACGGTCGCGCGCCGAGCAAGGACGAGATCATCGCTGACATGATCAAGGATGGCGCGCTGACCGCCACCAAGTTCGCCGATGGCATCGAGCCGGTCGGCGTCTTCGAGACCCTGCCGGTTCTGAACGACCCTGCGCACCCGTACACCGGCCCGAGCACCGCCAATGTCGGCGGCAAGCTGTACGTCATCGTGGACGGCGCCTGGACCACCAGCGTTGCCGAGGTCGGCCCCGGTAGCGTCACCGTCGATGCGTTCGACCAGGACTTGAAGGACATGGTAGCGAAAGTGACCGGCGGTGAGGCGACGCCCGGCACCATCGCCAACCAGATCGCCGAGAAGGTGCGGCAGCAGGCCGACCTGTCCGCCGAGGACATCGAGTACCTGGGTAGCATGGTCGACATCGCCGTCGCGGCGGCGCAGTTCGCGCTGAAGGCCACCACCACCGCGACTCAGGCCCAGACCACCCGCACCAGCACGATTGCCGCCACGCTCGGCGACGACATCACGGCAGCAGTATTCGGGGAAGCGACGGCGCGCACGAACGCCCTAGGCGCCATGGCCGAGACCATCAATGGCCTGAACGTGACCTGGACGCAGGACATCAATGCGGCTATCACCAACTACAACCAGACGGTGGCGACACCGACCTTTGCCTCTGCAATCAGTTTCAACACGCTCAGCACCACGGTGGGGCAGCACACGACCAGTATCACCAACGCCACTCAGAGCATCAACGGTCTGAACGCGCGGGTCGAGTGGAAGATCAACAACAACGGCGTCATCTCCGGGATCGCCCTGGACTCGACCACCGACCGTAACGGCGCCCCGACTAGCAGCGCTACTTTTGCCGTGGACGCCTTCAAGATTCAGGGCACAGGTAACAACGTCCTGGCTCCGTTCGCGGTCAATACCACTACCGGCCTCGTGGAGATCAGCGGCACCACCATCAAAGATGGCACCCTGACTGCGTCCAAGATCGTCGCCAACAGCATCACTTCGGCGCAGATCGCGGCCGGCGCCATCAAGGCTGAGCAGATTGCGGCCGGTGCGATCACCACCGACATGATCGTGGTCGGCACCGCTGGCGGTATCCCAGGCACCCTCATCAAGGATGGCGCGATCAGCACCGCCAAGATAGCCACCGGCGCGATCACCGCTGACCACATGACGGCGAACAGCATCGCGGCCAGCTCGATCCAGGTCAACACCATCACTGGCGACAAGATCAAGGCCACCACCATCACGGCGGACAAGATCGACACGCGCGGCCTCGACATCAAAGCCCCGGACGGGACGGTGATCCTCAGCGCCCAGAGTTCGCTGGCCTGGGGCAAGGTAGCGGCGCCCAGCAACCTCGCGGCTCTGAACGGTAGTGAAGCGATCAAGAACTCGCTGATCTCCCTGAGCGGCCTCGGCTACCAGGGCAGCTTGTACGCTACCGCCAACTATGGTGCCTTTGCCGATGTCAGCACGATCACGGCGGCGAACGCGGCCAGCTTCTTCGCGGCAAACTCGCTGGACGGCACTTACATCAAGAATCTGGCGGCGGACAAAATCCTGGCCGGCACCCTGGCGGCGGGTGTTATTTACGCCGGGGCTATCAGCGCCAGCCAGATTACCGCCGGAACCATCAGCGGTGATCGCATCAATGGCGGCACGATTAGCGCGGTTTCGCTGAGCAGCGTCACAGGTACATTCTCCGGCAATATCAATTCCAGCGGTTACGTCTACTGCACTGGTGGCTCAGGCTCGCCGTATGGCATGACCACGTTAGCCGTAATACCGTCGGCGAGCGGGCAGAGCGCCATCGCCGCGATCTCGTCCGGTAGCGGCACGTCCGCGATCCAGGCGTCAAACATGAATGGTATCGGTGTATACGCATCGGGCGACCGCGCCATTGTCGCGGCTGGCGGTAGCTGGGCAGTGTACGCGTCCAGCGGAGGCTACGGCCCCTTTACTGGCGCGCACGATGCACTTCTGCCGCTAGGCGCCGAAGTAGAGCTTGGCGATATCCTGGTTGACGTAGAGTGCATCGCGCGTAAGGGCCTATCGGATACGCTGTTCTTGGTAGCACGTGCGGACAAGCCGAAGCAGAAGTCAGCCGTTGGTGTATGCGTTGCTGCGCCGGTTGCCTTATCCGCGCGGATACCGGCAGTCTTTCGCCGCGCGCCACGCGAAGAGTTCAGGCCGAGTCTAGCAGGCTTCATTGTGGTTGATGAGCACGACCCGGAGTACGACGTGCTACAGGGCGTGTACGCACTGACCATCATGAACGCACTGGGCGAGGGTCAGATTAACGTCTGCGGGGAGAACGGCGACATCGAAGCTGGCGACTACATCGTAACCAGCTCGATGCCCGGTAAAGGCATGCGCCAAGATGATGACCTACTCCGCAGCTATACGGTAGCGAAAGCGCGTGAGGCCGTTACCTTTGACTCGCCGGGTCAAGTCAAGACGGTAGCCTGCATTTACGTCTCCGGCTAATTGCAATTGATTGCAACGGGCCACCTACGGGTGGCTCTTTTCATTGATGCTGGGAAATACCGTAGCTATAATGCCCTGCATCCGCACCAAGGTAACCACGAAAGGCAACCATGACACTTGAAGCAGATGTGCAACAACTTACCGAAGAGGTGGGGCAGCTCCAGGATGAGGTCTCCGGGCTGTCAGACCAAGCTATCGCCCTGCTCGACGCAGTCAAAGTCAAGAAGGCAGCACTCGATGCGGCGGTCGCATCCTCGCAGGCCGCAGCGGATATCATCACGGCAGCACAGGATTTGCTGGCTGGTGCCGCCGATGCCATCAACTACTACGAAGACATTGCAGGCGCAGCAACCGCTGCGGCGGGCAGCGCCTCGGCCGCGTCTACTAGTGCCGGCGCCGCCGCTAGCTCGGCTACCATGGCACAGGACTGGGCTAGCAAGCTAGCGACCACGGTAGACGGCACCAACTACTCGGCCAAGCAGTATGCGCTGAACTCCGCAGGCTCGGCGAGCGCCGCGAATACCAGTGCCACCACCGCGCAGAACTGGTCAGTCAGTTTAGCGCTGCTGGATGGCACTAACTACGGTGCCAAGAAATACGCGCTCGACGGCTCAGCGTCTGCCGCGCTTGCGCAGAACTTCGCAACCTCGCTGACCAACACCTTCACTGGCGCAGGCGGGATGTACGGCGCCCTGAAGTATGCCAACGATGCCAGCGCAAGCGCCGCACTCGCGCAGAGCTGGGCCACTTCCACCTCTATCGTTAGCGGTGGCTCGTACGGCGCCAAGAAATACGCCACCGACGCCAGCGCCTCGGCGACCCTATCGCAGTCGTGGGCGACCAGCTTAGCCGTAGTCAGCGGTGGTCAGTACGGCGCGCTCAAGTACTCGAATGATGCCAGTGCATCGGCTGTTTTAGCCAGCAAGTGGGCTAATCAAGTCAACGGTGAAGTCAACGGCGTTGGCTCTGGCTACTCTGCCTATTACTACGCGCAGCAGGCCGCAGCTAGCGCGCTGTCCGCGTCAGCGGGGCAAGTCAACGCTGACTGGAGCCAGACCGACCCCGCGCAGAAATCGTTCATCCAGAACAAGCCGTCGCTTGCGCTTGTCGCAAACTTCCCTGCGGCTAACTCGAATAGCGTGCAGGCCAGCGGCAATGCTGCCGTGCGCAGTCTCGCCAACCCACTTACTGGCCTGGGCTACGCGGGCGGCGTGCGCTTCCGGCTCGGGCACAACGATGACACCAGCAGTGCGGGCGGCTATGCCGACGTGATCGACCTGTCAACGTATATTGACAACAGCGCAGGAGGCGTCAACGCGCTGTATTTCGACAAGGGTAGCCAGCGTATCACGCACAAGTTTGCCGGCGCCGGCGCGACTGTCTGGGTTGCCAAGCAGTTGGCCTACACGGACAGCAACATCACCGGCACATCGTCTGGCGCACCATGGGCGGGGATCAGTGGCCGGCCTACCACCGTGGCGGGCTACGGGATTACAGATGCACAAGCCAAGTCGGCAGACCTGACTGCGATTGCTGGTCTGGCCGGTACAGGAATTCTAGTGCGCACTGCGCCTGGGGCCATGGCCTTGCGTTCAATTGCCGGATCACAAGGCATCTCGGTTGGGAACGGCGATGGCGCAGGTAATCCCACCATCATTCTGTCGAATACCACGGTGACGCCAGGTGCTTATGGATCGTCCTCGAATGTGGCTACCTTCACGGTCGATCCACAAGGCCGAATCACGGCCGCAGGGTCTGTGGCGATTTCACCAGCCTGGACTTCTATTTCAGGCAGACCCACCACCCGCGACGGGTATGGCATTACGGACGTATATTTGTCGACGCAGATGGATACGGCCCTGGCCGGCAAGGTAGCAACAGCAGGTGGTACGCTCACCAACGGCACGCTGGCCAATTGCGCGGTCAACAACCCAGTCATCCAGGGCTACATAGAGAAATTGCAGGCACTAAATCCAGCGTACAACCTCACCAGCTACACGCTGGACCCAACCATCGGCACATTGATTGAAATGACCTTGCCGACTGGGCAAGCGAGTGCGCTGACGATCAACTTGCCGGCTGTGGTGCCGGGCGTGTCGTACACGCTCGCTGTAATCAACCCTAGTAGTGGTACGGCCACGTATAACTTCTCCGGTGGTACGTCTCTGCGCTGGGCTGGCGGCACCGCACCAACGCCTACGTCTACGGTCGGTAAAATCGATGCCTATCTGTTCACGTGTCTAAGTAGCTGCACGGTGGGTCGCGACGGCTGGAGGAACGCCTGATGTTTAGCACTGGCGGCGGTAAAGGGGTCGTTGTGCCTATCGGTCAGCAGTCCGTCACAACGGTCGGCACTCAAAACATTACGGTGCCGGCTGGTGTCACATCGCTCTGCGCCGTCTTGATCCAAGGTGGGCAAGGCGGCAGCGGGCGTAAGGGTGGAAAAGGCGGCGATCTTCGCTATAAAAATTCCATCCCCGTCGTACCTTACGAAGTTCTGACTCTCGTTATCGGCGCAGGAGGGGTTGGTACTACGGGTACGAGTAGTACTACGGCGGGCGGCGCTGGCGGAGTTACTCAATTGTTGCGTGGCTCTACTGTAATTTTTGATACTACTTCGGTAATCGGCGCGGGCGCTGACGGCGGCGGTAACGGTGGTGCTGGCGGTACAGGATCTTCCGCCAGCGGTTCCTTTGGCACCTGCTATAACGGCGGTGGTGGCGGCGGCGCTGCGGGCTATTCCGGTGACGGTGGCACTACCGACATGGCAGGTACGGGTGGTGGCGGCGGCGGCGGCGGCACCACATTGGATTCTACCGCAACTGAGAGTACCAATTACAGCTACGGCTCTGCCGCCGCAGGCGGCGGCGGCGTTGGTTTGTTTGGGCAGGGAAGCAATGGCACAGCTGGCACAAGTTCTGGGTCACCAACTGGCGGCGGCGGCGGCTCTGGCGGCACGGCCGGCACCAGTGGAGGCTCAACAGTGCCGGGTAGTAGCGGCCTGTACGGCGGCGGCGGCGCAGCCGCATACACGCGTACAGATGGAACTTCCCGAGCCGGTGCCAATGGCGCTCAGGGCGCAGCCCGCCTAATTTGGGGCGCTGGTCGCGCCTTTCCTTCGACTAATACCCAGGATATGTAAATGTGGATCGATACTAATGACGGCACTGTAGTTCATTTTCATAGCGAATTTCGCGGCCTTCGCCCAAACTGGCCGCTTCCGGATGTAATCACAGAAGAGATCATTGCCGAACTGGGCTTCGCCCCGGTGCAGCAGTCGACACCCAGCTACGATCCGCTGCGCGAGGTGGCAACCGAGCTGGCCCCAGTCAAGCAAGATGGCTCCTGGGTGCAGAAATGGGTAATCACCGGACTCGACAGCGCTACAGTTGCAGCCAATTGCAAGGTAGCCAGGGAGAGCATGTGGGCGCGGATCGCTGCACACCGTGACACCCGCGAGGAATCGGGCTTCAAACTTGGCAGTAATTGGTTCCATTCTGACCCGAAGAGCCAAACCAAGTACCTTGGCCTGAAGGATACCGCGCGCGATATATTGGCGGCAGGTGGCGCTGGCAGTGATGTCATCAAAGAACAGGGTATCGACATCACGTGGCACACCATGGACAATTCAGACATCCCTGTCACTGTGGACCTAGCATTCGCCTTGGTCGCGGCGGTAAAGACATTGCAGGCGACGGTGTTTATGAATGCCAAGGTCCATCGCGGCGCGATGGAAAGGGCAACGCGCCCAGATCTTTACGACTTTTCTGCCGGATGGCCGGCAACTTACCAAGGAGACTAAGCATGGATTATTTTACGGCTAGGCCGTTGATTGAAACCGGCGATGCCATTTTAGTGCGCGGCACCCACGGCTTGCTGACGCCATTCACCAAGTTCTTTACGCGTTCGCCGTACACACATGCCGGCCTCGCGTTCTGGATGGAGGGCGAGCTTTGGTTGGGCGAAATCAACGGCGGTCGTAACCATGCGATCCCTCTCTCGCAGTTGCAGGATATGAAGTTCGATGTATTCAAGCGCCCGCCGGAGATTAGTCAATTCGCGGCGCAGACTGCGATTCACTACGCGCTACGCTCGGTGCTCGACTATAGCCAGTTGGCTCTGTTCGTCATCGGCCTGAAGGAATGGCTGAGGTCAAAGCTGATCATCCACTGGCGCAACTTCCTGGTCTGCTCCGGCTGGTGCGTCTACGCGTACCAGACCGCAGGTTGGAAGGATTGCTCACGGGTGATATCACCGCAGAAGTTCAGCGAGATGCTGGAACTCAGGTTCGTCGTCAACTAGGTTTGAAATCAATTTCAAGGCACCTGCGGGGTGCCTTTTTTATTGCAATCAATTTCAATAACTTGTTGCTGGGCGTCAATGCGCTGACTTAAAATGCTCGGACTTATCGAGACTACTAGGAGAAACCGAAGTGAGCAGCCCAGTATATTTTGCGCTGGACGGTCAAGACGATGCGCCGCCGCAGGATGGGCGGGTTCATCTGCCGAAGATCATCCAGGGCGCACCCTACAATGTGATACTGCGCGTGCGCGATGTCGGCACCAGTCAGTACCGTGACTTTACGCAGTACGACGAGGTGCGCATGCAGCTCACCCGTCAGCAGGGGGTCGAACCGTTCCTGAAACTGAACACCGTGAACGGTCGCCTGCTCGCAGGTGTGGATCGATTGACGATCAGCCTAGACAGCGCGGCCACTGCCGCTATCCAAGTTCCTGTACAGAATCGGCAGGCCATCAACGAGCTGTATTTCCTGCACTCCATCACCATGTTGCAGGCCGGCGCGGTCATCGAGCGCTTCGGTCACGGCCATGGCCTGATGGTAGCGGCAGTTTAGGGGTAGTGATGCCACTGACTACGACGCACAACAATTTCATCGTCGAGGTGATAGTTCCCTCGGCTCCCCCCGTCCCGACAGTCGACGGCGGCGGCAGTTCGACGCTGCGCTTTCCTGCTGCCTATGACCTGGGCGGGCACCGCATGGTGATCCTCGGCGCCTCCGGACTGGAGTACGCCGATGCCACCAATCACGACCATATCGGTCGCGTTCTCGGCATGACGACGGGCGCGGTTACCGCCGGCTCGGTCGTCTCGTTGCAATCAATTGCAGAGATGGTCGAACCGCTGTGGAACTGGGACATCTCTAAACTGGTTTATCTGCGCGAGAACGGCTTGCTGACCCAAACCCCGCCAGCAGCGCCCGACTACGCTTTCTGTATGGTGATCGGCTTCCCGAAGTCGCCCACCTCTCTGATCCTCAACCCCGGCAATGCCATTATCCTCAACTAAGGAGTAGTACACATGGGCACCAAATCCTCCACTAAAGTCCTGATCAATCAAGGCGGTCTGCCAACCGAACTGGCCGCGCTGACCACCTCGGCCGGGGTCGGCGACGCCAACGCAATCCCCGCGCTGAATCCATCCGGCGTGCTCGATACCACACTGCTGAATGGTAAAGTGGTCTCGGCCGGCGCAAGCGATGCGGGCAAGCCGATCATCACCGACGCCTCGGGCAAGATGGATGTCACCATGCTACCGACTGGCGTCGGCGCGGATACCGGCGTGATCCAGACCACCGAAGCCCTGGCCGCTGGCGACTTCGTCAACGTCTACAACAATGCGGGCAGCGGTGCATGCCGCAAGTCCGACGCCAACGGCAAGCGCGCGCACGGCTTCGTCAAGCAGGCCTACGGCTCCGGCGTGGCGGCCACGGTCTATTTCGAGGGTACCAACGACCAAGTCACCGGCATGACCCCCGGAGATGTGTTCCTGTCGGCGACGCCGGGCAAAGCCGCCACTGCTGCGCCTACCGGCGCCGGTATCTTGTGCCAGAACATTGGCTTCGCCATCTCGGCAACGTCGGTGAACTTCCAGAACAACAATCCGATTGTGCAGGCGGCCTAATACATGGACGCCCAACAACAAGCGGCCCTGGAAGGGCTTATTGGTCGCTCGTTGACGGCAGACGAGGTGACGGGAATTGTTCCCCACCTCGCAGCCCGCAACGATGTCAAGATCGCGGCGATCCTGTCGGCAGGCAGGATCAAACTCAAACCTCGCACCATCACAGAGCGCGGCGTGCGCAACTGCGGCCTGGGCATAACCCAGACCTCGCGGTTCTTGCGCATGCTCAGAGAGCTGAAGGCCAGCACGCCAGACTGGCTAGGGCCACTACTGACCAGCGTCGGTGTCCCGGACGACCAGCATGCGGACTACGCGGATACCCTGGCGTCCGCCTACGACTGGCTCTGCCAGGAAGCCGGTATCGACATCGGCACCGAGACCGCGCGCCAGATGCTTGACCTGCTGGCGCACGCCCCAGGCGATCACACCCAGATCGTAGGTACGATCAAGGCATTGGCCGAAGAGCTGGACCCGATCAACTACAACGCTGTGTCCGACGCGCTGAACATTGCCGAAGGGAGGATGACGCTATGAGCGGCGAAGCAATCGTAGTATATGGTGCCAAGAAGGTGTTGAAGTCTGCTGGCGCCCTGTTAGCAAACAACGCGCTCTTGCAGGCAGACGATGCTACCTATGACGTGACTGTCGATGGCGTCGGCTATCCCGACGCTATCTTCACCCTGTCCGGCCAGTTTGCAACAGCACCGACCGAGGGCACGGTCATATCGGTATTCGCTCGCCCACTGGCCATCGACGGCACGAACGACTCGGAGATACCGGAAGCTGCCCGACCGACCCGCTTCATCGGCGCGTTCGTCGTCAACAACGTGACCACGTTGCAGGCGATGGAGCTACTGGCCGTTGATCTTCCGCGCAAGGCTTCCTACTACCTGATGAACTCCGGTACTGGACAGTCGTTATCCGCCGGCTGGCAGTTGTCGGTGTACCCACGCACCTACAAGATGGCCCCGTAGTATGCCACGCCATTTCCTACCGCGCCGGAATACCCCGCAGCCATCGGTACCTATGCCGGTGGACTGGACCAACCCGCTCGCGCGCGATCTCGTCTTCGCAACCTACGCGACGGATAGCAAGGCGTTCGTGGACATGGTCACCGGGCGTGTTACGAACGACCCATTCGCCCCTGACTTCAGCTTCAAGAACGTCTCCTATACCAAGGCCGGGCGCGGGCGCAGCACCAATGGCGGCAGCTACCGCAACACCTTTACCACTCGGCCCACTGCTCCTGGCGGCGCGGGGGTACGCGGCGGGCAGCAGACCACCCTGGTTATCTGCCGGCCGCGCTTGGTACCTTCTACTGCATACAGCGTTGCGTGGGCCGGCTCGATTGACGGCTGGTTCATGGGTAAGATCAGCTTCACCACCGATGGCTATATCGACGCTGGCGTCACCAACGGACCATCGCTCAAGTCTGACCTACCATTCACACTGAATGAAATCTACACCATCGTAGCGGTCAACGACGTTCCAGGTAACGCCAGCTTGGCGGACAACGCCGGGCAGAATGCGTCGAACGGTCAGTGGTTCTTTCTGAACGGTGTCAAGCAGCAGGCTACCAGCAACTACACTGGCATGCGCGGCAAGACCATGGACCAAGTAGGTATCGGCACCTTCACGTCCAACATGGTCGACGTACTGGCCGTCTTCGTGTGGGAGCGCGCGCTAGACCCGGAAGAAGCCCGCGCCGTCACGAACAATCCCTATCAAGTGTTCAGTACCCGCGCAGGTATCTGGTTGCCGCGCTCCGTGCAGCAGGCATTGGTGCAGCGCCGTGGTCTGGCCCGCATCGGCAGTGACTCGCTCGTAGAGCTATCGGCAGGCTCTGGCCGCAAGCCGCTGGTCCTGGTCAACGGTGAGATACGCGAGCGTACCGCCAGCGAGGGGCCACCCATCGTGCTCGTCAACGGCCAGTTGCGCACGCTCGGGGCAGGGGAGACCCTAGTGTACTAGCACCCGATGTTGAAATTAATTGCAGCACGCCCGCATTGCCAGTGAGCAACTTGTTCAACTACAATGCGGGCGCTGTTGTTACTAGGGATAAGACACAAATTGATCAACCATAAATCGACTGAAAGCAATGACGACCATGGGACAAGGTGAAACGATCCGCGCGAAGGGCGCGCTTTCCGGCTTCCTCACAAATAGCCGCTTTTTCTATGTAAGCCGGAGCGTTTTCTGGCAGGCGCATCCCACGACAATCCGGCTGTTGCTAGGACTGGCGTCGCTGGGGTGGTTCCTGTGTATCGCGACGGACGTGCGCACCTTGTACAACACCAACTACCGCTATATGTGGTCGATTATGCCGATGGAAGTATGGGGCACGCTTTTCTTCCTGCACTTCGTCGGCACCTTCTGGCGCATCTTTGATCCGGCGCCGCGTGTACGCTGGGCACTGTTCTTCAACATGCTCGGTTGCTTTTTATGGTTCACCATGACGATTGCCACCAACTCAGCGGCCGGCGTAGTCATTCCAGGCAGCTGCCTGGAAATTGTTACCTGTGCGTTCGCCGCCTGGGCTTTGATACGAACTGGACTCGGAAAGGATGTGCGGACGCCATGAACGACAACACCAAAGCGGAAGTGATTGCAGATTCCAATCAGCTTACGTTGCCGAACGGTCTGGTCAATGGCGGTAGCGTCATTGGTGCAGCCGCCACCTTGGTCGTCGGCTTCCTCGCGCTGCGTAAGCGCTGGTCGCGTGACAACCTCGAACTCACGAAGGACCGTGCGGAAACCAATCTCATCGACGCTTTGGAGAAACGCATTGTTGACCTGCGGGCTGACAACCAACGCCTGGATGAGAACGCCCGCGAGGCATGGCGGCACCGCGCGGAGGACGCCAAGAAGATCGGCGAACTCAGCTCGAAGGTCGAAAGCCTGACGGCGGTCAATGTGCACATGGAGAAGCAGATGGCGGCGATGATCGTGATCTTCCGCCAGATGCTCCCGGAGCACCTGCGCACCGCGTTCGATCAGCAGTTTGCTTTTTTAACCCCGGCCTCGGCACCTGCCCCGGCCACCACCACGGAGTAAAGATGATCTACAAAACCCTGAGCCAAAAAGTCATGCGCGAGAGCATGCGCGTCGTCGTCATGGTCCTGATCGGCATGGCACTGATCCACTTCAGCCCGATCCTGGCGCTGGGCGTCGGCGTCCCCGCGTTCTCGCCGTGGGGCCTGTTCGTCGGCGGCATGATGCTGGCTGCTGCAATCTCTCACGTCATGCGCCGGCTCTTGTTCCCACGCCTCGACTTGCAAGCGATTGCAATCCGCGCGGTCGGAGAACGGCATGAAGACGGCAACTTGCCCGCCGCCATCGTGTTCGCCTCGATCTGCGCCATCCTCGGCTTGCTGTTGTATTTGAACGCATCGCTATTGCGGATGTAAGGAATCTGGACTCAACCCCCGGCCCCGCGTTATCGTGGGGCTTTTCTTTTTCTAGGAGGCAATAAATGGGAACACCACGGAGCTGCCGACTTTGCCAATTCGTGGGCACAGTCATGGCACTACTAGGCATCGTCGTCATCCTCGCACTGGCGGTGCTGCACGACCTCAACCGCCCGCTGCACGCGGCCGAGCTGCCGGCCAACGCTAAGCTGTACCTACCGATCCTGCAAGTGGAGCAGAAGAAGCTGGCACCAACCATGCCGATGCCGGAATGGCAGGCAGCGCGCACGCACAAGGAGACCTGCATCACCGCCAAGCACCCGAAATGCTGGAGTCCATTCGCCGAGCTGAAGACCGAGCGCGAGTACGGCTTTGGCCTGGGCCAGTTCACCGTTGCCTACACCAAGACCGGCGCGGTGCGCTTCAACACCTTCGAGGAAATGAAGCAGAAGGATCGGCGGCTCGCCGGCTGGGCCTGGGAGAAGCGCTTCGACCCGGTGATGCAGATCGACGCCCTTCTGATCAAGGACAATATCCTCTATGGCAACGTAGTAGGGGCCGCAACGACCCTGGACCGAATCGCCTTCACCCTCGTGGGTAACAACGGCGGGGCCGCCAGTGTCCTCTATGATCGCCGCCTATGCCAGGGCACCAGGGGCTGTGACCAGTCGCGCTGGTTCGGCAACGTCGAACTGTACTCCGGCAAGTCGCGCACTGTCATGCCAGGATACGGCCGAAGTCTATACGAGATCAGCCGCGACTACCCGCGCGACATCATCAACCGGCTTATGCCGCTCTACAAACCGTACTACCTGGGGAACTGAAGATGGAAGCACAAGAGAACAAAGTAACCGCATGCACGCTGCCGCCGCCCGGCTGGACTTGCAAGCTCGCCGATGGTCACGATGGCCCTTGCCCCGCCATCCCCACGCCACCCCCGCCCCCGCCGCCGACGCGCATCGTGAAGGACGGCATCGAAATCCCGCAATTGCAATTGATTGCAAAGAAGGCCAGCGCGATCCCGGACCACGTCGCGGTCTACCTGATCCTGATCCTCATGGTAGCCGGCGCCTGGATGTTCGGAACGCTGCACGGCCAGGACGAGATGAAGGCGCACTATGCGCAGGTGATCAAGTACATGGGCGTGCAGCACGACAAGGCGCTTGCGCAGCAGACCGAGGAATCGAACAAGGCCAATGCCGATCTGCACGAGAAGCTAATGAAGGCCCAGAACCAGAAAGCCCAAACCCGTACCATCATCAAGGAGGTAAAAACCTATGTTACGCAAAAGTCTGACGCTGCTTGCACTATCCCTGTTGGCTTTGTCTGGATGTACGACCAAAGTCTTGCCCCAGAGGCCGCTGGCATGGCCGGAGGTCGACCCGCTGATGTTGAAGCCCCGAGCGGCGTTGCGCTCTCTGCCGTCGCCGAAACCGCAGCCAGCAACAACGCCGAGTGCGTCGAGCGCGGAGCCGTCATCCAGTCCTGGCAAGAATGGTACGTCCGCAACAAAGACATCTACGAGCGCGCCGCCAAGCTGATGAACAAAGCGGTGGACGGCATCAAGTAGCCTTGCTAGACTGCGGCTCCCTATCACTACATGGAGTAAGACATGACCAAATCAGTGCGCATCGTCAACGCCGACACCTCCAACTTCAAGGTCCGCGTGCACGCCGAGCAGAAGGATGCCGAGGGCAACTGGAAGAAGGTCGAGGGTTCGGAGAAGCACCTGAACAACCCGGCCGATCTCACCACCGACTACCTGACCTCGCATCGCCGTCTGGTCGTCGAAGAAGTGGTCACGCCGGCCTAAGCCAGCCCCACCTAATATAGCCCCGGTCGCCGCAAGGTCACCGGGGTTTTTCTTTAACTGGTCCCGTTTTGAATTGACATAATAGCGAAACAGGCGCATACTTCAATCGTCGGTTTGCAATTGATCGCAACGACATGGCCTCGATACGGCCGGGCAATTTCGCCCCTCTCACATAAAAGGAAGAACAACATGCTGCAAAGCACGCAAGAGAACTCTGAAGCCGCGTTGATGAAGGACATCTATCGCTTGTCGGATTCGGGCGTTTCAGTCGTCCAGATTCGCAGCCGCGAAACGGTGCGCACCGCAATGGTCCTGCGCCGCAACCTTTGCAACGAGCACAACGGCTACCAGGAATGGGATGTGGTCAACGGCTTCCGCACCTTCACCGCCGAAAACCTCACCGAGAACCTGAAGAACACAGGCAAGCAGATGGACTTCCCGGCCGCCCTCGGCGTCCCGTTGGCCGAACTGCGCAAGACCGGCTCGACCATCAACGCGGACCGTCAGAAAGTGCACTACTTCGTGTACCTCGATGCGCACCCCTTCATCCGCAACAACCCGTACTGCGTCTCGATGATCCAGCAGTACGCCTCGATCCTGCCCTCAGTCAACGTCTGCGTGATCTTCGTCACCCCGGAAATCGCAATCGACGATGTCCAGGCCGGCACGATGGTCGTGGCCGACATGCACACCCCGAACGTCTCCGAGCTGGTCGCCGTCCTGGGCCGCCTCATTGACGGCGCGGAGCATGACTTCCCGGACGGCGTTGACGTGTCCGACGAGGACATGCAGCAGATCGCACAGATGGGCCTGGGCCTGACCATCTACGAGTTCGAGACCCACGCCGCTCTGGCGATGATCGGGGCTACCATGGGCGAGGATCGCGCCACCGTCTTGACCAAGGACATCCTGCTCGAAGGCATCGCGGTGGGCAAGACGGAGGTCGTCAAGCAGTCGGAAATCCTCGAACTGTATGCGACCGTCGATATGTCGGAAGTCGGCGGCATGAAGCGCCTCAAGGACTGGGTGGACAGCCGCAAGAACTGCTTCACCGAAGAGGCCAAGGACTTCGGTATCGAGCCGCCGAAGGGCGCGGTGGTCGTCGGCGTGCCCGGCACCGGTAAGAGCCTGATCGCGAAAGCCATTGCCTCTACCCTCGGCATCCCGCTGGTCCGCCTCGACATGGGCCGCGTGTTCTCCAAGTTCGTCGGCGACTCCGAGAGCCGCATGCGGGCCGCGCTGAAGATGGTCGAGACCATGGCGCCCTGCGTCCTCTTCTCGGACGAGATCGACAAGGGCCTGGGCGGCGCGGGCGGTGGCGGCGACTCCGGTACTTCGTCCCGCGTGCTCGGCACCTTCCTGACGTGGCTCAATGACTGCAAGGCACCGGTCTTCAACATGGTCACCGCCAACAAGATCGACGGCCTGCCGCCCGAACTCCTGCGCAAGGGTCGCTTCGACCAGATTTTCGCGGTTGGTCTCCCGAATGCCGGCGAGCGCAAGGAAGTCCTGGACATCCACCTCCGCAAGCGTGGTCACGAGATCGTCTTCGACCGCCAGCAATGGGCGCGCTTCACCGAGAAGAGCAACGGCTACGTACCGGCCGAGATCGAGCAGGCCGTGAAGGACGCCCTGATCACCGCGTTCAACTCCGAATCGAGCATCGGTATGGATCACATCATCCAGGCGCTGGAAGAGATGGTGCCGATGTCACGCTCGAACGCCGAGAAGATCAACGCCATGCTCGACTGGGCGCGTAACAACGCGATCCCGGTCAACTATGAGGCCGACGAGGGCGCAGAGCCGAGCGCCCCTGGCGATGCCCCTTCCGCGTCGGCGTCCACGCCGCCGGCCCGCCGCACCCGTACCACTCGCCGCGCATAAGGAGAGACTGTCATGGAATCCGGTAACATCGAAGTGCATGTCGGCCACGGCAAAGCCACGCTCAAGACCTGCACCATCCAGATGTCGTCGTTCAAGGTCGGCAAGCCTTGGAACCGCGAACCCGCCCAAACCAGCGGACGCCGCCGCCCCTTCACTGCTACCCAGCAGAACGTTGGCGCGCATGGCACCGTGAATGGCGTGGTCTACTCCGATACGGTCGGGCACGATCCGAACACGATCCTGTTGCTGACCTCATCGCTGAGCCGTGGCGGCATGTCGGCTTCGGACGGCGCGGTGATCTTGCGCTTGCGCCCTGGCGCGGCCACGCTGAACATCGGCGCCAGGCTGCCGCCAGCCAGCGACAACTACCTCGGAACCCGCTTCTGCATGTTCCAGGGTATGGCCGATATTCTGTCGGTCGAAGAGGCGGAATTGCTCGGCATCCGCATCCCCGCTGGCTACGTCGACAAGTTCTTCGACATTGCCCAGATCGAGGAACGCTTCGACGTGATGGAGATGTCGCCGGCCTCTATCGCTCAACCGGAATTGCAGGTTGTTTCGACCGGCAACGGGCAGCAGATTGTGGAGGTTGCTGCCACCCCGCATCGCCGCTTGAACTTCCGGCGATAGCGCAAATAGCTGGAAATCCCCAGGTCGCGTGGGGCCGTATAATAGCGGCTCCACCACCGAATAAATTCTCAACCTTTTGGAGAAATAACCATGTCGCACACCACTGCCATCAAGGGCGTGAACATCACCAACATCGACGCTCTGCGCGCCGCCATCGAAGAGCTGGCCGAGAAGGGTATCAAGATCAACCTGACCGAAGGCGGCACCCCGCGCTCGTACTACTCGGCCCACGGCCGTGAGCAGGAAGGCATGGGCAAGGCGGACTTCGTCATCGGTCTGGCCGACGCCGCCTACGACATCGGCCTGTACCTCGGCGAGGACGGCGTCTACGAGGCCCGCACCGATTTCTGGAACTACAACGTCAAGAGCGTGGAGAGCGTCCTGGGCGCCGCCGCGTCGGCCCCGGAGTACGAGACCCAAGCCAAGATGGGCAAGCTGTTCCAGGCCTACGCCATCCACGCTACCCTGGCCACGGCGCGCATGCAAGGCAAGAGCGTCCAGCGCATCACCAAGAAAGACGGCACCGAGCAACTGGTCGTCGCCGGCTTCTAATCGTTGCAATCAATTTCAAAGGAACTGACATGAAAAACCTCGTGATCAACATCAAACCGGATGGCTCGACCGTGGTCGAAGCGAATGGCTTCCAGGGCGTCGGGTGCAAGGACGCCAGCAAGGTGTTCGAGATGGCCGTGGCTGGTCCCGGCGGCGACACCGACACCAAGCCGAAGCCGGAGTTTTATCAGGCCAACGGCTCGCTTAACACTGCCAGCAACTAAGTAAGGTCGCCCGCTATGCCGTTCTTGTTTTCTATCCTGTCTAGTTTCTGGGATAAGGTCGCCGTAGCGGGCGATGACGATTGCTGGGAATGGATTGCCGGAAAGTTCACGACTGGCTATGGTTGCTTCTATGCATCGCCAACGAGACGACGTGAATACGCGCACCGCTTCTCGTATGAAATTCGTAACGGTGAAGTCCCACCCCACCTGGAAGTTTTGCATACCTGTGATAACCCAGGATGCGTTAATCCGCGTCATCTGGTTGCTGGCACGCACAAGGATAATATGCACGACCGTGACGCTAAGGGTCGTGGCAATCAACCGAAGGGCATAGGCAATGCGTTCGCTAAGTTGGATAACGCTAGAGTTCTGCGACTTCGACTTGACCACGCTACGCAATCAGTTTCATTCGCAGAGTTGGGCCGCAGATACGGTGTAAGCGCAGTAACTGCTAGTCTGATTGTGAAAGGCATAAAGTGGAAGCACCTGCGAATAATTCGACGCACAACAAGGAGTTAGAATGGAACAAGAAAAGCACTTGAATGGCATGGTAGAACGTACTAGCAGCGATCACGTCTGGCGTGACCCCGTAACTGGCAAGTATCACTACAGCGACGAAGCAGAGCAGATCGTGGAGACGCCGTACGATACTGAATTCGACGCCGCCGAAGCACTCGGCAACTACGTTCATCAATTGAACCTGCCGCGCGAGTAGATCGCAACGCCCTCGCAAGAGGGCTAAGACAGCTAGGCATTCAATCAGGTAAAGACGGTATCGCGCACGGCAATGCGTGGCTCCGCCCATAATGCACCTAAATCCAGTGGGTGTTTGCCTTAATAGATTGGATACCGAATGCCTAGCTGCCTTATTTTTGCAATCAATTGCAAGGAGCAGTCATGAAATTGTGGGAAGTCACCATGAAGGTGAACGTCGTCACGACCGACGATGAAACCGGCGAGGACGCCAAGACTAAATTGCAGCCCTACCTGGACCAGATGGGAGTAGCTGGCGCCGCCATTACAGACGCTGTCGAGCTACCATTGGACTACCAAACACGGAGGACGCAATGACGACTGACACGAATTTCATGGTGATCGACATCACCCCGGCCGGCGAGGTCTCGGCCATGCACCGCGAGCAGTTCCCCTTGAGCTTCCTGGGCAAGCAGTCAATCCGCCGCGCCAGCGAGATCAAGTTTGACGAAGGCACCCAGAAGTGGGACGTGCATGTTCCTGGCATGATGGTTCACGACGCCGAATCCTGGATAGCAATTGAAGACGCGCGCGGCTTCGCTTCCTACGATGTCGCCCGCAAGTTCGAGGTGCGCTGGTTGGAGGAATGCAAGCTGGCCAGCGTCCATCCGCTGAGCGGCGAAGGGCGGGTGATTGCCGCGCGTATCCGGCCGGAGTTCATCTAAAAGTTTCATTGGTGGTAGTACCCTCGTGCGATGAGGTTTGGGCGGGTAGGCTTCAGCTTCCCCGCTTTTTTTGCGTCCATTGTGTAGGATTGACAGTATAGGGGATTCGCTCTATAATGTCAATATATACATTTCCAAGTAGAAAGGAGTCTGTGATGAGCGTATCAATATCCAGCGCGTATGCGCGCGAAGTCCTGGCCCGGCCGCACTTGCCGCACGCGGCGGTCCGTCTGGGCCTCTGGTTAGCGGCATGCGCCGAGCAACGCGGCGGCTTCCCGGTGGAGACCACGGTCCAGGCAATCATGACCGGCCTCGACACCGAAGAGGTGCACGCGCCCGGCGTCGGCTTCCGCCATGAGACCGTGAGCAAGTCGGTCACCGCCCTAGAAGAAGCCGGCCTGCTCCAGGTAGAGAAAAGCCCCTTCTACAAGGGTCCGCAGAAGTACACCCTGAACCTCAACCGAGACTGACATGGACAACGTCCTCGACATCACGCCGCACCTGCCTGAGAAGGCACCGCTGGACGTGACCATACCGCTCCAAGTAGTAACGCGCATGCTTCAGGTCGGCGCAATTAGCCGGCACGCCTACGGCATCGGCTTGCTGGCCATCGCGTACATGCAAGAAGACGGCGAGTACGCATGCACGCTCACGCGGCAGGAGATCGCACGAGGCGCTGTAATGATCGAGGGGGAACCAGCAGTAGCACTAGGCAATCCGGAGATTCACGAGCTGGCCGCCGCCCTGCACGCCCTGCAATTTAATTGCGGCATATGGAACCACATCTTGGCCAACCGTGTCGGGAAGGGCAAAGAGAAGTACAACCACTTCACTGAGCCGCATCGCGGCGATGGCAGTTACGAAGCGCTGTACCGGATCATCAAGCATGACACCCCGATTCATTTCTGTTGGCTCCCCGAGCGCCAGGACGAGATCATCGAGCATGCCCGCGACGTGGTCGAGCACAAGCTGATGATTTCCCGCTTCTCCAACATCCGCACTGTGAAGCTCCCATAAGATGCTGAAGACCGTAGACATTGCTGAGTACGAACGTACCCTGCGCTCGAAGCTGCGCGGAGGGATGGATTTGCAGCGTCATTACTCCATGTCGATGCACCAACTTGCTGCGCGCTGGGCTAAGAGACTCGCACCGCACCAAACCCTCATTCTGATATTCGTTCTCGACCGCACCGTATACCACGGCAAGCTGAGCGAGACCATCGCGTTCGACCAGTTCCTGGATGGCATGGTTCTAAATGACCGCGACGAGCGCGTCTTCAACGGACTCAATATGAGCAAGAACACGCTCGTACTGCACCTGAAGGAATTGGTAAATGGCGACTTCTTGCACGCATGCGCATGCCTCGCGGCGGACGGCAAGACTGAGATTCGCCCACGCCTGTTTGCAATCAATTGCAAGAAGCTCTTCAACCTGGACATCGCCGACGAGGAAAACCCCATGATTCTGCGCGAGCCGAAAGCCAAGAAGGTAGTAGAAGTTGCCGAAGATGACCAGGATAATCTGGCCCCATCTGCACGTAAGTTGTTGAAAACACCGAAGAAATTGGCTGTAGAGGCTCCCAAAAACACCCCCCCAAATTTGGGGGGCATATATACTGATAACAGGATAACTAAAGTTATCCATTTCGGCGATGCGGCGCACGCCGAGCATCCTAAGAAGGTCAGCATTGCCGATGCGCTGGAAAACCTCCAAGCTACTCGTGCCGCATTAAAGGCGCAGCGCCCAGCCAGTCGTCCTACTCGCACCACCCGCAGCGCTGCCGCGCAGAGCAACAATCCCTACAGCCGCGTAAGCGTGCAGGGCAAGCTGGACGAGTTGATGCAGCAGTACCACCCGGCGCTGCCACGCGTCATCGTTACCGACAAAGCCCTGGGCGTGATGCGCAAGCGCATGGCCGACGCCGGCATCGAGCGCGACGACTTCCTCGACTGGGCCATCAAGATGTGGATGACCACGTCCCAGGCCCACGCACGCGGCGCACGCCGCAACATAGGTGAGGCCCGCCGCAGCTACGCACCACTGCCAGCCGCCCCGGACTTCAATACCCTGGCCTACCGCCTGCCCTACTTCCTCGCGGCCTACCGCAGCTACGTGCAAGCCGAGCGCATCGGCGCAGCGACCAACCGCGAAGAGATGCTGGAGCGCAAAGTCGAGAAGCTGGAGCGCAAGGTCCAGTCGGCCCAGGACGAAGTGCGCAGCGCCAGGGAACGCGAACGCGCCGTGCGCCGCCGCCCACGAGTTACCGAAGTACCCGAAGAAGCACCACCCGTCCGACCGGCACGGATCGCCCGCCGCGCCCCTGTTACCACCACCCTGCTCGACGACGATCTGCCGTTGGCATGGGATGAATACGACCAGAAGAAGGCCTAAGCATGACTGTCTCCACCACGCAGCAAAACGTGCGCAAATTGCGCGAAAGCCATATCCCGCCGTACACCTTCAGGACCAACTTCGACCAGGAGCAGCTAGGGTCGCTGAAGGCCCGTATCACCAGCGCCGAATTCCGTGACGCCATGGCGAACGGCGCGCCGGTAAATCTGTTCATCTATGCCGGCGAAGATCACCGCGCCGCCCTGCAACGCTCGGTGCGCGCCGCCGCTCTGGTCGCCAAGGGCCTGTGCCTCCAGAACATGCAGGTGATCCACACCCACATGGCCGGTTTCCTGCGCGAGCAGCGCATGGCCGAGATGGAGCGCACCGACAGCAGCGTCAACCCGGTACTGTCCCACCTCGGCAAGGGCTACATCGCGATCAGCGATTTCCTGGAGTACGACAACATCACCGAGCTGTACGGGCACCACTCGTTGCAATTGATTGCAGACTACCTGATCGAACACGTCGAGGCTGGCGGTGGCCTGATCCTGGGCGCGGGCAACATCGACCCGCTGGACGTGCTCCAGTTCGGCGTGGCATTCCAGAACCTCATGGGCGTCTTCGAGACGTACCGCGTATGAGCGACGGCCTGCGTCTAGTTTCTGCCGTGGTCGCGGCCGGGGCCGGCGCCACCCTCCTGCGCATGGAGCGTGACCTGTTCACCGAAGCCGAGCACGCCGCGTACGATTTCGTGCGTGACTTCTTCCGCCGCTTCCAGTCGGTGCCGAACGCGCAGACGGTGCAGCAGGAGACCGGCGTCCGCCTACCGTCCGCGCCGGAGAACATCGCCTTCTACGTGGAGCAAGTCGAGACCCGCCACACCTACACCCGCGTCCTGGAGCATTACAGCGACCTGCGCGCCGCGATGCAGACCCGCAGCGTCGATGAGATGCGCCCGATCATCAACGGCATGCACCAAGCGGTGAGCGCCCACCGTGAACGCGGCCATGTCGTCATGGGCCTCGGCGGCGCGCTCCAGCTCGTTACCGACCGCCTGGAACGCACCATGGGCCGTGGCGGTATCACCGGTATCGAGACGCCATGGGAGACCTTCAACGAGACCACTGGCGGCTACCAGGACGCCGACCTTGTGACGATTGTCGGCCGCCCCGGCACGGCGAAGACCTACAACATTCTGACCCAGGCCATGGCAGCGCACGATGCCGGCCGTAGCGTTCTGGTCGTCACGACCGAGATGGGCATCGAACAGTTGGGCCGTCGCTATGCCGCGCTGAAAACCGGCGTCAACCCCGAGCTATTGAAGCGCAACATGATCTCGACCTACATGATGCGCCGCATTGAAGCGCTCGGTGCCGAGATGATGACCGACGAACGCATGCGCTTCTTCTCGGTGGGCATGGGCGCGAAGATCAACGCCATCGAAGGCCTGATGCAGGAGTTCGACCCCGAAGTGGTCTTCCTCGATGGCACCTACCTCGTGCACCCGAGCGTCAAGCAGGCCATGAAGCGTATCGAGCGCGTCGGCGAAGTGTTCGACGAATTGAAGGGCCTGACGATCTCGTCGAACCGCCCGATCATCAACACGATGCAGTTCAACCGGCAGGCCGGCAAGGACGGTAAAGACGGCTCGCTGGAGAACATCGGCTTCACCGACGCCGTTGGTATGCACTCGTCGCTGGTCATCGGCTTGAAGATGGGGCCGACCGAGAACCCGCGCGCCAGCCGCACCATGGAATTCCTGAAGGGCCGCGAAGGTGAGATCGGACAGGTCCACATGAACTTCAAATTTGCCCCGGTCGACATGAGCGAGCTGTTCGTCGATAATGACGATGGCACCACACCCGGAGCACCCGGAGCTGCTGGAGATGCCGGCGTCGATTGGATGATGTAGTCGACATGAAAGGAGAAGCTATGAGCAACAAGAAGCACGACGCGGTTCTGATCGCGCGCAACAAGCTGGAAGAGGCAGAGGAAGCGTATCTGCGGGCTAACGGCTGGACCTATAGCAGCGCAAACCCCGCCTGTCTGTGGATGTGGCAGAAGACCCTGCCGGATGGCCGTACCGTCATGACGCTGCGCGCCCAGGCCGTTACCTTCCAGGAGATGAGCCGTGTCTGAGAAATTGCAATCAATTGCAGAACACGGCGATAACCTCGCCTGGGATAAGTTCTCCGAGATCGTCAAGGAGAAGATGGCGGCAAGCCGCGCTAAAGGTCGCGGTGGATGGGATGATCCTGCACAATGCACGGTCGAGCAATTAGCGTATCTGCTAGTAGAGCATGTAGCGAAGGGCGACCCGCGAGACATCGCCATCCTGTCCATGATGGTGCACCAACGCGGAGGCACCGCTATTGACGTTTATGAAGCGTTTGCCGTGCACGCGGCGCGGGCCAAGCCCTACGCACCAACGCCGGAAGAGCTGGAGAAGGAGTTTCAGCAATGACCGACAAAATGCAATCAATTGCAACGCAACAGTTCGACGCATACGGCGACATGCAAGTGCCGTTTGACGTTGCAACTTGGTGCCGCGCACACAAGTTCAACACAACAGCGGTCGACATCTTGCGCACACTCAAAGCCCGCAATGCGCTGAGCGGGCAGATCGAACAATTGGAGCGCCAGCGCGACGAGCAGGAAGAACGTCTGCGCATCCTGACACAAGAGGCCCGTCAGAAGATGGAGGTGGCGCATGCCGTTTGATGCCGCCAAGTGCGAAGGCTGTCTGCTCGACGGCCAGTTCCGCCCGATGGAGCCACGCGGCGGTGAGAACGCGCGCTTCATGATCGTCACCGAAGTTCCGAGCGGCGCAGGTCACAAGGAAGGCCGCTTGCTACCGCCCGCTGCCATGCGCATTTTCGGCGCGACCATGGAGCAAGCCGGCTTCAACCGCGACGACTTCCTGTTCTACCCCTCGTGCCGTTGCCCGATCCCGGAGAACGATTACACCAACCGCGAGAAGAGCACGATTATCAAGCACTGCCGCGCGCACATGCACGATGCCATCGCCGATGCGCAGCCGGAAGTGATCGTTCCACTCGGCAAAGACCCGACCTCGCAAGTGTTCGGCCGCAGCGTTAAGATCACCCACGTCCGGGGCCTCATGAACGAGATCGCCGATGTGCCGGCGCCGGTCTTCCCGATCATCACGCCGTCCCAGGTCGTGGCCTACCCGCAGAACGGCCCACTGTTTGAAGCTGACGTGCAATCGTTTGCAAGGTTCGTAGAATTCAACTACGACGCGGCCAGCGCCTCGGTGGAACACGGCGACTACCAGATCGTGGACGACCTCCAGTTCCTGATCGACCGCGACGAAGAACTGCTCTCGTTCGACATGGAGACCACCGGGATTCGCTGGTACAAGCAGGGCGTCGACGTGCGCACCTACAACCCTGAGCTGCACAAGGGCAATGCTGCGTTCGACCCGCGCTACCAGATTCTGACTTTCCAGTTCAGCACCCGCCCCGGCGAAGGCTTCATGCTGGTATGGGACCATCCCGAGAACCCGATCCCGGAAGAGCGCAAGCCGAAGCTGCGCAACCAGCTCCGCAAGTTGCTGTGCAAGGCTGACCGTCTCGTCGGCGGCCACAACGACAAGTTCGATAACGTCGGCCTCTGGATGACCGAGGGCATCCGCTACCGCATTTGCTGGGATACCCTCCTGGCCGTCGCCATGCTGGACGAGAACGCGCCGGAGAAGAACCTGGACGTGATGACCAAGATTCACGTCCCGGAGATGGCCGGCTATGCCGACGAGTTCAACCGCACCGTGGACAAGAGCCGCATGTGGGAAGTGCCCCTCGACATGATGCGTGGCTACGGCTGCGGCGATACGGACGCGGCGCTGCGCCTATGGCTCGCGCTCGAACCGAAGCTCATGGCCGATGATCGCCAGTGGTCGAACTACTGCAACGTCGGTATCCCCGGCCTCAACGCCTTGTCCGGCATGGAGACGCGCGGCATGTACGTCGACGTGGAGAACGAGCTGCCGCAGTTCCAGGCCTACATGGAGGATTCGGTCGGCACCGCCTACACCCGCCTGCTCGGCCAGATTCCGCGCACCATCAAGCGCGAGCACGTCGATGCCCTGAAGGGCGACGTAGAGAAAGCGCTGTCGTTCGGCCGCAAGGACTTCCTGCGCGATGTCCTGTTCTACCACCCGGACGGCTTCAAGCTGAAACCGCGCGTCTTCACCAAGTCCACGCGACACCTGAACGACAAGAACCTGTGGATTCCGTCGACCAGCTCGAAAGACCACCTGCCCTACTTCTTCGAGGAATGCCCGTTCACCTTCGAGCTGGCCGAGTACGTCAAGGATGAAAGGCTGCTCAGCACGAACATCATCTCGTTCGAGAAGAAATACGTGGTCGGCGGCAAGGTGCGCCCGGTCTACAACCTGCACATTGCCGTCACCGGTCGTACCGCGTCGCAAGACCCGAACGGCCAGAACTACCCGAAGCGCTCGGACAAAGCGAAGATGTATCGCAGGATGTTCAACGCCCCCGAGGGCTACTACGTCTGCGAGCTGGACTTGTCCCAGGCCGAGCTGCGCATCGCGGCAACCATGGCGCGTGACCCGACCATGCTTCAGATTTACCGAGAGGCCGGCGACATCCACACGGCGACCGCCCTGGTTGTCCTCAGCATGACCATGGAGCAGTTCCGGCAGTTGCCCAAGGCCGAGCAGAAGCTGGCACGTACCAAGGCAAAATCGGTCAACTTCGGGTTCCTGTACGGCATGGGCTGGCGCAACTTCATCGTGTTCGCGAAGACCCAATACAACGTGGAGTTCACCGAGCAGGAAGCGAAGAACATCCGCGCCGGCTTCTTCAAGAAGTACAGCCGCCTGACGGCATGGCACGAACGTATGCGCAACTTCGCAAAGGAGCACAAATTCGTGCGCTCCCTCAGCGGCCGTATCCGTCACCTGCCGATGGTCGACAGTGCCGAAGAGTACATCCAGCAAGAGGCGATGCGTCAAGCGATCAACTCGCCAGTGCAGGAATTCGGCTCGTCGCTGGGCGTCATGGCACTCGGACGCATGGAAGAGGTGATCGACCCGGAATACCTGCAAATTGTGGGCTTCATCCACGATGCTATCGTCGTCTACATCAAGAAGGAATACCTGGACTGGGGCCTCAAGACGGTCAAGGGCTTCATGGAGTCGAACCCGATTGGCGAATGGTTCGGCAGCGAGATGCTGTGCCCGATTGTGGCCGACGCCGGCTTCGGCACCAACCTCGGCGAGATTCACGAGCTGGAGGGCTTCAGCCTGGATCAGCAGTTCGACTACGGCTCGCTGCGCGACAAGGAAGGCAACCTGTTGATCGAGGTTCCGCCGCAGCAGACCCCGCCGAACAATGGCCGCCTGACGCGCTCGCCGTTCACGCTCGACACCGACCTGGAGCCAGAAGAGATTCGCCCGGCTACTCGCCGCGTCATGCGTAGTCTCAGCCGTGCACCGGACCCGGCCCCGCGCCGCCCGACCCGCATCGTCCGCACGCCGCCCGCCCAGGCCGCACCGGTCGAGCAGGCACCGGCCACAGTGAAGCGTTATACTAGGACACCCGTACGATAACCACCAAAGGAGAACAACATGCCAACACCCCCGCGCATCGTGCGGGGTGCTCCACGCACCCCCGTAACAGCCCCGGCCCGCATCGTTCGCACCGCCGCCCGTACCGCTCGCGTCACTTCGGCCACTGCCGCTGTCGACCAAGCCGCGCAGCGCGCACAGGATATCGCCGACATCGAAGAATCGTTGCAATCAATTGCAGACCTGAAGATTCAGATGGCCGAGCTTCAGGACAAAGTCACCGAGCACGAGGCTTCGATCCTGGCCAAGATGAAGCGCAGCAAGATCGCCGACATTATCCACGCCGGCCTGCAAGCGATCCTCGCGCCGACCTTCAGCAACGAGAAGAAGGAGATCGACCCGCTGAAGCTGTTCAACAAGAAGGGGATCAACCGCAGCGACTTCTTCAAGATGGTCAAGGTGCAGATCGGCGAGGTCGGCAAATATCTCGCAGAGAACGAGATTCGTGAGCTGGCCAAGATTACGCCGCCGCAGAAGACCGGCGAAGCGCTGACGATCAAGCCGGTGAAGGCCGCTGCCAGCAAGACCGTGATCAGGAACAAGACGAGATGAACCGACGCATCGCTATCATCGGCGGTGGATCGCTGACCTCGGCCCTGACTACTGCTATTGCGCATACCGGGGCCGGCGTCGTCATCATCCATGACCGTCAACCGAAGCAGGATCATACCCAGACCCTCGCCGAAATCCCGGGCGACTACACCGCTAACTTCGTCGAGCCGGAGCCGGTCAACCTCGCACCAGCACTGAGCCGGCGTGAGCGCCGAGGTGACAAGTCTGAATCGTTCTATGCTCGACGAGATCAAATCGCCCGCAAAGGAGGTAAGAGATAATCGTAGTCACGGCATGAATTGGTCATGCCGGCCGAATCTGGAGAGCATCATGGATACATTGCTGAACATTCCCGTTTGTCACGCCACGGCGGCGCCCGCTGAGGATGGCTGTAACCAGTGTGATTGCAAGGTCTACTTCCCAGTGTTTGATTCGCCTGCCAGCAGCCATTGGAAAATCGTAGCGGACTGCCCATGTGTCACCAACGACCTCATCAGCAAGGGGATTATCAAGTGTGAAGGCAACACGGTGGAGAGCGGTCGGGAGACCGAGCGCATCATCCGTGAGCACATACGGAACCATTCACGCCTGCCGAGGAATAGGTGAGACCATGAGCAAGAAACAGATCGCAATCGCTATCGCCGTCCTGGCCCTGTTCATTTGCGCCATGGAGAAGGGCTGGTTCTTCATCCTGTTCTACGGGGCGTTCCTCTGGCTGGCATGCCCTCAGTACAACTTCCTCAGCCCGAGCTGCGGGGAGTTCACCGCCGAATTTATTTTAACCCGTATCTACCAAGTAGTGTTTATCGTCGCTGTCATCATCACGATATGGCGACTCCTGAGAAAACCCAAGGAGCCAAAAGAATGACCACCACGAAAATCAAAGAAGAGCTGCGCCAGCACCTCGGCGAACTGCTCAGCGACAAGCTGTACGAAATGACTCGGTACAACCGCGATGCCCTACACCCTGATTGGTGCGATGCCGCTACCATTGATGAGGTGATCGACGCCATCGCCCCGGCGCTGCCGAAGGAAGATCAGCTCGTACTCGACCCCGAAGCGGTGCCGGTCCCGACCACGGCCAACATGGCGCGCATGATGCTGGCGCTCGGTTACCAATGGCTCAAAGAGCACGCCCCGCAGCACCTGACCGAATCGAAGGCGCCGGCCTGGGAAACGCTGCCGATGGCCGATGTCCCGCACCCGAGCAAGGATGGCACGCGCGTCGTCGGCTTCGTCGTACCTAACCGTGGCGTTGAAATCCCGCGCCAGCAACTCCGCGAACTTATCGGCAAGCCGCACCCGCGCGACGAGCAAGCCAACTGGATCGCGCCAGTTCAGGGCTACACGCCCGGCATTCCCTGGTCGATGCACCTCGAAGCCTACGATGTCTACCGCAAGGAGTATGGCCGGCAGGAAGCGCTGATCGACTACCGCGCCGGTTGCCGTGGCGGCTTCGGCACCAGCGAACTCGACGCCTGGATTCCCGGCTGGCGCGAGCGCGCATCCGAGATCACCGCACTCAAGGCGGAACTAGTCAAGACCAAGGAAGCGCTGCATATCGCCCTGGCCGATGCCGTCATGCCGGCGCGCAAGGTCGGCGGCAACTACGAGGCCGAAGGCACCATCGTGAGCACCTTCCAGACCCTGGCCGGCAAGACCCGCCATGTCTTCGAGTTCAGCAACCCCGAAGGCATGCTGCACATCTTCGGCCCCGAGCAAGTCGAGATCGCGGGCGCAGTCAACGGCGCACCGCCGCCCGACTGTCGCGATGCCATGATCGAATCCGGCTTACCCGCTATCCCAAAGTCCTGCCCTGCTTGCGGCATCGCTAAGCACTGCGCGCGCACCGGCCTAGAACAGAAGGTGCCGCAATGAGCGCCGCCGTCGCCGCCATCGAATACGCGCTGAAGACCGAGGACGGTATAGACTTCCTGCGCCACTGGAACGAAGGCTCGTTCGACATCTGTCGCAAGCACTGGGATGACGCCCCGGAAGCATGCTACATTGGCGCCGATCCCTTGCTGCCGCAGACCAAAGACCTCCTGGCGCAGAACGAGCGTAAGGGCGACTATGCGCGCCGCTGGCACATCTTCCGCAACCGCGATGCGTTCGACGGAATCGACTTCGACGTGTTCGGCGACCAGTTCCGCGAAGACGCCGATGCCATCGTCGACACCGCCAAGCAACTACCGGGAACCCTGATATGACCGACCTCAAACTGAAATGGTCCTACCCCGCGATGACCAAGCCTTGCTCCATCGAGAGCTGCACCAATCAGGCGGCGGCCAACAGCCACGACCTGTGCGAGCACCACATGGGTGAGTTCAAGGCTTTCCTGCAACAGAAGTACAACCGTTGAAATTGATTGCAACATGGACCTGCACGCTATCGCACCCTATCTCGCCGCAGGCGCGGCGTCCTTCTTGTCCGTCTTCCTGAAGGGCTTCCAGCACCGTAACGTGAACGGCAACCACCTCCGTCTAGTCTTCGTCACTTCGTACGCGATGGCCTTGATGGACGTGGCCGTGGTCGGGATCATCGTCAAGGGTGGATGGGCTATCGCAATACCTAGTGGCACCGGGGCTGCATGCGGCATGGTCCTGTCGATGAAGTTCCATGACCGCCTGTTCAAACGGAAGGTGAAACCGAATGGACGCTGAACAGATCAAAGATGTGCTAGTCGAAGTCGGCATGCGGCGGGGCGACCTCAAGACCATTCACGGCTGGGTCTCGACCAAATGCCCCCTCGCCGCCTGGAAGCACCAGAAGCGGCGCGATAGTGCGCCGTCCTCCGGGGTCTCGATTCGCGACGAGCCAATCTTCAACTGCTTTACCTGCGGCACGAAGAAGCCGCTCTTCGCCATGGTCGAGGAATACGCCACCTATACCGGTGACGACTTCAGCGATCTGGTCGACGAGTTGCGCGAGAGCGCCTACCTGGGGCCGACTGCGCTGCCGAGCTGGGACCGTCTCAAGGAGCAGCCGCCCGAGGATGAGCTGATGCCGCTCCACGAAGGCCTGTACATGGACCTGTATGAGCCGGCCGCTGGTCACCCGTACCTTGCCGAGCGCGGGATCAGCGACGCCACAGCCGAGAAGCTGGAGCTGCGCTTCGACCCTGAAGACCGGGTAGACCGCGAGCATGGCATCTTCGGCGTCGGTCGCATCCTCTTCCCGGTGCGCGGCCCGAACGGCGCCCTGTACGGCTTCACCGGGCGCGATGTCACCGGGCAGTCGAAGGTCAAGGCACGCGACTACGCCGGCCTGAAGAAAGCCCTGTGCGTCCTGGGCAGTCACCTACTCGCCAGCGAGAACCCGCCGCATGTCGAGATCGTCGAGGGCCTGTTCGACTATGCCAACATGGTCGAGCAGGGCTACTACCCTGGCGCGGTCATGCACTCGTCGCTGACCGAGGCCCAGGCCAACATCTTCCGCGACATCGGCAAGCCGACATACATGCTGTATGACGATGATGACGCGGGAGAGAAGGGCGTGTTGGAGGCCAGCCGCGCGCTGATCGACTACACTCCCATCATGCAAGTGCGCTACCCCGAGATATGGATCGAGAACCCGAATGAAGACGACGGTGGGCATTACGTGAAAGACCCCGGCGAGCTTCTGAGGGAGGATATTGAATGGATGCTCCAAGATGCACGCATCATTACCCCGCGTGACATACGCAATATGGAGTACAGAGTCAAGCAGAAGCAGCGCGACTTGACAGACAACCGCTGAAGTAACGATAATGGGATTGCGATGACTACAGATCATCAAGACCGCAGATTATCGACAGAAGTAGATTGGCTCGGTGGCAAACTCCGGCCGCTCCGCGAAGGGAAAGCAGCGATGTTCTCCCTGATTCAAGCAGAGCGGCCCAGCAAGGTGAAGCGGGTCGTGCCGCCGCAACCCAAGCTAATCACCATCGTTCCCGGCTCCGTGTTCGACTTGCCGCCTACGATTGTCCAGGTCTCGGTATTTAACAACGGATGTTGTTTTGTTGAAATTGATCGCAACGTGGTATCCAAGCTAGTTCTGGCGGGGATACCGGCAAGACTCGCCAAAGTCTTGCTTGCCACGCTGCGCTCCACACTCATAGAGGAAAACCATGGCAACTGCACCACGTCGAGTACCCGCAAGAAGCGCCCCAGCAGCGGCGCAGCCGGCTTCCAGCCGCGCACCCGCCCGAACACCAGCACGGTCACCCGCTCGCAGTACACCAGCACCGACCGCAGCGTATAGCGGTGACGACGCGCTGGACAAACTGCGTTCCGAGATGGAACGCAACGATGCCGAACGCGAAGCCCGCAAGAACGCCCCGCTGCAACCGTTCCGCTACTTCACCAAGGTCGGTGAGGAAAGCGAGATCGTGATCGTCGACGACAAGCCGCGCTTCGTCCGCCATGAACACGCCCTCAAGAACCGCCGCACTGGCCGCTACGACATCTATGTGCCGTGTATCGACGAGCACTGCGCATGCCCGGCCTGCAACGTCTCCGAGCGTCCGTCCTACTTCGCCATGTACCTCACCGTGATCGACTTCACCGGCTACGAGGACAAGGACGGCAACTGGATCGAATTCAGCAAGAAGCTTCTCGTGGTCAAGCAGACCCAGCAGAAGAAGATCGTTCGCTTCTACGACCGCGAACGCTCGCTGCGCGGCATGCGCCTGACCATGGTCCGCAACGGCGAGAAAGAAGCTGCCATCGGCGACCCGGAATTCGTCGGCTTCCTCACAGAAGAAGAGCTGCGACAGTACGTCTTCGAGTACACCGACAAGGAAGGCGAAGTGCACACGGTCTACTGCGATGAGCCGTACGACTACGAAGCGCTGATGCCGCCGATGACCGAAGACGAAATTCGCGCCCTGGTCGGCGGTGACGCCCCGATGGGTTCGCGCCGCAACGATGACCGCGATCTCGGCCGTGGCAGGGGCCGTGCAGACGCTGGCGATGGCTGGGACGATCAGCAGCGCCGCATCGGTTCGCGCCGCGCACCGTCCGCCCCGGCTCGCCGCCCTGCCACCGCCGCTGACGATGTCCAGGATGTCGACTACCAGGAAGCCCCGCCCGCGCGTGGCGCTCGTCCGGCGTCGTCGCGCCCGGCACCGGCAGCACGCCCCGCCGCCCCGGCTCGCGCCGCCCC